GGTTCACTTACAGTAGGTTCGCTTACTTCAGTTTCAGGTTCGCTTACTTCAGTTTCAGGTTCGCTTACTTCAGTTTCAGGTTCGCTTACTTCAGTTTCAGGTTCGCTTACTTCAGTTTCAGGTTCGCTTACTTCAGTTTCAGTTACTTCAGTTTCAGGTTCGCTTACTTCAGTTTCAGTTACTTCAGTTTCAGTTACTTCAGTAGTTTCAGGTTCACTTACAGTAGGTTCAATCGTTTCAGTTACAGTAGGTTCAGTTACAGTAGGTTCAGTTACAGTAGGTTCAGTAGTAGTTTCAGGTTCGCTTACAGTAGGTTCAGTCGTTTCAGTTACAGTAGGTTCAATCGTTTCAGTTACAGTAGGTTCACTTACAGTAGGTTCAGTAGTTTCAGGTTCGCTTACTTCAGTTTCAGTTACTTCAGTTACAGTAGGTTCAATCGTTTCAGTTACAGTAGGTTCAGTTACAGTAGGTTCAATCGTTTCAGTTACAGTAGGTTCAATCGTTTCAGTTACTTCAGTAGGTTCAGTTACTTCAGTTTCAGTAGGTTCAGTTACTTCAGTTTCAGTAGGTTCAGGTTCAGTTACTTCGCTTACTTCAGGTTCAGTTACTTCGCTTACTTCAACTTCGCTTACATCACTTATACTTATTTCAGGTTCACTTACAGTAGGTTCAGGTTCAGTTATAGTTATTTCAGGTTCAGTTACAGTAGGTTCAGTTACTTCAGTTACTTCAGTTACAGTAGGTTCGGTTACTTCAGTTACAGTAGGTTCAGTTACAGTAGGTTCAGTTACTTCAGGTTCGGTTACTTCAGTTACAGTAGGTTCAGTTACAGTAGGTTCAGTTACTTCAGGTTCGGTTACTTCAGTTACAGTAGGTTCGGTTACTTCAGTTACAGTAGGTTCGGTTACTTCAGTTACAGTAGGTTCGGTTACTTCAGTTACAGTAGGTTCGGTTACTTCAGTTACAGTAGGTTCAGTTACTTCAGGTTCAGTTACTTCAGGTTCGGTTACTTCAGTTACAGTAGGTTCAGGTTCGCTTATAGTAGTTTCAGGTTCACTTATAGTAGTTTCAGGTTCGCTTATAATAGTTTCAGGTTCAGTTATAGTAGTTTCAGGTTCGCTTATAGTAGTTTCAGGTTCACTTATAGTAGTTTCAGGTTCGCTTATAATAGTTTCAGGTTCAGTTACTTCAGGTTCAGTTACTTCAGGTTCAGTTATAGTAGTTTCAGGTTCAGTTACTTCAGGTTCAGTTACTTCAGGTTCAGTTACTTCAGGTTCACTTATAGTAGTTTCAGGTTCAGTTACTTCAGGTTCAGTTATAGTAGTTTCAGGTTCAGTTATAGTAGTTTCAGGTTCGGTTACTTCAGGTTCAGTTACTTCAGGTTCGCTTATAGTAGTTTCAGGTTCGGTTACTTCAGGTTCAGTTACTTCAGGTTCGCTTATAGTAGTTTCAGGTTCAGTTACTTCAGGTTCGGTTATAGTAGTTTCAGGTTCGGTTACTTCAGGTTCGCTTATAGTAGTTTCAGGTTCGGTTACTTCAGGTTCACCTCGTTCGCCTTGTGGTCCAGTTTCACCTCGTTCGCCTTGTGGTCCAGTTTCGCCTCGTTCACCTTGTTCGCCTTGTGGTCCAGTTTCGCCTCGTTCACCTCGTTCGCCTTGTGGTCCAGTTTCGCCTTGTGGTCCAGTTTCGCCTCGTTCACCTCGTTCGCCTTGTGGTCCTTGTGGTCCTTGTATTTGAAGTGTGGGGTGTAAATCGATTATTTTTATTGGTGTGTGAAAAAGTTTTATTTCGTTATTAGTGTTAACTATACCTAATATTTTATCGTGGTCTTTTATGATACCGGCTATGTTAAGCTTTAATGTGATTGGTGGTAATTCTTTAGGGGTCAATTGACTATTTATTGTATTTATAATTTCTTGTTTTTCTTGTGCGTGTAGTTTTGATTTTATAGGAATAAAATCGTTTTGTAATGGGTTAAATAAAATAGTTATATTATCGTCATTTCCAAACATTTTTGATTTCTTTATCTGTTTTTCTACTAAACGTTGATCTTTTTCAGAGATTTTATCAATTTTGTTTAATACTGAATATAATGAATCGGATGGATCTTCGACTATAGGTAATTTTCTCGTTGTGTAAATAGGTTTATATAATTTATACTTTTTACCATATTTGTCAATATATCCTATTATTTTATTATTGTGTTTAATAAATGCTCGTATATGTCCGTGTTTAAAAGTTTTAGGTATATTTATAAAATTAGATGAAGGATATACTATATTTGGATATAAATGTAAAATTCTTTCTAAACATTTTTTAGCTGTTTTTACATCATATAGACATTTATGTTTATCTATTTGATATCCTAATGATTTTAGATTTTGAAATGTTTTAGCACGAGATTTTATCATTCTTCCAGTTATAGGGTTCATATAAAATCTAGGTTTGGATTCATTCATTTCTATATATAATAATATATATAAAAATAATTTAATAATAACTTTAATCAATTAAACAAATTACTTCATTTTCATCAATGTGTGTATCTTCAGATGATTCTTTTTTTAAATCTGCATCTATATCCGATTCTGCTCCATCTAATACAAATGTGGAAATATTATCGTTAATATCACAGTTAGTAGTTTCGTATTTTTCATAAAACGCTTTACTTTTTAATCTATGGATTGATTCTTTATATTTTTCGAAATATTCTTTTTCTTCTTGAAGATGTATAATTATTTCCCATGTTTTTTTAATGTCGTCTCTTATAGTTGCAAACCACTTTTTACTTCTTGCAACTCTTTGATTATTATATTTTGTAATTAAATAATAAGTAGGTGTTAATGTGTTGTCTTTTTTTAAATTTTCATTTTTCCAATCGATGTATTGTTGTGTTTCGATTATTTCTAAAGGTGGATAAATGAATTTAGGATCAGGACCACTATTTGCAATTTGTAAAACAATACCTTTTGCTTGTTTATCTACTGTATTTTTATCAATAAATTCTTGTTCTGATCCTATTTCCTCTATTTCACATTCAAAAAAATCACAAAAATCTAGGTCTGTAGTCTCCAGTTGTATCTGAGTCTGGACCCAATAATGTATTGGAACCTGTGTTTCATCTATTTTACGGCTTTTTGGACATTTTATTTCTAACATAATTCCATCAGGGGTAATACCATCAGGACTTGCAGCTAACCATTTCAAACGAGGATGTGCTAACAAACCAAATTCTATAACGGTTGTGTTGTTTAATTGACAATACAATCTATTAGCAACTTCTTCATATTTTTTCCCCCATAATGTATAAATCGAGTCTTTAAATACATTTTTCCCATAAAACGCTGAACATTTTTTTATAATGTAATCCTCTTTAGTTTCGTAATGATTAAGTGGTTCAGTGTCTTTGTATTTGAAATTTTTAATACCGAATGCGTTAACATATTCTTCACACATTCGTTGTGATTTGAATAAACAACTAGCAGCTTCACTTGCTGTTACACGAGTATGTCTAGCAGCAAACCATTCTGGTGTACGTTGTTCTGGTTGTGGTTTTTTTTGAAGTGTTTTTACTCGATTTCTTAGACGTTTTAGACGTGTTGTTTCGTCTTCGTTACCTTCCATAATGATATACTACTTTGTATTATATTCAGTTTGTTTTTAAATACGTTTCGTTTAAAATACAGTCGTTAAAAATATTATTTAAAATAAGAATTTGTGTATGTTGGCAAAAACAGCTCGAGGTAAAGAGATTAGAAAGTATTATGTAAAATTAGAAAAATAATATTTTATAATTTTATATATATTTACATTTTTTTTATATATTATATTATATATCATATATTGATGAGTTTTTATTCAGTAAAACCAACATCGCTTTCTTTAGCAGATTTAGCTGATACAGCCGTTGACGCATCTAAAGAACAGACTACAGGTTGTGGAGGGTTTCCAGGTAACACGACAGGTGATTTATGGAACGCTGGATTTCGATATCCATTAAATGGTGAATTTGAGTGGGATAGTAATCTAGGTAGTGAGTGTTGGACGTGTTCAAATAATTGGGGGGAGGAGTGTTTTAATGCAGGGGCTGGCGGAAGAGGTGGACGTAGAGGTAAAATAAAGAGAAAAAGTTATAAAGGTGACATATTAGGTTGTTGTCTTAATAATATAAAAAACCCAGGTGCTCATAAAATAGAAGGTGATCACACGTGTGATCCGAAATATAGAAGCCCTACAAATGCAGAATGTAAAACCAAAATAACTAGTTTTTGTGGCGATGGCGATAAAATCGTAACGGATGAGAGGTGTATAGCTTTAGCGAACGCTGATTCAACAACATTTAATACATTAATGGGAGAATATTGTAATTCTAGTGATGCAAATGCAAAAGGAGATAAATGTATAAATTGGTGTAGTAGTAACAGTACAGCTTGTACAAAATTAAATACAATACAAGGTTGCGAAAAATATGGAATAACAACAGGTTGTTCAGCTGCCAAAATTACGAACATAAAAACACAATGTCAAAAATATGGCATGTTAAGCGAACAAGGACTTCCTATAGGAGATTACAATTGTACTACATCAGGTATAGAATCTTTAAAAGCAGACTGTGAATTATATGATTTAATAGAAGAAGAAGATTGTACTCCAACTGGTATAAGTAATGCTAAACTTACAAAAGAATCACAAAAACAAGCGGATGCTGCAAGGAAACAATCAGAAAAACAATTCCAATTTACAAAAACAGCATTGGCTGATGTTCTTAATTTACCACAAAATACAACACCAAATACAACATTAAGTGAAGAGACAAGTGAAGAGACCGATGATGAACAAACACCTTCGCCCCAAGATTCAACTAAACTTAAATTAACCGATTCAACGACTATTATTATTGCTGTTGTTGTATTAATACTATTTTTATTATTATGTAGTAGTAGTTTGAGTTTAGTAGTTGCTAAAAATTAACAACATAAAATAAGAGGCGTATTTTATATTGCTTTAATAAAAATATAATTTATCTTATTTATAATAGTAAAAATATAATTTATCTTATTTATAATAGTAAAAATATTATTTATCTTATTTATATATAGAATGGTATATTATATATTATTATTGTTATTGTTATTGTATTTGTTTTTACGCTTTGGTAATTTTTTTAAGAAAGAAGATTATATGAATTTAAGAGTTGCAAATGAATTAGATCATAAAAGGGCTACGAAATATGCTATTAAGAAGATGTGTGAATCAAAAGGGTATTCTTGGGTTGAACTAGGTGACGAGTTTACATATGATTGTAAACATACAGAAGAAACATGTAAAAAAATGTCAGTATATCCTACCAAAGAGAATGACTCACCAGCGTATTACGAATGGAGAGATAAAGATAGTAAAGATGCAAAAATTTCCGCTGAAAACGACATCAATTTAATAGGTAATCAACAGCAGTCGTTAAGTAAACAAATGGGGCAAAGTTCAGTTTCGCAGTCACAGGAGGAAATTACGAGAAATGGTATTTGTATAATAGGTAATGAATATTTTAGAGAGACATGTGAAAAAGAGGGTTTGGATTATGATATAACTGATGGGTCTTGTAAGGTAAATAGAAAATATTGTTATAGTAAATGTTTAGCTTATTGTAACGGTGATTGTTTTCAACCTCCAGATTCTTGGACTTATGAGTTTTTATTGGGTGCTACTGCGGGAAGAGCTCTTACTTGTGCTAGTGCTACCCGTGCTTTAACTGAAGCAGCTTGTTTAGTAGATGATGCTAGTAAAGGTAGAAAAATTACATATTAATTAATTTATTATATTTTTTATAAATTTTATAAAAAAAATATATTTATATTTAGTAATGACGTCAGTTTTAAAGACTATATTAAAGACTGGAAAGAAATATGGTAAATACGCTGATGAAGTTGTGGGCGTAGGTGCAAGTGCAGGTATGAGTGCAGGTATGGGTGGAGATGCTCCGACTGTAATTAAAGATGTTGCACAAGGAATTGCAGAAGAAGTTGCAGAAAAAGTTGCAATTCAGACGGGATCCAAGGCACTAGTATCTCTTGGTGCTAAAATGTCTGCTTCTTCAGCAGCAGGACCTGTAGGAGTGGCTGTTGCGATTATTCAAGCAACATTTGCATTGTTAGATATTCTTTGGAACCCGTTTCAATCATACTATAATAAGGATTTAGCACAAATGAAGGAAACGATTGATCTTAGTATCCGTAAACAATTTTTAGAAACTGGGTCTGATTATCCATTGGAAATTAAACCAAGTGTAATGCCTTCTACTGATGAAGAAATAGATGAATATTATAGACTAAAAAAAGAATATTATGAAAATAATGGTTTGATTTCATCAGAAGATGTTGTTAAAGAAGAAAATCTGTATAGTGAAATAAATTTATTACAAAGAAATATGCGAATTGCTTTGAATCCTTTATATGATAATATTAATCTATATTCTGGAACAACTCAAAACATTGTTTTATTAATTGCAGCAGCCGCCGCAAAAAAACGTGGTTATGGCAAAAAATTTTCTAAAACAATTGATTTAAAGAATTATACACCTTCTACACCTTATAAGAAATATGTAACTTGGGTAAAGTTTAATTGGCAATTGCTCGTTAGCATCAGTGTGATTCTCATCCTTATTATATGTAGTTCAATGCTTTTATTTTTCGTATAAATTTTTTTTGTATAAAATAAGCTTAGGCTCTTGTATTTTTTGTATAAAATATTATTTTGTATAAAATATTATTTTGTATAAAATATTATTTTGTATCGTAATTATATATAATGCACGTGTTTCCTATTGTAGAACATTATATAGAACATGCAACATTTCCTAAAGCAGGTACAGGAAGACTTCTTCTTAAAAAGACAATTGGAGGTTTTGAAAAGATAGGTAAAAGTATAGGTGATAGTGGTGGTAAATTATCTAAAAAGCTGGATGTTGCTGGTGATAAATTATCTAAAATGGGTAAAAAGACAATTAAAAAGGTAGGTGATACTGGTGGTGATGTAAGTAAAAAATTAGATCTACCACCGGCTTATAGTAAAATTGATAATGTTGCTGATACTGCTGGTGATGTAACTAAAAAAATTGATAACAAGAATGTAAAAAAACTTATGGACGGTATTTCTGAAGTATCAACAGATCCAAGTAAATTTAAAAAATTTATCTCTAATAACTATGGTTTTATTATAGGTGCGACGACGCTAGGTGCTATTGCTGCAGCTGCTGCTATAACATCTGAAAAAATAAATAAAACAGATTATACTATCATTTCTATTAAAAAAGATAGTACAGATCCTTCGAAAACAATTATCACTTATACACCTGAAGATATGTTTACGAAAAGAGATAGTATAATGATCAGTAGTTCAAATTCTAATCCACATATCGATGGTGAATATCCCATTCAACCTTTGAGAGGAGGGTCACTTAGAATTGACAAGACGATTTCAAAAGAAGGCAATTATGGAATTATGAAATGTTATACTAGTGTTTCTAATCAAACAACGCAAACTATCACTGATCTTACTAAACCTGTTACTACTACAGTTGGTGGTGTAGCAGGAGGTGTAGTAGGTGATATTGTTGGTGATGTAATACCAGAAACATTCAAAAGTATGGGTTTAGGAGGTCTAGGAAATGTACCTGCATTTTCGTGGATTGCGTGTGTTTTTTGTATTATAATATTAAGTATGTTACTAATGCTCGTAATTGTGATTTAATTTGAAATAAATAATTTATATAGTAAATAATATATATTAATGTATAAATATATTATTTTGATAACAATCATAACAATCGTATTTGTTTTTTACTTTTTACTTACAAAAACAAAAAAGGAATCCTTTACTAATTTTGAATCTATGCAGGAAAAAGACATTATGCCAATTTATAAAAATGTTACACCTGAACAAATGGTCGATTTTTTTGGTGGTATAGATCAATTTGCTGCTATATTAGTTGCAAATGATGTACCAGTTAAATATTTAACTGATCCTACACAATACCCTAAAATAGCTAGTTATTTGAAGTTAAAACTTGAATAAATTTGGTGTAAATATATTTTCTCGATGATATAATTTTTTAATCTACGTTAAAAAATAGTAATTTAAAACTTTGCGATTTAATAAAAGAAAATGAATACTACAGAACCACTTACTTCTATAGAATCTTTTTTGGATGAATTTAATAAGTTAGATCAACTTTATAATGAAGCTCAAACTATATTAGTAAAAGAAAATCGTACAGACAATGAAAAATATTTACAATGTATTCAAATATCAAAGAATTGTATAAAATTCTTAGATGAATTAAATCCATTTGTATCATATAGGCATAAAAAAGAGATTGTAAATACGTATTATATTAGTGCAGAATTGTTAATTAGAACTGTTGGATTACATATGAATAGAAAAGATGGATTTAATCAGGTTGAACTTAATACATTATATATGGCTATAGCTCATTTGAAGAAAGTATTGAATTTGGAGCCTTTTAATAGACGTTCCATGGAAATGTTTAAAATTATATTCTTGTATTTGACAGTGTTTAGCCCCAATGCTGAAGAGAATTTGAGATTGTTAAATCAAGTTTTAGTGATAGATCCATGTGATTATCAGTTGCATTATAATTTTGGTTTTATGTATCATAGAGCTAACAAATTGGATAGTAGTGTGTATCATTATAAATTAGCAAATGGTATTATTGATTTGCAGATAAGACTTGCTAAAGATAAAAATGAGATTGGTATTTTGAAGCAATTCAAGATTAAATGTTTAAATGGTTTGGGTAGTGTGTATTTTACAATTCAAGATAGAGAGACAGCATTATATTTCTTTAATTTGGCATTTGAAATGGATCCAAATGATCCAGATGTGAATAATCAAATTGGTGTTGTATATACAGAACAAAGACTTACAGAAAAAGCAATTGAACATTATATGCGTGGAATTGAAAATTATAAAAATGCACATATTTCAGTTGACAAAGAAATGTTGATTGCGAGTATGTATATGAATATGGGTTTGGCTAAATGTTATGAATGTGATTTTGTTGGTGCTATTGATGGATATAACAGGGCATTGAAATATAAACCACGTTTATCACTTGCATATCAAAACAAGTTATTGGATTCTAATTATATATCACATTTGATAGAGGATCCTATGTATATAGCTAGAATTCATAAAGCTATTAATAAGATATATCCAGTTGTGATTGATGATTACAAGGTATCTTGTCCAGATTATAAAATTAAAAACGAGATTGTAAAAGCTGAAAGTAAAGTAGATTTGGTTAAAACAAAGACAAAATTGAATATAGGTTTTGTTTCTGGTGATTTCATTTGTCATCCTGTTAGTTATTTCTTACATAGTATTTTGAGACATCTTAATTATGATTTGTTCAATGTGACATGTTATTCTGTAAAAGTTGTAAAATTGGAAGATATGTTTCCAAAATGTAATTGGGTGGTTGTTAAGAATATGTCAAATGAAGATTTGAAAAAGAAAATTCAACAAGATAATATTGATATTTTATTCGATATGTCTGCTCATACGGGTGATAATCGTTTAGATACATTTGTATTGAAACCAGCTCCTATTCAAATTAGTTATTGTGGATATCCAAATTCGAGTGGTATTAAATCGATGGATTATAGAATTACAGACAAGATTTGTGATAGTGAACATAGTCAGAAATATTATCAGGAACGATTAGTGTTTATGAAACGATGTTTCTTGGCATATACTCCAAGTATGGGAATTGATAATATCCCAGAGATTGTAAATGAACAACCGTGTGTTAAGAATGGATATGTTACATTTGGTACATTTAATAGATTTAATAAAGTTAATGATATGGTAATTGGTGTTTGGGAGAAGATTTTACAAAGAGCACCTACTGCTAGACTTGCGATCAAGACAAAGGAATTCTTGACACCAAAATTGAGACAAAAGTTTTTGGATACATTCAAGGATAAATCTGTTTTGGAACGTGTAATTATTTTACCATATTCTGATACGTATAGTGAACATTTACCTGATTATAATAAGATGGATATTGCGGTTGATACTTTCCCATATTCTGGTACAACAACAAGTTGTGAAAGTTTGATGATGGGTGTTCCTATTTTGACATTATTTGACAATGTAAGACATTATCATTCACAAAATGTTACAACAAGTTTAATGAAAAATTGTGGTCTAGATGAGTATGTTGCTTATTCACAAGAAGAATACATTCAAAAAGCTGTTTGGTTTGCAAATAATTACAATAGCTTGGTTGGTTTAAAACAACGTGTAAGAAATTCATTTGTAAAAGGACCAATTTGTGATTACAATGGATTCACTGATGAATTTGAAAATACATTATTTGACTTGTATAAGAATCATAAATGGTAATAAAATAATATCAATTTGCCTTTGTTCAGCTTGCGTTTAAAGTATAATCCAAAATAAATGAAAAAACTATTAAAAACTAATTAACTATTATATTCAAAAATTTTTTTTATTTATTAATATTAGATAAAAAAAATGTCTTTTGTTCAAAAATTAAAAGGAAAACGCCCTTTGGGAGTTTATTTCGAATCTTGGTCTTCGTCTTTTACAACTAATGCTAATTCTATGGATTTAGCAAATATTCAACCACCTATAAATCTTGTTTTTTTAGCTTTTGCTACTCCAGCATGTACATATATAAAGGGTTCTATGAATTTTATAGGATCAGGTTTAGATTTTACATCTAGTTTTTCAGTTGTTAAGCAAGCCATAAGTATTTTGAAATCAAAGGGAATGATTGTTATGTTAAGTGTAGGTGGTGCGTCCTATCAATTTGATACATTCAACCCAACTAATATCGTAGACTTGGCAACTGATTTAGGAGTTGATGGTATTGATATAGATTGGGAACCAACAATTGGAGCATCCAAATCAAGTCAGCTTGGTGGTATAATAAATATATTACGAACTAAAAATCCAACTGGTCTTTTATCTATGGCTGCATTTTCCGTAGGAGCTTATGGTCAGGGAGCATTCGTTAATTCACAACCATCTGGTCAATATACAGGTATGAGCATACCTGGATTAAAATCAGATGGAAATAAATTAGATTTTATATGTATTATGACATATGATGCAGGAAATACGTTTAATCCAATTGATGCTTTTAAAGCTTATCGTTCATATTACAATGGACCATTGCTTATGGGCGCCGAAGTACCACAAGAATCTTGGGGTGGACATGTAATTACCTTGAATGAAATAAAATCATATTCTACATTTATGTTAACCGATTCAAACCCATCTAATGGATTATTTGTATGGAGTTATCAAAAACAAGGAAGCCCTTCCAGTTTGAATATCATTAATACAGCATCAACTATATTAAATTCTCAACCTACGCCTACACCAACACCAACACCAACACCAACACCAACACCAACACCAACACCAACACCAACACCAACGCCTACACCTACACCTACGCCTACACCAACACCAACGCCTACACCAACACCAACACCAATACCAACACCTACACCAACACCAACGCCTACACCTACACCAACACCAGATCTGTCACAAATACCAAACTGGCAACCTAATAAATCATATAGTGTTAATCAATTAATTAGGTATAATAATGTTGTATATAAATGTATACAAGCCCATACATCTATTGTAACCTGGGAACCTATAAATACACCGGCATTGTGGGGTAAAGTTACTATATCTACTCCAACAGATCCGTCACAGATACCAAACTGGGAACCTAATAAATCATATAGTGTTAATCAATTAGTTACGTATAATAATGTTGTATATAAATGCATACAAGCCCATACATCTATAGTAACTTGGGAACCTATAAATACACCGGCATTATGGGGTAAAGTTCCTAAATCTAGTCCACTATCTCTATCAATGGAACGAATGAAAAAGTGTTGTACAATAATGTAACATCGCACACAAAATCTTCCATAATTTTTGGGGTAAATTCATCTAAGATGTTATTATGTAAAGTTATTTTTATTGAATTTTATTAGAATTAATAAAGTTTAATATTTAAAAAAGTTTATATAATAATCGTAATATGATTAGTATAGGAACAGACTGTTCTGGTATCGAAGCACCAATTGAAGCACTTAAACAATTGGGTATTCCATTTAAACACATGTGGTCTTGTGAAATAAACAAATTCGCTCGTACAAGTATTTTAGCTAATCATAAACCTGAAATTTTATACGAAGATATAACCACACGTGATCACTCTCAACTTCCAGATATTGACATGTACGTATGTGGGTTTCCATGTCAGAGTTTTAGTCTTATGGGTAAAAAATTAGGGACTCAAGATCCTAGAAGTAACATAATGATGCATTGTATAGACGTTATTAAAAAGAAACAACCTCTAATATTTGTGTTAGAAAATGTAAAAAACTTTAAATATATTGAAAATGGTAAACCTTTTAATTATTTACTTGATGCATTGTATAAAAATGTAGATGAAATAGGAGAGTCTATTTATAATATTTATTGGGATATTTATAATACAAAAGATTATGGTATACCACAAAATCGTGAAAGGATTTATATAATAGGAATTAAAAAGGATATTCAAATTAAAGACTTTGTTAAACCTGATCCTATACAGATGAAGCAATTAGATGATTTTATAATTGATAAAACTATTTATGAACCTAGTATTATAACAAACAAATCTCTGTTAAATAATCTTAAAAAAATTAATTATCAAAAAGGGTACATACTTTTAAGTATAAACTATTACTATCCATTAATAAATCTTTGTCCAACATTAACAACACAGTGTTCTAAAACATATCTTAGTACTTATAATAGACCACTTTTACCTCAAGAATGTTTACTATTACAAGGATTCACTACTGGTTTTAAACAAGTTGTTAGTAATTCTCAAATGTATAAACAAATAGGAAATAGTATGAGTGTAAATGTACTTAAAGCTATTTTTAAAGAAATTCTAAGTTGTACAGTATTTAATGAATTTTAAAATTTTTATTAGTTTATGTAAGATAATAAAAATGTGATTTATAATGTTTTAATGTAGTCTCTTGCATTTTTTGTAATTCGTGTGATATTTTCATTTGTTCTTTCAAAAACTAATATATAGTGCTTATTGGGTGTATAATTATTTATTATTAAATAAAATAATTATATTAAATTGGTGTACTTGAGTCTATTTTTTTTTAAACCTTCTTGTTCTTTCATATATACTATTATATATTTCTAAAAGATCTACACCTTTTATCTCTTCATTATCTATAATTAAATGTTGAACATTCATTATATCTTCTAGTGATAATGCGTTATTTAAACAAGTCACGTGATTTAATTCTAATGTTATAACACTACTTGGGATAGGTATAAAATTATATTCGTCATCCATATAAATACTCATTAAAGTTAAATTTATCATATATTTACCATCATCTAAAAGTAATTTCTTTAATAATTTATTAGTTTCTTCCTCAAACGTTGACTCTTTTTTTAATTTTTTAAGTGGTGAAAAAAATTTATTTAAATATTTATTGTCTGAATCAACATCAATTTTATTTCTACCAGGATAAATACCACATATAACTTCGTTACCACTTTTAAATTCAACAGAAATATCCGGCAACTCATGTTTATGACCGGAAAATGCTTGGTATTCAATACTTGTTATATTTTGTAATGATTCTTTATTTTTTGGAATCTTTATTGGTTTACTTGAACGTTTACTTGAAGGTTTAACTGAACGTTTTTCTGAACGTTTACTTGAACGTTTTTCTGTTTTTTTACTTGAACGTTTAACTGAAGGTTTACTTGGACGTTTAACTGAACTTTTACTTGGACGTTTAACTGAACGTTTAACTGAACGTTTACTTGAACTTTTAACTGAAGGTTTATCTGTTTTTACCCAGCGATGTTTATTATTAACTGTCATAATTACTTTGTATAAATTACCATCATTACCAATTTTAGTTGTGCCTATTTTATACAAAGTTGCCGAGTCTGATGGTGATTGTCTAGGCATTTGTTATTATTAAATAAAATAATTATATTTAATTCAAGGTGTAATCTAAAAATGTTCCTGATGTACTTGATTTGTATCCTCTTATAACAAGTTCTTCTGTGTCTATTTTTTGATGACAGTTTTTACATAAACTTACTAAATTATATAACTTATTTTTATGAAAATGTTTATCGTTAACAAAACCGCGTTCATCACAATCTTTTTGTTCATTTATATGGTGTGTATCAAGTGGTATTTCTCCTCGTTTAGGTTTATGACCACATACCTGACAATGATCTGTAATTTTCTTTTTGTTATATCTACTTCTTCCAGTATCTATAACTCGTGTTTTGTTTGAAACTACATCGTTTCTAATTTTAAATGCACGATCTATAAAATCTGAATTTTGAATAATTGATTTACAAACTTCTAGACCATATAATTCACTACCAGATCCAGGAGTAAGAGTTCTTTCAAAAATTATTGTGTCATCCTTTGTTTCTACTTTTAAATGACATATATTTATCTTCTTTTCATTCGATATATCTTCGATTTGTGTAAGATTATGTAAATGAGTTGTAAAAAAGAATTTTGATTTATTTTCTACTAGATGTAATAATGTAGTTGCTACAATAGCACAACTACTATTTACTTCTGTTCCTCTGCATAATTCGTCAGATAAAACTAATGTATTTGGACCAGTACACGTTAAAATTCTTTTTAATCCACACATTTCACTTGTAAAACTACTTTTATTTGCAAATAAATTATCTGACAAATCAACTTGAGAAATTATGGTATGAAATGGTGTGAAACTGAAACTCTTACAAGGTACATATAATCCACATTGTGCTAAAATAACACATACACCAACGGATCTTAATAAACTTGATTTACCAGAACTATTTAAACCATAAACTAACATACCAAGACTATCATTGTTTAGTACGACATCATTGGGTACATATTCAGTGTCATTATTAATTAATTCTATAATAGGATGTCTCATCTGTTTAGATTGTAAACAAGATTCATTACCACTTACAATATTTGGTTCACAATAATTATATTTCTTAGAACATTTTACATTACTAAAAACAACATCCAAGGTTTCTATAAATCGAGAGAGACTTGTAAAGACACTGTTATATTTGTGATAATATTCTTGTAATTTTGAAATGTAATGTAATTTAACTTTTTTCAAAAGTAATTCTCTTGTATTAATTAATGAATTTGATAATTTTGTCAAATCGTCATTTGAAAATTTGCACATATTACTAGTTTGTCTTGAATTAAAAGTAGTATCCTTACATTCTTTTGCTAATTTTTGATATCTGATTTTTGTACAAGTAAAATAGTATCCGTCATTTTCAGTAAACCCTAATTTTACCATTTGTGTTTGTGAATTATTGTCATTTATAACATTATCTAATTTTTTTCTTAATTTTTCAATATCTGTTTCTATAATAATAATATCTGATTGGATTTTATCTAGATCAGAAAAGATACCTACATTAAAAAAACTAACAAAATCTTCTCTTGTTGTATTTAACCCAATACGTTTCATATCCTGTAAATTAAATGTCTTTTTATAGTCTGTTATATATTCTACAAATGATTTTAATACAATATTATCTGGAATCAATTTACTTAATGTATCATCCATTTTTATAAAATCAAATAGATTCATAATTTTAGTATAATTCAAGTCAAGTTTTTCAAATTCATAAGGATGCAACGCCTCTAAACCCATTTTTCTATGTAACCTATCAAAATCTATACATGTAGATAAAAGTTTTTCGAGCTCTTTAAGTTTATTTTCATCGAAATGTTGTATTCGATTGCTTAAATCATATCTAAATTGTATAATATCTTTATTTCTAAATGGTTTAGTCAATAGGTTTTTAAGATAACGTTTACCAATAGCCGTACAAGTATGATTTATTACATCAAAAACACTAGTGATCTTATTTGTTGTAACTGAACTATTCGGTAACAAATTTAATTGTTGTAATGTATTTAGTTCAAGTACCAAATTTGATGTTTCGTTTATGATAATAGGTAATTGTAAGTTATTAACATATTTTAAATCGTGTTTTGCTATAAAATCTAAAACAAACATAAAATTTAAACTGGAAATGTCTTTATCGTGTAAATTCAAATATTCTAATGGATCTACCAAGCCAAAATCTATATGTTTATAAATACGTTTGAAATATTCATTCTTGTATTGTCTTTTACAATAATCTATATAAATGTTTGAATCTTTTTGTATATGATCAATCTTATAAATATAATTGTTAATAGATGATTGTTCGTCTAAATATTTTACCAATGCTCGTGAATAAATATCAGATTCAGTAAAATCAGATAAATAGAATAGTCTTAATGATTTAGTATTATATCGTGATAAAACTTTGCCCAAATCTTCTAAAGCATTTCTAAATTCATTTTCCTTAAGTTGTATTATATTTTCTGTAATTTCAATTTTATTTGTTGTATTATTTACAGAACAGACAGAATAAATAACAACATTGTCTAAATTTTTTGATTTTGGTAAAATGATTTCTAAAGACACTCCTAATAAATACGAATCTGTATCATTAAAAGTTTCTAAATCACAACCTTTTAAACAAGGTGAATGAACTGCAACAACACCTCTCTTGACTAATTTACCTCGTTTTTCACTACCTTGTTCTAATTGATCTACTATAACAACAGTGTAATTGTTTTCTAAAAGAGGTGGTAAATATTTTGGTAAATATGCTGTTCCAAAACCACAGAAATCAGGAAAACCCCTAGAACTTCCTTCTTCTGATCTCTTGGATTTATTTTTGTTTGAAAAATCACAACGAATAATTTCAGATACAATATCCGCATTACCAATAGTCTCTCGATTGTTTTCTATTTTATACACTTCGTAAAAACTACCACAAGCATATAATACACAAGTTTTTTCACCGTATTGTTTTATACTTTGATTGTAAATATCAAAATATTCATCGATCATATCGTGTGGCATTATTCACAATTTACATTTAATTTATATTGTTTTTAAATTAAACTCCCAAATGGAGTTACTCCCAAATGGAGTTACTCCCAAATGGAGTTAGTTAAAAAGTACTTGGAGAATGTATTGCTACAATTTCTTTTTTACTTACGTCTTTTTTATTTACGTCTTTAATATTTTCAACCACGACTACTGTGTATAAAGATTCTACTAATGCTGGTATTTGTATATAAAAATCATTTTTGTTAATGTTTTTTGTAGTATTTTGATTTAAATATCTTAACTGATATAAATCATTTTCTAATTCGAATATAATACACGTCTTTTCTCCATACGATTCCAAACAATGTTTATCAAAAATACTATTTGGATCAACTACAACTCCTCTTTTTTTACGACTACATTCTAAAGCGAATCTTATATCTATTGATATATTATCTTTTAAACTATATTGTATAGTTTCCATAATAATTAAAAGTAAAATTATATAATATATTAAACAAATACTATTACTTTTAAATTGCAATTAAGGAAAGATTAATTAACGAAATATAAAATAATCTTATTTTTTTTTTATTTATGTATAATATAAATATGGAATACGTTAAACAAGCCGGTGATTTTATCGAAAAACAAATTCAATATCCAATGTCGAATCCTTATATTATGGCATTTGTAAAAGTTACATTGGCACTTTATGCTGCTCAAATTGCACCTACACCACCTCAATATTTGAGTAATTTATTTCAAAATACATTTGTTAAAATAGCATTAATTACTGTAATTGTATATTTGAGTAATAAAGATCTTCAATTGGCTCTATTATTATCTATTATTTACGTATATGGTATGAATATTTTGGCTGGTAGAGGTATGTTTGAATCCTTTGCTGATTATTCGTCTGAATACAAAGGATCTGGAGCAAAATTATTGGAACCTACAACAATGATTTATCCTGGATGTAGCAAGATTACAATGGATGATTTGTATAAAACTTTTGAAGGTGATAAGAAAAAATTCGAAACTACAGTACAATATGCATTTCAAGAATTAATGTCTAAATCAAAGACAAAAGATACAAAAGAATTGGTTGAAAAATTAGCTTATGCTGCTGGTTTACCGTATAACTTGTCCTTTGACAAACCAGAAACAGCTCCATATATTGCTACATTGTTGGTTAATTATGGATTTTCGATTGATGAATTGTGTCAACCACCAAATTAATAAATGAATAGTCGTTTTGAATTTAAAAAAAAATGAAAATGTATAACGATATTTTCATTTTTAATATGTACTTGGGGTTTTGGTGCTCGAATAATGAATATAAAAGAGAAGATATTGTATGTATTAAAGACTCGATTGATTACTACATTTGTATTCAAGATCATACTTCTGATAATTTAACTTATCCATGTAAAGAAGATATTTATTGGATAATGATATCTTCCGTTTTCTTAAATGACTTGATTCTTGTTAGTTCTATTATTGAGAAAAAGGATAAAAACGAAGATAAAAACGAAGATGAATTGCGAACAAAAAAACGATTAACTATAAACACAAACCCTGTTTCAGTTAAAGAACCACTCCAGATCATTAAAATAAAAAAGAAGTGTAAACGGTCATTATCTGATGAAGAAGATTATATAGAATCTGAATCTAATAGTTTAAAAAGAAAATTACGATGTATAGAACAAGAGTTGGAAAATCATAAAAGAAAAAAATGCGGAGGTTCAGGTGTTGAATCACTTCGTGATAAATTATTATTGATGAATATTGATTTAGATACAAAATCTTTTATTGTTGAAAAATATGATTCTACTCAAAAATTAACAGGAAGTGATCATTCTAAATCTATGAATTGGTTGAGAACAGTTAGTAAAATTCCATATGGAAAATATAAAACATTACCGGTGAGTAAAACTGATACACAAGAAGCTATTAAAAACTTTTTTAATAATGTAAAACAAAAGTTGGATAAAAATATTTATGGTTTAGAAGATGTTAAACAAGAAATTTTGGAATTTGTAGCAAAAAAAATATCAAATCCAAATAGTCGAGGACACGTGTTAGCACTTTATGGTCATCCAGGGGTCGGAAAAAGTAAAATTATAAGATCTCTTGCTGATGCTTTAGAACTTCCTTTTAATCAAATTAACTTTGGTGGTTTAAATGATGCATCCGTTTTAACAGGTCATAGTGAAACTTATGTTGGATCTAAACCTGGTAAAATAGTTGAAATGTTTACAAATTCACAGTATATGAATCCTATTATTTACTTGGATGAAATTGATAAAATAAGTGAAAGTAAATCAGCTGAAATATTTGGAATTCTTACACATTTATTAGACGAAGAACAAAATTCAGCTTTTCAAGATAATTATTTATCTAATCTTAATATTGATTTGTCAAAAGTATTTTTTGTTTTGGCATTTAATGATATTACAAAAGTTGACAAAATTGTATCTGATAGAATGAAGATTATATACATTAATCCACCTACCTTAAATGAAAAATTAATTATTTGTCAAGACAAATTAATCCCTGAAATTTTGTCAAATGTCACATTAAAAAATAATATTGATATCCTTATCGATAAAGAAGTTATTGAATACGTTATCGTAAATAAAACACAAAAAGAAAGCGGAGTTAGACAACTTCGTAAAAATATAGAAAAAATTGTAAATAGACTAAACTATGACACATTAATTGGTAATTTTGAAAATTTAAAGACCGAAACACAATTTGATAAACAGGTAATTATTGTAACAAGAACTTATGTTGATCACGTTTTGAAATCACAAGATGATAACACAAGTTATTTAAATATGTATTTGTAAAAAATTTACAAATTAATTTTTATTTAATTTAAAAACAAAATTTGATCGAGGGGTTTCATAAGAATTACCACTGTTTTTAACAATCATCATATAAAATGCAATCATTAATAAAACTATACCTATATATGCATATCTTTGATCTTTTTGGAAAATTGAAAAAATATAATCAACCCATTTTATATCTTCTGGTTTATTAAAAAGATCGTCAAAAATTCCTATAAAACTAGATGATATATTTTTAGAAATATCTCGTAAATTTAAATTAGCTATACTATTTGTTTTATTTTTGTTATATGATTCTTCTATGATTTCATTGGCACGTTTATCTAATTGTTCTAGTTCGAATGTTTGTTGTTCATTAGATATAAAAGGATTCGTTGTAATTTGACTACGTTCCTGTTGTAAAATAGGAATTGGATTTGTTATATTAACAATTTCGTTTACAGACATATTATTATATATTAATAATAAAAATTTATTAATATAAAAATTATTCATCTACATTATCATCAGTTTCGTTATCAGATTCATCTTTTTTTGAGGTATGGTCAGTTTCATCTTTGTCAAAGGTCTTATCAATGGTATGATCATCTAATTGATTATCTTTTTTTGAGGTATGATTTTGGTTACCAAAGGTATGGTTCTGGTTCTGGTTACCAAAGGTATGGTACTGGTAAGATAATGATTCTGTATTCGATAAATTGTCACTTCTTATAAGTTTTGGTTGTGTAGGTATTGGTAAAAAAGTTTCAAAATAATACAATTTATTATATATATCCTTTAATGTTGTATTTATTTTTAAAATAATAATATCAATTTGTGATACTATATTTGGATCATTTTGATATGTAAACTTTAAATTTTCTATTCCGCAACGAGCAGCTTCCATTTCTGATAATATAAGACTAATGTTTTCACAATTTTTTATATATTCATCGTTTTGATTGAAATTCTTATTCATATATTTTGAATTTAATATATAGTGTAATATATCAACGCATTCATTTACAACACTGTTTATTTCAAAAATTGCTTGTTTTCTCGAATCACTTGTTACAAAACGTTTTATAAATTGGTAAAATACATCATTTTCCAAAGAAATAATACCATCACAGCTTCTAGCAATTCTACCATTTTTTTGTATTTTACTAATAATTTTTAGATTAATCAAGAGTTTATCAGGAATCATCTTTATCTAATATCTTTATTAATATTATATAAAGAAATTACTTTTAAAAAAATAACTAAACATAAAAAAATAGAAATGTCTTGTATTTTGTTTAAACTAAAAATATATCTAGGAAAACATTTCCTCTAGCTTGGTACGTAATCTTATTATTTAATTATTAAAATTGTATATAATAATTAAATTGTGATTTAACATTTAGTAGCACGTCTCCAAGCAGAATAACATTTATCTATTGAACACTTTGGTGACTGCCTAAGAACACGAGAACGTCGTTTACGTTTAATACATTCCTTAACCTTTGATCGATCTTTAGACATAGACATACGTTTTGCTGACATACGTTTTGCTGATATACGTTTTGCTGACATACGTTTTGCGGATTTACGTTTTGCTGACATACGTTTTGCGGATTTACGTTTTGCGGATTTACGTTTTGCGGATTTACGTTTTGCGGATTTACGTTTTGCGGATTTACGTTTTGCTGACATACGTTTTGCTGATTTACGTTTTGTTGATTTACGTTTTGTTGATTTACGTTTTAAGGATTTACGTTTTAAGGATTTACGTTTTATGGATTTACGTTTTGTTGATTTACGTTTTATGGATTTACGTTTTATGGATTTACGTTTTGTTGATCTACGTTTTATGGATTTACGTTTTGTATTTTTCTTAACACTTGTGTTAAGCTTTTTGGTTAAAGGCATTTTAAATTAACGCAATAATTTTAATTTTTATAATTATAGTAGATATAGTGGATTTAATGTATTAGGGTGTCTTCTACAAAATTGTCTAAGCATTTTTTCAAATCATTTATGGTAATTGGTTTAGGTATATAATAATCAAATCCCATATCTAAATATTTCTGTTTATCTTCTCTTAGACAATATGCTGTAACTGCTACTATATATGGGTTTGGTTGGTTTGTTTTTTTATAATGTTTATGTAATTCTTGTAAAACAACATCTCCATTCATAATAGGCATTCTTATATCTAATAGGATAACGTCGAAATTATTATTTTTAGCGACGTCTAAACATTGTTGGCCATTATCTACGACTTGAATATTATCATAACCTAATTTATTTAAAAAACTTATTACTACTTTCTGATTGATGTATACATCTTCCGCTAACATAATACGTACGTTTGATTTTAATTCAATTAAATTGTTTTGATCTATATATTTGTCGATTGGTATAATTTTTTGATATTGGTCTTGATCTTTTTCGATATTTTTTATTTGACGTTTTTGTAGTAAATCTATACATATTTTTTTTAATTTTGATTCTTTAATAGGTTTTATGATATGAGTTTTAAAATGTTTAGATTTTGAAGTTAGTTTATCTCCTAAACTACTTACTGCTATTAAGGGTAAATCTTTATTGGGAAAATCTATTTGTTCTCTTAATTTATTTGCGAACGACTGTCCATCCATTTTAGGCATACATACATCAATTAAACCAATGTCAAATTTCATAAGTTTTGTAAAATAAAGTGCTTCCTCACCATTGCTAAACACATATGGTTTCATATTCCATTTTGTAACCATAGCAGTCAAACTAATTCTATTATGAATATTATCGTCGACGATTAGAACATTTGCATTATGTAATACGATATCTGATATATTTTCAGTTTCGATAATTTTACATTCTAATGTTGGTATTATAAAAGAAAATTTAGATCCGATGTATACTTCACTTGAATCTAACCATATAAACCCACCCATTAATTCGACTAATTCTTTGCTTATTGCAAGACCTAAACCAGTACCTTGATATATTTTTGAAGTGACTTGATTATCAATTTGACTAAATGATTTAAATAATTTATGGTTATCACTTTTATCTATACCACATCCTGTGTCAATTATATCAAAGCGTAAATATATATTGTCTGAACAAAAATCGTCATAGTCAGATATGTTTTCAAATGGGTATTTCGGATTAGAAGATTGTGAATGTGTTTGTTTTAGATATTCATATTCGTCGTTTTCAATCTTTTTTATATTTAAGATTATATTACCTTTGTCTGTGAATTTTATCGAATTATTTAATAGATTCAATAAAACTTGTTTTAAACGATTTTGATCACCGTATATTTTTTCTGGTAATTTATTATCTATATCATATGTATATTCTAATGATTTTTCATATAATTTTGATAGAATAATATCATTTGCTGATTCCAAGCATTCTCTTAAATTCATTGAACGCATATCTAATGAAATTTTCCCCACTTCTAATTTTGAATAATCTAAAATATCATTTATAATTGTCATTAGGTTATACGAGCATTCTTTTATCATTGAAATATAATCTTCTTGATCATTTGATAATTTCGTGTCTTCTAATAAAGTTAACATTCCTATAACACCATTCAATGGTGTCCTTATTTCGTGACTCATATTAGCTAAAAATATAGATTTATGATTATAAGCTTCTTCAGCTCGTAATGTTTGATTTCTTAACTGTATTTCTAAAAGTTTATTTTCATTCACATCCTGTAATGTGAATACATAAGAAATAGTATTGTCATGTAAATAGATTACATTCCTTTTATTTATCATCCATCTATATTCGTTTGTTTTTTTATTGAGTATTCTAAATGTAGAATTACATTCTTGGTGAGTATTCCCAAATTGTAAACACATTTCTTTCTCTAATCGTCTATCATCTTTATGAATTGCATTTAAATACATTTCATATATATTTTCATCTTGTCTTAATATATCTAAACCTAGCAAATTTATAACAAAACGATTTGCGTAAATACAACGATGTTTATCGTTGAACCTTATAATTCCAACTGGTAAATTATCTAATAACAATGTAATGTCTTTGTCAATTGTATTTATAAAATTCATATTCCACACGTTTTATCACTTACATAATGTATATAAAATAAACGCAGGTAATGTGTATGATTTATGGTTTAATTTTTTTTATATATATTGTACAAACTATGTTTTTTGTACAATGCTAATTATGATCAATGTTCTATATATTTTATAACTATTTTATAAACTATATATTTTTATAAAATTATTATATTTTGTTATATTATAAAAATGTCCACATTTGATTACAGTCACGAATTAGTTTTCAATACAGTATTTGATTCTAACGTTATAACCAATTCAGAAATACAAGATAAAAGTACCGATTTTATAAGCAAAGTTCACGATGAATTTGAAAAAATAACTACAATTTTAAATCTACATAACGGTATAAAAACCCTGTCAAGTTTTGTTGAATGGGACACCAAACGTTACAAGGTTACTATCCATAAATAATTATAAAATCTTACACAAAATTATTATACAAAAATCTAATCATATATATCTATATAACATATATATTATTACCAAATCTATAACATTAACTATCATCAACTAACATTATCTATATCATTAACTAATATTATCTATATCATTAACTATATATTTACTTATACCTTTATAATTTACAAAAATATAAACAATAAATATAGTTATAATTACATCTGATGTAAAATTCTCGTGTGCGCTTATAACAAGTAAACCATATACTACAATTATTAACCAAGATAGAAATTCATTAGATAACCCTATACTGTTGTATTTATTAGATAACAATACAACCAATGTTAACAATATAATATGTGCGTTTAAATCAAAATATTTTTTATTAGATTTTTCTTTGTATGTTAACGTGGATAATACATATCTTATAATAAAAAGAATGAAAGCATATTTTATGAAAAATATAAAAGTTTCAAAGGATGAATTGTAATAAAATAAATAAATAAATAAAATTAAAATTAATTCTTTTACAAATGGTATTTGTGTAGTATCTAAATAATTGTGTAAAGTGTCTTTTACCATAAAAGATTGGTCTTTTACCATAAAATCTTGATCTTTTACCACGTCACTTGTATTCATTCGTTATATATTTGTTTTTGAAAATTTATTTTATATATTATATATTATATATTATTATAGAAATATAGAAATGTATATTTTATTCCTATCTCGCATTTTACTTATAATAACCGCTTTAAATTATGTTTTGATAAAATTATTAAATATAAATCTTTTCTCGTTCATTAAGAATTCTGATATACTCTTGTTTTTGCATTTAATAATGGCAATGGTTATTATATATTATCTTTTTAATAGAGATTTTTATTTACCGTTTTTAGGAGAAACTGTTATACCTATAAAAAACACAAATGGTATATATGAAGCCAATGGTGTATTAAATTTCAAAATACAGAATTTACCACCTAATAAAAGAATAATATATTGGGCTTCTAAATCATCCAATGAAGTAATTGAAAATCCTATTGAAGCATACAAAGGTTACACCAACAGTGGAATTACTAAAACGGATTCAAATGGTAATGCATCGATTGAAATATCTTGTCCATCTGATTATTATGTAAAACGTTTTGGTATGGGTATGGGTAAAAAAATCAGACAACATATCCATTATCGTATTGAATCGGATAAATTCCCTGGAATGTTTTCATCTGTTAAAACACGATATGTAAAATGTTAATTTTCTTGGGTGGTGTTCTAAATGTGGCGTTTATTCCGATTCTTAAAACTATTGAAAAAATTGAATTTAATTCAAAAACATAATAAAAATGCACTTTAGCAAATGAACACTACAGAACAAAAACAAATGAACACTGCAGAACTTGAAATGAAAAAATTGAATTTAATTCAAAAAAATAATATTATCGCAATGGATAATATTAACTCTAAACAAAATATCGAGTCTAAGCAAATTACAGAATTGACTGAAAAATTAGCAGAACTCAATGCTTTTATTGTAAAATACAATATTACTGAAGGAAATGTAATTAAAGAAAAAAATGAACTTGAACAACAATTTAATACTCTTAATGTAAATAATCAAAACAATTTAAACATGAAAGCATTTGCAAAAAAAATCATTGAAAAAGAACATAATATTAAAAAACATTTTAAAAAATTTATTGAAAGTGATAGTGTTAATGCTTTAATTCATAGTCCTACGCAAGTTGGTAAAACTGCAGCTACTAAAGAATTTATTGAATTTTGTTTAGATGAAAACTTACCTGTTATTGTTTCATGTGATAACAAATCTGATCAATTAGAGCAATTTTATAATAGAATCTTTAATGATTTTTGCAGTGATAATGTAACTTTAGTAAAAGCATGTAATCCTAAACTTGGTAAAATTATTACAGATTGTTTTAAAAATACTAAAAAAATTGTTATATTTTGCCTTGATAACGCATCGCAAATTAAAAAAGTAAGAGAACAAATTGGATTAATTACAATATTTGAAAATATTAAATTGAAAAAAATAGTTATTGCTCACGATGAAGGAGATGTTATTACTAAAGATTACGATATTGAAAATTTAAATGATGATCAAAGTGAAAGTCATAAAGAATGGTTAAAAATGACTCAATATTTTTCAAGTAAAGAAATTGAATTAAAAAGAATATTTGTAACAGCTACACCAGAAAATGTAGTTTACAAATATAAAATCGAACACGTAATACGTTTAAGAGTTCCTAATAATTATATTGGGTATGATAAAATTAAATATAACGTTCTTGATGATCCAAAATATATTAAGAAAATTTTAATCGAAGAACAAAATAGAAGAATTTTAGAAAAAGAAAATGGAGTTATACTTTATTGCGTTGATAAAAAAATTGGAAATGGTCAAGATAAAACTTTTATCTCATTATGTAGTTATTTAGAATGTGTTGTAAATACTTATAACGGAAATGGTATTACTGCTCGTGTTAATAATGAAAAGTTCGAAGCACGTTTAGAAAAGTTTGTATTCTTAAATAACAAGGTTAAAAATAACAAAAGAATTGTTTACACTGATGAAAGTACAAATGAGACAAAGAATGTTTGGAATATTAAAGGAATGACAGTTAAAGATTTTTATCAAATTTGTAAAGAAGTAGGATCAGGTGTTATTGTAACAATTGGAATGGATCTTATGGCACGTGGAATTTCATTTGTATCATCAGAAAAAGTAATTGATACTGTTGCAGCAACTACTATGATCTATAAACCAGGTACAACTATGCACGCAGTAGGTTTGTGTCAAACAATTGGAAGAATTACAGGAACAGCAAGACCAGATTTACAAAGAAGATTATATGCATCAAAAAGTGTAATTGAAAATTACATTAATTACAATGGAAATCAAATGCAATATTTAAAAGAAATTAGTAGAAATGACAATGTTGTATCAAGTGAAATTATGAAAACTATTGAATTAAACAAGAAATTGACAAGACCGATGGATAGAAAGAAACTAGGATTAAAACCAATGTATAAAAGCGAATCAGATAGTGAAATTGAAAGTGAAAGTGAACGTGATAAAATGAAAGAATTAATTAATATGTGGTGGGGTAAAAAAAATATTATAGGAAATATCTTGAAATTTGTATACGATTCTGAAACTGGTGTAAATGAAAATGATCTTAAAGAATTTATTAAAGAATGTGGATCTAAAAATTCAGATCAAATGTATATACATTTGACTAGGAAAGATAAAGAATATAGTGATGTTTTTGAAAGAATATCGAATGAAATAACTAAACTTAGAAAAGAAGCGAGAGAATATATTGATAATATGTAATAATATACATTAAAAAACTATAAAAAATTAAAAAAGAGCCCAAGAATTTGCAATATATATTGTAGGTTATTGGGCTTTTTTGTATGTATAGATTTTACAAGTTAGTAATTGTATATATTTTTTCAATTAATGCTTTTAATACATTTACACTCATACTATTACCAATTTGTTTAAACATAACCGTATTACAATTAATTTTTATAAAATTTTGAAATCCTTGTAATAATAAACATTCATCTGGTGTTAAATATCTTTTATATTTAGTTAAATAATAAACAGTTCCACATGTTAATGTAGGACACATATTTAACATATAATTACCAAAACCAGAACAGGCTATAATATTATTTAATAATAATGAATTTTTAGATAATTTAAATTTATTAATAATTTTTAATCCATTTTTATTAATTTTAATATTACAAATACTCTTATCTAATATAAAATCATCTAATGGTTTCATTGGTAATTTCTCTGGAGTTGTGTATTCGTCAGTTTGAATATCTTTACGAATACCTATAATAAATATACGTTCACGATTTTGAGGTATACCGTAATCTTTTGTATTAAGAATATCATGGTAAACATTATAAGCTAATTCTCCATTCGCATTTTTAATATTTTTTAATTGTTTTAATAAATAATTAAATGGTTGACCTTTTTGAATAAATTTAAAATTTTTAACATTTTCTAAAATAAAAACTTTTGGTAATTTTTTTTTAACAACTTTTATACATTGGTACATGATATTGCTTCTAGAATCTTCAGTACCCATTTTATTACCAATTAAACTAAATGGTTGACAAGGAAATCCACATATATACATATCGATATCTGGAAGTAATGCATGTTTACGTTTAGTTATATCGTTGTAAATTTTTTTGGGATTGTAATTAGCTTGTATACTTTTTAATGCGTAATGATCTTTTTCACAGCAAAAAGAGTGTTCAAAAGGTATACCTAATTGTTGTAAAGCTTGTATAGGTGCTTCAATACCAGAACAATCAGTTCCTATACGTAACATTATTATTAAATCAATAAAAAAATTATACTAGTTTATCTAAATATTATAATTCATTATTATTAATTCATTCACATAACTTTTTGAAACCATACGGTAAACTTTAAATGTTTTAATTGTGTATAAAGGTCAAGTTTTAGATGAATCATTTATACATAAACTTTATAAACAAGTTAAAAAATTAGATAAACGTGGTGTGAAATGGTTAATGACTCAGGCTGATACAAAACAAATTAAAAATATTTTTAAAGAATACGTACCAGAGAAATCAGGTATATATTCGATAATTTTATTAAGATGTTTAGATTTATTACCTTGCCATTTAATAAATGTTTTCATTATATAATTACTTTCTTTAACTCAATAAAAAAATTATACTATTTACAAGTTAGTAATTGTATATAACAGATTGTTTAAAATTTAAAACTGCTGGATAATTTAGAACCAATAGATGAAACATTTTTAGATAAATCTTGTTCTAACGTTTTTGTTTTTGTTTCAAGGTTTACATCTATTTTCTTTCCTATATCTTGTGTTAATGACTTAGCAGCTTTATAAGCAGTTTCTGATACATCTGCTAACAATTTTTTTAATCTGTCTTGAGATTTTTGTATAATCATTCTTTGATTTGTAACTTTTGTTTTTATTTTTTCTTGTTCTGTCTTATCATTTGTATTAGATAATAATGTTTTAAGATCTTCTAATATTTTTTTTTCTTTAGCAGCACTTCCTTCAGATGATTCTATCGCACCACCGTACATATTCAATAATATACCCATACCTCTCATATTATATTTTGGTTTAGTAGAACTCTTTTTAACAGAACTCTTTTTAACAGATCTCTTTTTAATAGAACTCTTTTTATCAGAACTCTTTTTAACAGATCTCTTTTTAATAGAACTCTTTTTAACAGATCTCTTTTTAACAGATCTCTTTTTAATAGAACTATCAGAACTCTTTTTAATAGAACTATCAGAACTCTTTTTAATAGAACTCTTTTTAGTAGCAGATCTCTTTTTAACAACAGATCTCTTTTTAACAACAGATATCCTTTTAGCAGCAGATCTCTTTTTAGTAGCAGATCTCTTTTTAGTAGCAGATTCAGATCTCTTTTTAGTAGCAGATCCAGATCTCTTTTTAGTAGCAGATCCAGATCTCTTTTTAGTAACAGATCTCTTTTTAGCAGCAGAGTGCTTTTTGCGAGTATTATAACCTGTTAAATTTCTCATTTTATAATATATAATAATATAATAAAATAAATATATAATTAATTCACACTACCATTTTGGTTTTTTAGGTGTAATTTGATTACTTTTGCATTTGTGCTACAAGTTGTGTTTTAAATTTTGATTTCATATCTTCTGTGATTTGCATATCTTTGCCACTTGTATTAAATGGGTCCATTAAATGTAGTGTATTTAATATAGTGTAATAATTATAAAAATCACCTTGTATAGATGGTCTTACATTTAAATCGTTTGACGATTGTAATATATTAATAGATTGAATGTCTATATCTTCACTAGGATTGTTTATAAATGAGTAATCATTACCTATTATATAATTTGATATGTTATATAAAATACAATTAACTTCTAAATAAAAAGTTGTTTTAAATTTTTCATTAATAATATCAGTATTAAATATAAAATATCGATTATTATCTTTATCATACCATCGTATATTATACATATCCTTGATAATCTTGGAGTTTGAATATTCTGTGGTATCCAATGTTTTATTTAAATGTTGTTTTAATTTTTCTTTAAATTGGAATTTTAACGGGAATTCTGTATAATATGGCAATTCTTGAACAATATCTTCTTGTTTTTTAATTTGAACAATTTCTTTATTTGTTTTTTTAAATATTTCTGTTATTTTTATTTTATCTTGGTCGGAAGTACTATCGTCGGTAATAGGTAATGTTTCATTGTAAGAATTTATTGTAAAATGTTCTGTATTAGAAAATAAAAGTGTAATTATAATAAGAGTTGCAAGTAAAAGATATACTATCATTATAATTATAAAACAAAAAAATTAAATACATTAATTTGGTTATAAATTACCTCTTTCTGCCAACATTTGATGATATTTTGAATCCAGGTCCTTTTGTTTTTCTGAAACATTAGATTTACCATTGTTTCCAAAAGTTTGTTGTTGGAAATTTGGTTGTTGGAAATTTGGTTGAGAATTTTGTTGTTGGAAATTTTGTTGTTGGAAATTTGGTTGAGAATTTTGTTGTTGGAAATTTGGTTGTTTTGTTGTATTTTTATTAGATTTTGTATTGTAATGTACGTTATCAAAACTTTCTCTTTCTTGGTATTTCTTTTCAAAATCTCCTTTTGAAACACTTGCTGTTTCAGGTGGTGTCTCTATTCTATCATCTTGTTTTCCTATGAATTTAAAAGTTTGTTCTTTAGCATCGTATAAATCAGTAGATCCGTATGTGGAATATGAATCGGAAAATGACCCCATTTCTATAGAATTAAAGCCTTTGATATTATCTTCACCTTTTTGTGATTGTATTTGTTTTTCTAACCAATCGAATGCATTAGCTCCAGCTAATACGTATTCTGGACCAGGTGTTATTATAGTTGGTACTTCTACGATTTTTATATTTAATTCCCTTTGGATATTATAAAAAACATCTGGTCTTTTTTTTGTAGATATATCAGTATCTATATTGATACGAACAAAAACGTTGTATAATTCTGGTGTTTTCATTAATGTATTTAAAAGGTTAGTAGAATGTATGCAATAATCACTGTAAAATAATATGGGTTTGTCAAACATATTTTTTATTTAATTATATAATTTATTTTATTTTTGCTTACTTTACGAATCGCTTATTTTACTGTATTACTGCTTTTTGTTTGATTATAAAATAAAATATCTTAATAATAATTAAGAATGTCTGATATACGTTTAAAAAAAATAACAGTTGAACCATCACAATCACCTTTAATTATACAAAATGGGGATGTGTTAATAAAAAGTTCAACTCCTAGTTCTAGTACATTAAATGGTGCACTTGTTGTTAACGGTGGTTTGAGTATAAATAATACACAAAATTCTCTTAGTTCTACAAGTGGAGGGGCCTTAACTATAGGTGGTGGTGTTGGTGTTATGAAGACAATGTATATAGGTAATAATTTACTATTAGAAAGTTCAAGTGGGGTTTTTGATATACGAGGTTTATCAGAATCACGTTTTTTTGTAGATACGATAACAAATAAAAAATTTTATGTAGCACCAGATGGTGTAAATAAACGTTTTGAACTGACAGATACACAATTGCAAATTAATGTTACTCAAGTTAGTAGTAGTAGTACAGATGGTGCTTTAGTTATAAATGGTGGTATAAGTATATCTTGTACACAAAACTCTTCAAATGGATCAAATGGTGGTGCATTAACAATAGCTGGTGGTGTATCTGTAGGTAAAACTTTAAATGTTGTAAAAAATGCTGTAATAGGTGAATCTGGTTCTAATAATAATGCATTAAAAATCAGATATACAGGAGTAAATCAAATATTATTAGAAGATACAAATTCGAATGCTGCTTCTATTAATATGTTTGGAGAAGATCTTATTATAGGTAATAATAAAGATGTGTATTTAGAGACATCTACTGGAAATATTAATATTATAAATGATAATCAATCTATATTCACTGTATATAATAATGGTACGGAATTTTTTGAAACAGTATATATATCACAAAGTACAGATTCATTAAATAGTTCATCTGGTTGTTTTTTGATAGATGGAGGTCAAAGTATTAGAAATACAACAGATGCAATTAGTTTTACATCAGGAGGATCTTTTACAACATTAGGTGGTATGGGAGTATCTAAGAAACTATATGTAGGTGATTGTATAGGTATTGATTTACAAAACAATCAAAAAAGCAAATTAGTTTTATGGGGAACGGATAATGATTTGTCTAAAGAACACGAATTTTCTGGTTTTGGTATAATAAGTTCTGGTTCTCTAGTTTATCAACTAAAAGATGCATCTAGTAATCACGTTTTTTACAGTGGATTAAATAGTACAAGTAGTGACGAAATATTTAAAATTTGTGGAAATCGTGATATTATATTTTCAGGACAAAATCAAAAGTACCTAGTTCGTGGAGGTGGTTTATCAAACGATTCATTGTCATTTGAGTCAATGGCAGCATCCTCTAATATTTGTTTTTTTTCTGCGAATGGATTGAATTCGGATAATAATGATATTTGTATTTTTGCAAAAGCGACATCGAGTGATGTTAGTAATAGTGAATATTTACGAATAGGTTGGGATACTACTGATTATGTCATATCTTCGAATAAAATTGGTACAGGTGTTGTTCACAATATAAAAATGGAATGTGGTATTTTTGATCAATTTGTATTGAAAAAAGATGGTACAATATCAATATCTTCAACTTCTGTGTCTAGTTGCTCTTCAATTGGTGCTTTAGTTCTTACAAATGGTGGTTTTAGTATCGATTGTACAGAAAATGCTTCAAGTTCTAGTGTTGGAGGTGCAATGACCGTAGTTGGTGGTGCAAGTATAGCAAAGGATGTATATATTGGTGGTTTATTAAATTTAAATAATGTGCAATTTCAGTCTAATGTTACACAGAATAGTTATTCGAGTCTTGTAATAACAAGTTCTAATAATAAATATCCAAGTGCATTTTTACAAGGTCATTCTTCTATAAATTCATCTAGTTATCCAGTTGAAATGAGATTATATAATTTAGGTAACAGTGATAGTATTAATACAGAAGGGTTGCAAATAAAAACAAATGATGATTTGTCAGGATATAACATAAGTACATTTTATAAAGGATCGGGTGATAACAAGACAATCTCTTTATATACAAAAACAAATGAAGATCAAATATTTTTGGATGTATCAGGGCACGTAGGTATAAATACTAGTACTCCGATGTATCTTTTGGATGTTAATGGTAATATGCGCGTTAGTGATAGCATTTATTTCACGAATACAGTTAGTAGTTTTAATGCTAGTACAGCAAGTTTTATTGTAGATGGTGGGGTTAATATAATGTGTAGTACAGAGGCGGAATCAATTACTCGTGGAGGTGCTTTAACTGTAGCTGGTGGTATTTCTGTAATAAAAAATATGGTTGTAGGAGGAATTACTAATTTTTTGAATACCACACCTTCTACATCATCTCTTGAAGGTGCGGTTGTAATAAATGGTGGGTTATCTATTAAAAGTGGTGAAAATTCTGTAAATGCGTTAAATGGTGGCGGTTTAACAATAGCTGGTGGTGGTGCTATATCAGGTGATTTGTATGTAGGTGGTTCTATTAACGGTAGTGGAAGTAGTTCGAGTACATATGCATATTTAACATTAACTGCAACTGATGAATCTATAAATTTATCTACAGGAACATTATTATGTTTGGGTGGTTTAACACTTCAAGCCGAAGCAAATGCTATTAATATATCAAATGGTGGTAGTATTTTAACACCTGGTGGTGCAAGTATTGGTAAAGATGTTTATATAGGGGGTAATGTGACATATACAAATGGTATAACTAATTATTATACAGAAGATACAAATGTTATCAATTTCTATGATTCTTTTAATATAAAACGTTTTTCTATAGATAGAAATCAATCTAGTCAAACATTGTCAATATCTAGATATAATTCACTTGGAGTTGAAATTGAAAAACCGTTTGAAATATCTAATTCTGATGGTAAAACAATTTTTAATAATACGATTTCAAGTACTGACAAAGACACTGCATCAGTTATATATAAGGGTGGTGTATCAATATCAAATTCTAGTGATTCTTCGTCATTATATAATGGTGGTGGATTAACAGTTGCAGGTGGTGCAAGTATTTTTAAAGATACTTATATTGGTGGTAGTGTAGTTATTTATTCTACAAAACAAAGTAATGATGTAAGTAGTGGTGCATTAATTGTTTCAGGTGGATTAGGTATATCTGGTAATGTGAATGTATTAGGAAATGCATTGGTAGTTGGTAATTTAACTGTTCGAGGTCAAACAACAACTGTCGATACTACTAATACAACATTAAAAGACAATGTCTTTTTATTAAATTCCGGTCCCACAGGTTCCAGTGATTCAGGTATTATGATAAAAAGATATCAAGATGACAATGACACTGGATCTGGTGACGTGATTGCAGATTTGTATCCACCAGAAAGTTATACATTACCTGATCAAACTGGTATGAGTTTATCTCAAATTAAATTGGGTGTAGATGCAAATGGATTAAATGATTATTATAATGGATGGTGGTTAAAAATATCATCAGGATTTAGTAATAATCAAACGAGGAAAATAACGAGTTATGATAGTAATACTAAAATTGCAACATTATCATCACCATTAACTACACAAAATCCATCTGTTGGTGATTTAGTTCGTTTGTATAATAAACCATATGTAGGTATAATTTACAATGAAACACAAGATAGATTTGAATTTGGATCAACAATTCAAGACCCTAATCAAACAAGTATTTTGTTTACAGATAGAATACCGATTTGTTTTTCATCTGCCACAAGTGTTTCCACAAATGTATCTAGTAGTGTATCAACTGGTGGATTAATAATGTCTGGTGGTATAGGTATATTAAATACTAAAGATGCAGAATCAGTCACATCAGGTGGTACGATTACTACATTAGGTGGTGTTAGTGTTGGTAAACGAATGTATGTAGGAACACAATTGTATGTAAATGGAGTGAATATGACACCTAGTCCTTATGATGTATTTTCTATAAGAACATTTAATGCAGGTAATAATGTCACCAGTTTTACTAATATAACAGACATTAGTTTTAATTCTTATGTATTGGGTGTAGATATCTATTTATCAGCTGTATTGAGTGCTACAACTAATTTATATGTAAATTTTCATATAAGAGGAGTTAATAAGGCAAGTTCTTGGGAAATAGTAAAAACATATGTTGGAGATGATACTGGTATACAATTTGATATAACACCATTAGGTCAATTGCGATATACAACACCAAATTATGACGGTTTCGTATCTCTTTTGTTTAAATGGAGAGCATTAGTTACATAAAACAAACAACGAATGTAAAGTGAATAAAAAATTAAAATTTATTTAAAGTAATCAATATTTAAATAAGTTAATATATGCTAAAATGGATAAAGAGGGAGAAAAGGGATAATAATATTTTCAAAGATATTTCTGAAAAAAGAGATAGTGAATGTACAATGTTATCAAATTTATGTTTTCAGAAATGTAATTATATGAAAGATTGTAATAACAATTTGATAAAACGATGTAGTGAAGAAGTTTTACGGTGGGAAATGGTTGTATATTTATATTTGATAGATAAAAAAATAACACCATTTATAGATGTAAAAGAACAAGGTATTATAAAATACGAAACATTTGACAAAATATCGATATATGAATATTTAAAAATTCATGTTAAAAAGAATTTTTGTTTAAAATATTTATTAAATGAGTTGTTTGGTTTTATTTGTAAATTTCGAGAATATAATTTTTTACACGGTAATTTGCACATTCATAATATATTTATCAACAAAGATAATTTTATAAGCAAAGGTGAATTTTACGTGATAGATTACAGTAATTCATTTTTAATGGATAAAAATATTACAAGTAAATTGCCTCAATATCAAAGGTCATCTTATTTACAAGAAACAGATGTGAAGATACAATCTATATTTTTTGAATATTGGGATTTTTTCACATTATATATATCATTATTACCACATCTTCAATATAAAGATAAACATCGATATTTAAATGATTTAATTAAAACATATATAAAAGAGGATATTTTGAATAGGTTTTTATCAGAATATGAAAAATATAAAGAAACTAATATTCTAGTATATCATTTAGATAACCCTACATTTGTAAATGGGTGATCTTATATATAAAAAGGTATTTGTTTATTTCCTTGATGTAAAATAATAGGATGATTTTTTGAAGATTCGTATGGTTTTGTTGTATTATAAGAAATAAAACGTGTGTTTGTGTTAATACCCTGAAGTTTCATATTATCTTGGTAACTTGTATAAATAGAATCAGTGATTCTTGAAATTAAAACAGAATATCTATCAACTGAATCAGAAAGATATTTGTACATGACTGATATTTTAGGAATAGTGTAAATAAAATCATGTAAATTATTTATTGTATTTGATCTGAGTAACAACGCAGTTTCAAATAATTCAGATGTATTTTCAGGGTATCGTTTATTTGATTCATAAAACATATCTATATCTTTTTTAATACGAAGTATATTATTAGTTCCCTTTAGTAAAAGATAGAAAATATCTGGGTTATAATCAGCTAATTTTATAATAGAGTATAAGAAATGAATTAAATTAGCATCGATATATAAAGAATCCAAATCATTTTTCTTGTATAAATTTTGTATATCACTTTGTTTTAAAGAAAGTTCTTTATTATTTTGAGACATCTTTATTTTATTACGAACATGATCGTATACTTTTGATTGTAGACTTTGTAATTTAACCATAGTAACACTATTAAAATCATTTGTTTTATTGTTTTGAATAGATACGTATGTATTAGCTATATAAATGGCAAATACTATTAGAATTATAACAAACCCATAATTATTGTTAAAGAAATTGGTAAAAAAAATGATAACTACAATAAAAATTACAAGTGTATTAAACTGTAAGTTTTTAGAAAAAGATCCATGTTCTTGTGTGAATAAATCTTTAATTTCTGTAAACATCTTATAATGTACTTGTAAAAAAGTTTTAATAAAAAAAATAAGTAAATATATATAAATCGTTTTACCAGAACCGAGTTGAATTTGATTATATACAAAAAGAAAAGATTGAATTTAAATATATATTATATTTTTAAGTAAAATATATATTATACTAAAATGACATTTGAAAATAACAATAAAATTTGCAATGATTTTATGCACAATAATTGTAAAAGAATAGAATGTAAATTTATTCATAGAATAGATTTGTGTTTTCGATATTGGAACAGAGGTTCTTGTAAATATGGTGATAATTGTCGTAAAAAACACGATTTGTCAAGAATAAAAAACAAGATTAACACAACAACAAAAACTGACACAACAACAAAAACTGACACAACAACAAAAACTGACACAACAACAAAAACAGATACAAACAAGACAGATACAAACAAGACAGATACAAACAAGACAAACAAGGCTGATACAGTAAAAAGAGACACTACGGTTACGTTAATGAAAAAGAATAGAAGAAAGGTAAAAAATACAGAATGTTTTAATCCAATGGTGGATCCAGTGGATCTTAGGATAGTGTATGATTTAGGTAAGGATAATTTATCTATTTCAGTGACGTCTAGGGACGTTGTGATAGTTCCCAATTTGTTTAGTGATTTCCCTGTTGGTGATATTTATAATAGATTAGTTAGTGAAATTAATGAATGTGGTATTCCAGAGAATCAACTTTTAAAATTATGGCACGGTGATACTCATTTGATAGCTGATGATCATTTAAAATGGAAATCGAAAAGTCCTACGTTTAATATGGTAATTGAAAGAATTAAAAATTATTTCAAGATGGATATTAAGGCAACTAGGTTTAATTTATACAAGGATACAAATCAGTGGAAACCATTTCATCACGATGCAGCTGCAGTTAAAAAGGATAAAATGAATACTCAAAATTTTACTGTTGGGGTAAGTTTTGGTGTTACAAGAGAAGCTGCTTTTGAACATTCAGTTAAAAGAACAACTGTAAGTATTCCTCAACCGGACGGGTGTATTTATGCTTTTTCAAAAGATACAAATATAATTTGGAAGCACGGTATTTTACAAGATACTCCAATAAGAAATCATGGAAGGATTTCAGTAATTGCGTGGGGATGGATTGATGATCAAATTAATTTGTAAACAAATGATCTTTTTATTTAATTATTTTTAGACAAATACTCTATTTAAAAATAAATGTAATTATAATTTAATACAATGTTATTTAGATCACTTTCATTTTTTATTTTTGGACTTGTTTCGGCAAAGCGTTATATTTTGACTCCAAAAGAAGAATTTAATAATTTTGAGGTTCATAAAATTTCTGGCGAACATGATTTAGAAGTATTTGCTGAATTCAAGGAACATAATTATTTACCATTTTACACAACATCAAGAGAAAATTTAATAAAGTATAGGACAACGTTTACTCAGTTTTTTCATATTGAGGAAGATGTAACTATTACATTGAAAGAAAATGATTTTGTTTTGGTTGAAACTGGTGATGAAAAGACTGTTCCTTGGCATTTAGATAGAGTAGTTAAAAGAAAATTACCATTAGATGGTTCATTTGAGTATGATACGTGTCACGAAAACAAAGACGTGAGAATTGATACTTATGTTGTTGATACTGGTATTGATGTAGAACATTCACAATTTGGTGGTAGAGCAGTTTGGGGTAATAATTTTGTTGATTCTACGGATACCGATTGTAATAGTCACGGTACTCACGTTGCTGGATTAATTGGTTCTAAAGATTATGGTGTTTGTAAGGATGCGAATTTGTATGCTGTAAAAGTATTGGATTGTGAAGGTTCTGGTAGTTTATCTGGTGTTATTAAGGGTATTGAATGGGTTTATAAGACACACATTACTAAAACAAAGTCAAAGTCGTTATCTAAAAAGATTAAGAGTATTATTAATATGTCATTGGGTGGTGGATTTTCTAAAGCATTAAATACGGCTATAGAATATGGTGTTAAAAACGATGACAATTTCTATGTAGTTGTTGCAGCTGGAAATGAAGATGAAGATGCTTGTAACGGATCACCATCTAGTGTGAAATCTATATTTACAGTTATGGCAAGTGATAAAGATGATAATCGTGCTTGGTTTAGTAATTGGGGTTCTTGTTCTGATATTTATTCTCCTGGTGTAAATGTTTTATCTACGATTCCAAATGGTAAAACTGCTATTTACAGTGGTACATCTATGGCAAGTCCAGTTGTTGCAGGTGTATTAAATCATTATGTTGATATGTATTCTAATTTGAATATGTTAGAAATTAAGGAAAAGGTTTTGAGTATGTCTACAAAAAATGCCATTTCTGGTAAGAAAAAGTCTACAGTTTCTGATTTGATTTATTTAGAAAGAGTATAATGGTAATGGTAATGGTAATGGTAATTTATTTATTCATCGTATACATCATAAGAATAGTTTATAAAGTCATCTAATTTGGTATTCAGAGCAATATTACTTTGAATAATTCTATCATTCTTATTATGAACATTTTCTTCTAAATCTTCAATAGATTGTTGTAAATCGATAACTGTTTTTTCTAAATTTTCTATTTTTTTGACAAGATATTCTATTTTTTGATCTTGATCTACTTTATGTTTATTGTATAATTTGTATAGAAATGCAAATAAAGCTGTTGTAAATGTATTTATAACAGTGATAGTAATTAGTGGTCTAGACATAAATAACACCTTTTTATTATATAAAATAGAAAATAAAAATTGAAAATGATGTATGAAATTTAAAAATAAAATATTTTAATTAAAACAATACGAAATGGTTAAAACGTTTTTATTAAAGATTGAAGATGACAATAACGACGAATTGTACAAGAATCACAATACTTATCATAAAGGTGATGCGGGTTTAGATTTATTTATTACTGAAGATCATACGATTCATCCTAATGAAACAGTTTTGGTTGATATGGGTATAAGATGTCAAAGTCGTTCAATTGATCCATGTGTTTGGAATTGGTTACGTGGAAATTTTTATAAATATCATAGTTATCTATTATTACCTAGATCAAGTATTTCAAAAACACCACTTATTATGAAAAATTCAATTGGTTTGATTGATGCTGGCTACCTTGGAAATATCAAGGCACCTTTTTACAATACATCATCTAAACCTTTTAAAATTAGACGTGGTGAAAGATATGTTCAATTAGTAAATAGTAATTTGTCACCAGTTTCTATGGAAATTGTAAATGAACATCGTAATACTACTCGTGGTATTGGTGGTTTTGGTAGTACTGGTGTATAATTTAATAAATTAGTAAATTAGTAAATTAGTAAAATATCATTAATATAGTAATATTAATAATATCATTCGTGTAATAAAAAAATGAAAAAAATTATATTCGATGGAAATTTTAATTAATATGGATCATCATATTTGTGTTATTGGTGTTGGATTTGTTGGAGAACATTTGTTATCTAATTTTAGTAGAAATTACGATGTTGTTGGAGTTGATTTATCTGTATCAAGAGCTCGTTTATTATCAGTAAAGTATCCAGATAATCATTTTCAAAGTCATTTTGAAGATTTGGATGATAGAAATGTGTTTTTAATATCTGTTCCGACTTTGGTTAAGGATAATGACATTAATATGTCATCTATTTATTCTGTGAAAAAATCTTTAGAAAAGATTGTAAAACCTGGTTCCTTAGTTATGATAGAAAGTTCTGTTTATGTTGGAGCAACGAGAGAAATATTTTCTGATTTCTTGGAGAGAGGTATTCGTGTAGGATTTTCCCCAGAAAGAGTAGATCCTGGTAGAGTTGAACCACCTATGGAAATGATTCCAAAAGTTATTTCTGGATTGGATAAGCAGAGTTTAGATATGTGTATAGATGTATATTCCAAGGTTTTTGATAAAATTGTTCCAGTAAGTTCATGTGAATGTGCCGAAATGTGTAAATTATATGAAAATTGTTTTAGAATGGTTAACATTGCGTATGCGAATGAAATATCTGATATGTGTGAAAATATTGGAATCAATACATACGAAATGATTAATGCATCAAGTACAAAACCATTTGGGTTTATGCCATTTTATCCAGGTTTAGGAGTTGGGGGTCATTGTATTCCTGTAAATCCATATTATTTGTTTCGGTCAGGTGAACTTCCAGTATTAAAATATGCTACTTCATTGATGGAATCAAGACCGAAACAAAAAGCGAATGAAATAGTGACAAAATACAATCCAGAAAATATTTTACTAGTGGGTATTGGGTTTAAAAAAGGAGAAAGTCTTACAACTAATTCACCAGGTTATGCTCTTTTTAAAGAACTAGTTGAACTCCATAAAAATGTCACAGTATATGATCCTATTGTCCAAGATAATTATATGAAACGTGATGTTAATTTTTTATCGAAATTTAATTTGGAAAATTTAAAAGACAAGTTTGATTTAATAGTTGTAAATATTAAAATGGATCATCAAGAACAATTTACACTTGGATGCTTTGAAAAAATGGGTGGAAGAGTTCATATTTGTTAAATAAAAGTAAAAATGTCTTAAAAAAAAATAATTATATAAAATTTTATATAATTATGCTAAAACTAATAGACTACAAATTGAATGTTGTATGTCAAGATCAAAATTTTTTAATTATTATCAACGCATCTCGTCGCGTACCATTTTATACAAAAAACTAAAAGTTCTTATAAAAAATAATCAATTGTCTTTCTTTAAATACATATTAGAATTTAAAAATAAAATTAAAAAAAAATTGAATTTAAATACATTTTTAAATAATTCAATTATGGAGTCTAATCAAATAGCTGCCTTATCAATCGGTTTATCTATTTTATTTGTAACTGGTGTTTTTGTTTTATTGAGTGGTTATTATAAAAACAGAACCTTTTTTGATAGTGATACGGTATTTTATATGAAAAAATGGACATATATTTTCTTTTTGGTTTCTTTAAACGTTGTTGGTTGTGTTTTTGTGTATTATTTTAAAAGTCTAAATGTTTTAGTATATGTTATTTTGGCATTGAAATCAAAAGATTTAGTAACAAGTGTTGTGTTTGTATTTAATATGATATACAAACATTTGTTTACTAATTTGGAAATCCCACAGATGACAGTTACAGATGAAATTAAAAGAATTGTTGCACTTGTTCCTGTTTACAATGAAACAATTGAGCAATTGACTAAAACAGTTGATTCTATTTTGAATAGTAATGTTACAACAAATTCTATTATACCGTGTATAGTAGTTGATGGTCTAGAAAACAATTATTTAGAAATATTTGATGAAATAATAGTTACAAAACATAATTTATATTACAATAATTGGTTAGGGTCTGATGTTTCTACAAATGTATTTTATGGTAAAAGACGTGATTTTAATGTAATGATGATTCAAAAAGTTACAAGAGTTGGTAAAAAGGATACTATTATTTTAGTTAATCATATTTTTAACAGAGAAAGAAATAATATTAATAGTTTGAACAAAAATTTTAGACAAGACGTCAATCAAGATATTTTGAATATTTTTGGAATTCCGGGTTTTGATTATTTATTTTCAACAGATGCAGATACAACTATTGATCGTAATACAATTAATTGTTTAGCTGATTCTATAAAAACTAAAAGTGCAATGGCTGTATGTGGTGTTGTAAATGTAGACAAGTCATCAGGAAATTGGTTTTGGAATAATTTACAAAATTATCAATATTTGTATGGTCAATATACAAGACGTACTACAGAAGATCTTTTTGGTCAAGTGTTATGTTTACCAGGATGTATTTCTATGTTTCGTTTGTGTAATAGATCATCATATGCTCAAAAATATTATTCTGAAATTCCAGAAAAATCAGATCTTGTAGGTTCAAGTGTACAATATGTAGGTACTGATAGAAGATATACTGGTAATTTGATTTACACCACAGATGCTACAATTACTATGGACACACGTTGTCATGCATATACTGTACCTCCACAATCTTTAAAAAGTTATATTTCACAAAGAAGAAGATGGTCTCAAAATACTTATTTTAATACTATGATTAACATTATTGCTCCAAATGTTAATTTTGTATTACGAGTTTTTTGTTTAATTGATTATCTACGTTTATCACTTGTATATTTCCGATTGTTTAATACTCTGTTTTTCATATACGTTTTAGCATCAGAATTCAATCCTGTAAATCTAATTGACTTACTACCATATATTGTAGTATTAGTTTATCCAACTATAGTATTCTTTGTTTATAGTATTTTTAATAACCATTTACGTAAAGAATGGTTTAATATGGCATTGTTCTATGTAGTAAACAAAGTATTTGTAATGATTACAAATATTGTTATCTTTACAGTTATGCTTTGGAATATTGGTTGTGATTCTTGGTCAGCTCCATCTGTTACCCCTCTTGAAGAAATTGTTGTTTAAACGAGTTAAAATCAACAACGAGTTAAAATCAAAACGAGTTAAAATCAAAAAAAGTTAAAATCAAAAAAAAAGTTAAAAGTAATATGTATCATATCATATCAATTGTAACATATTCATTTATAATTTATAAATGAGTACGAATTTAAATAAACCATATTTTTTTATAACCACATTTTTATATTTTTTTATAACCACATTTTTATATTTTTTTATAACCACATTTTTATATTTTTTTTTATAAAAGATTATCCATTTTTAGTGATTTTTATATTTTTAAAAAAACTCCAAGTGTCATTTGGTGTAACTGCTTTAGGAGAACTTCCTCCAAAAAATGTTTCAAATATAATAGTTTTAATTCTACTGGTTGTGTCAGTTGTCCAAACCAAGTCATTTATTTGTTTTGTAACGTTATTTATAGTTAACATTAATAAGCCATCTGTGTTTGGATAATTTTTATTATTAAATGTATTCAATCTTATTCTAAGTGAAACGTCATTCCATATTTCTTTTTTAAAATTTAGTTGTCCTCTCCAGATAGAGTCTCCGTATAAGTGATTTTGTATTGAATTACTATAATATGTTTCACTTTGGTTTATTGTTTTAGGCAAATAAACATATGCTTCGGCATTAAAATCTGCTCTCCAAGCAATTCTACAACTCGTGTTATTAGTATGTTTCCCACCAGATCCTCCAATAGTATTTTCACCATTACTTATATATAATCCAGGTAATTTACCACCTAATACTGGGTTAAATGACTTATCAAACATTACAGAATATTCTAATATAACATCTTTGGCATTATGTATTTCATTTGGTGTAGAAAAGAAACCAAACCCACCAACTGGTAATTTACTAGGTGACGAACTTCCTTTAGGATAATATACTTGTAAAATACCAGACGTAGTATTAGTCGTACCAGACGTAGTATTAGTCGTACCAGACGTAGTATTAGTCGTACCAGACGTAGTACCAGAAGTAATATTAGTTGTAATATCAGATGTATTTGTTAAAACTTGATAATTTTCTTGTCCAAAAAAAATTTTGGTAATGTTCCATATAGATAATCCAAATGTAATCGGATTCTTTGATGGCAATATAGGTAACAACATCACTTAAGAAAAAATAAATATTGTCTTTAAGTTAATTTATTATTGTTCTTTTCCGCATATAATATTAATTCCATCGACATATTGACCAGCGTTTACAGATACTCCCATAATTTTTTCCTCTGATCCACAACTTAAAGATGCTGATTTATCACCCCAACTACCTCCTACTTCAGTACCAGTGCTACTATTAAAAGGATAGAATATAACCTTATCTACGTAACTACCCCATTTAACACCAAGATTATTAAAACCAGTAGTAGATGGAACATCAGTAGTATGTGCAGCAGTCCCAACCCCACCTCCCCGACCTCCCTGTGGTGTGACAACACTATTATTTGAACACGTAATACCTATCTTATCAATTATAGGATCAGTCCGCATTGAACCGTAAGCTAATGTTGAACCCCATAATGTAGTAAATTTGTTTACAAAGTTGCCTTCTGGACACACGAGTTCAAAATTGCTGTCACCAGTTCCAGCTCCAGCGGCCGATGTTGTGATAGGTAGACGTTTAAAAATTTTTGGTTTTGCGGTTGTTGTTGGTGGTGGTGTTGGTGGTGTTGTTGGTTTTATTAGTTGTTTTATTGGTTTTGATTTAGTTTCTGGTACTGGTGACTTTGACTGTGTAAAATAAATTCCACCTGCGATACTAATTGATATTGATATACAAATACACATAATTATTATTAATATGATTATTTTATCCATTAATATATATACTTATATACTAACTATATATATTATTTTTATGATTTTTATGAATATTTTTTAAGTAAATTAAAGTAAACATTGATACAATAAGTTCTTTACAAATTATTTTTTCCTTTGCACACCAATGATCGGCGTTATCATAACCAGTAGTACCATGTAAACTTTTATGCATCGTACCGCATACTAATGGTTTTAAACTTTGAGGTGGCGTGGTTGCTAATGCATTACATTCTGTTGAATTAGATTTCCATAAACAATTTGCGTTATCTAGAGACATACATTCGACATCACCGACACCATTTTTTCGTAAAGGAGTATTAATTCCTGATAAACAATTCCAGGTTGTTGGTGGTGTTGTTGGTTTTATTAGTTGTTTTATTGGTTTTGATTTAGTTTCTGGTACTGGTGACTTTGACTGTGTAAAATAAATTCCACCTGCGATACTAATTGATGTTGATATACAAACACACATAATTATTATTAATATGATTGTTTTATCCATTAATATATATACTTATATACTAACTATATATATTATTTTTATTAATAAATTGATACAATATGTTTTAAAAAAAAAATGAATTATCTTTAAGTTTAAAAAAAAATATAAATATACATAACAATATTAAAAGTGTACAAAATGGTTAATTTGAACTTTATGTTTTTATCAAGTAGTGTTTTGGCTCAAGTTCCGGTATCACCATTTGGTGATCCAGGTGTAATTTGTCCAAAAATCAATGGTGTACCAGTTTCAGTTGGTGGATTTCCAAGTAGTCCATTTGTGATAACACCTTTTAAAGACACTTTTACAAATCCACCACGTGCTATTCATAAAGATCGTGTATGTAGAACGGATGGTCATTGTTTGTTTTCATATGATATTTCGATTTTTTCAACTCAGAAAAGACCTTTTGATAATATTATACCAAGTTGTGTACCATTTCCAGGAACTTGGTTTATGTCATATAATGGTAATATTCCAGGTCCTACTATTGTAGTTCCAACTGGACACGAAAGTCTTGTTAGATTTAAGAATTTAATCAATCATAATACAGGATATTTTAAGGGTAGTTACAATCCGTGTTTACCTATAAATAATAGAATAGGGCGACCAATTAGTGTTCATTTTCACGGTTCTGCTAGTTTAGCTCCATATGATGGTTGGGCAGAAGACGAAACTTGTTACGGTGAAGTAAAAGATTATGTATATCCTAACAATAGAGCTGGTACAGGTTGGTATCACGATCACGCGTTACATATTACAGCTGACAATGCTTATTTTGGATTGGCTGGATTATATATATCTAGTGCTAAAGTTAAAGATGGTGGATGTGGAGAACCTTGGAATTTAGAAAACATTGAAGAATACGAAATGATTTTGTCAGACAAATTAATTGATAACAAATGTCAATTAGCAGTTGATCATTTTGGTGTTCACGAAGATAATTTGTACGGTGATATTAATTTGGTGTCAGGAATTCCTTTTCCGACTATGAATATGGAACCAAAATGGTTACGTTTTAGATTATTGAATGCGGCAGTAAGTAGACCTTATCTATTGAAAATTAAAGACAATCGTTTGAATGATATTTCACAAAGAATTTGTAGAGTTATTGCTGCAGATGGTGGTTTTAGAAGGACACATATCCCTTTTCCAGTAGAAGGTCTTTTGATAGGAGTTGCAGAAAGATACGAAATTGTATGTAATTTTTCAGGATATGCAGGTAAAGAAGTTTATTTTTGGAATGATTTTGATCCAAACCAGATGAAAGATGTACCTTACTTTTGTAATTCACATCTTATTGCAAAAGGTGTATTTGGAACAACTACTACGGAACTAACACCTCCAGTATTTATATATACTCAAACGACCCCTGATCCACTTAAACCAATATTTAATGTTCTTAGTACGGCAGATTTAAATACTGCTGCAAATATGGCAACTTCTGATTCTTATCATAGACAATTTGTTTTTGGAAGAACAAATGGACATTGGACTATCAACGGTGAAACTTGGGATACAGCAAAAATTGCAGCGGCTGATGTAGGTCAAAACACGTGGGAACTGTGGAAGTTTAAAACTGGAGGTGGTTGGTTTCATCCTATTCATATTCATCTTGTTGACTTTTTCCTAATCAGAAGAACAAAAGAAGTTCTTGGAGTAGAGCAACCAATGAATTTGAAATCATATGAAATTTTGTCACCAAAAGATGTATTTTATTTAGGTCCAAGTGAAGTAGTATATGCAATTGCGCGTTTTGGACCTCACAAAGGAGATTATATGTTTCATTGTCATAATCTCATTCACGAAGACAATGATATGATGAGAGCGATGAGTGTTGTTGATTCAGCTACAACAACCCAAAATCCAAATTCTGCAAAACCATTCATTATTAATAGACTTTACAATCTTGTTTATAATAATTATAAATATGCAGATCCTATGCTTGGAGAAACAAATGCGAAACCAAGTGGGTTAGTTAGAAGTATGACACCAGCGTATGCTTCCCAAACTTTGGGTAAAAATTTATATAGAATTTTTTATCCAACTGCATCTGATATTGTATATATGAATGGAGCAAAAAATCCTTGGCAATCACAATGGTGTCCATTACCTGTGTAAGGACAATCACAATGGTGTCCTGTAAAATAAAAAATTGAAATAAATGAATAAAAAAATAAATATAAATGGATAATTACGAAGTCTACGAAAAATATGAGGATATTTTATTCAAACCAAAACAAAAGAGTAGTAAAGCTAAACGAAACATTTCGTGTTATAGTTCAAAACATGTTAGAATCCAACAATCAAAAGTTTTTTCAAAAAAATAATAATAAAATAATAATAATAATAAAAATAACAAATTTATTACTATTTAAAGTTAAGAAATATTTATATAATAAAAAGTAAAAAGTAAAATGTTCAAATCATTTATTGTATTCTTTTCATTTGTTAATATTGTATTATCTCAAACTTGTCCATTGAAATGTCCTAGTTGTACAAAATGTGATCCTAAACGAGGTACTTGTAGTTTACCACGTGATTATGTTAGTTGTTTTACTAAAACAAAACCTTCACTTCTAGGTTATTGTTATGCTGGAACTTGTAATTCACAATTATCTCTTTCACCTGTAGTAACTAATGTAAAAGCGTGCGAAAGATATAGTTGTTTAGGTAATACGTGTACTCTTAAAAATCAACCAGATGGAACAGATTGTTCTGTAATTGGTGCAGCTGCTCATTCTATTTGTCTAGCTGGTGTATGTAAACCTATTGTACTTGGTTTAGCAGATACTTTTCCATTACAAAATACAGGGTGTATTGGTATTCCAAACGGTACTCCTTGTGATACAAACGATATTTTACACGATGGTGAATTTTGTCAAGACAATGTATGTAAGTTCCCAGATGGTTCCCATTATGGTTATGTACCAGCACCAGCACCTGTACCAGCACCTGTACCAGCACCTGTACCAGCACCTGTACCAGTTTAAATATTTTAAAATTAATACTTATTATCAAAAACTAATAATACTTATATCAAAGAACTAATAATACTTACGTTATTATTGGATCTTTACAGTTTTAAAGGTATGTTAAAAAAATTTAATTAATTTTGAAAATACAATTAATTAAATGATAAAAGAAGTTACATTTTGTGACACTTGTGAATTATGTGAAACATATTCCATAGAAGATTATGATAGACGAAATGTTGATATGCCATCTTGGGTAATACAATCAAATGCTTGGCGTGGTGGAGAATGGTGGAAACAATACAAGAAAATACAAGAAGAGTTAAGATTTTTTAAACGCGCAGAAATCACGATAGCATACGAAAATTCTTTAGAAAATTTAAAAATAAGGATCATTTAGAATAAATGTTTTTTTAGAATTTGGCCTTAACTAAAAATTGAATAATTTATGTATAAAAGAAATAGAAATATATACAGATATATGTATTCATTAATATTATTTAGTAATTTTGTGTTTTCACAAGTGATTCAACCAGATGTGGTTGTAAAAATTCCAGATAGTACAACTATGCAAATAAAATTACCACCTTGGAAACCTAAAACACAGTCGTATGATCCTACAATTGTAGATTGGAAAAGTGTTATTGCAGGTTGTCGTGCTACTTGTCGTTATGATAGACGTTTATGTAATTTTTACATTAGAGCAGCAGCACACGATTCACTTTCTGTTTCAGAAGGTTTTGGTGGTGCAGATGGTTCTATTTTTTTGACAGCAGATGAGATTAAAAGACCGGAAAATAATTATGATAGTTTTGCTTTTTTATTGTCAAAAAATGCATTAGCATTAGCAAAACGTTATAATACTTCGGTTGCTGATGTAGTTGCTGTATGTGGTGCTGTTGCTACAGAATATCAAGGGGGACCTACAATTATATCATATGATACGATTGATAAGACTGTAGAGCCATTTTTAGTTGGACGTTTTGATAAAATTGTACCAAATCCTGCAAAGGCCTTGGCTCCTGCAGACATGAATACAACAGGTTTTTCAAATTTTGCTGGAAATAGAAATTTGACAATGGAAGAAATGACTGCTCTTATGGGATCACATTCTTTGATTGATCATACAGGATGTACTAGAACAAACGGTACAGAATGTGATCCATATACTGAATCGTGTACTGATTTGCGAATGTTTAAATGGTCAAATGTTTATTATAGAGATGCTTGTTCTCCTAATATTAGAATAAATAACCCACCGGTGCGTAGTACATTGCCATTGAGTAAATTAAAGAATTTACGTAGTATTAATATGTGTAAATTTACAAGTCCTGAATTGCGTCAACGTCAAGGTGATTTGTTTGAAACTGAAATTACAACAGTTGTTGGTGTTGTAAATCCAGAAGCTTTGGTAATTGATTTGGATACAGAAACTGAACACGTTTCTTGGTTTTCTAAAGCTCTTGATTTTAGAAGATGGTTGTATACAGTTAATGATGCTTGGTTGGGTCTTGCTTGTCAAAAGAAATTACCTCAAACACCTACTAATATTGCAATTGGGAATGCGATGAATGTATTTAAAACTAGTACTGTAGAATGGGATCGTGTTTACATTAGAGCTTATAAGAAAATGGTTAACGTTGGAGCATCTTGGGCAGTTGATGGTGGTTATTCTATTACAGGTGATGAATGTAGTTCTGGTTATACATCAGCTTTAAAAGCTCTTGTGTTAGATTGTAGTCTTTGTACTGAAACAGCTAGACGTAATGGTACTTATAATTGTAATAGTAATTGTAAATGTAAAACTGCTTTTTCAAACAGTGTCAAGTTTTATACAACAGTTGTTGTTTAAACGAACATATTATTTAATATTTTTATTTATATTATATATTAATTATAATATATATTAAATTATGGAGTTTATAAATGAATTGATTAAAGAATACAAATCGACAATTTATTGGGAGGCTCTTGTAAATGTCATATTAGTTTTTCACGATGCACGTGATGCATTTTTATACGAATCAACAAATTTCAAAAATGACACAACATTTATATTTCTTCTTGTTGAAAAATTCAATAAACACGGTGGTAAATTAAAAATAAAGAGTGACGAATTTAAATATCCTCGTTTCTTTGTATATAAAGAAAACGAGTGGGTAGATAAAGATATTCGGAAAAATCCTATGAATTTGTACGATGATCCCAGTATTGCTAAATATTTAGGATTTCAATGTATAGGACACGATTTTAGTAATTATCGTGTTCCGCGTATAACAGTTGAATATTATATTGAATCTAATCAGATTATCGCAGAAGTATGTGAAATTAATAAAATACCAAAAAGTAAAATTGTTAAACAATCAAAGGAAACATTAAAACGTTTTAATAATGTTTTAAATAAGTATGGTATGAAGATGAATGTTTCAATAAATGTAGATGATGGATTAGACATAAGAACCAAAAATTTATTTGAAAATAAAAAAAAATACATTTTGAAAAATAAAGAGGAATATAAGAATGATCTGGCAAATAATTACTTGAATGACGATTGGACCAAAAGTTTTACTTTTAAATATTTAGAAGAGTCTAAAACAGAAATAGATAAAGATTTACTAACAGTTTTAAAAATCATTTACAAATATATGAATGATGGTTTGTTTGATAAAGTTTTTGATATGTATAGTTTAAAAGAGGCTGATGGTAGAATTCTTGAATTTGATGAATGTATATGGAATTATATAAAAAGTTCTAATACAGATCACTATAAATGTTTAGATATACTTAATATAATTGGTGGTGGTGGAAATAAAGTAAGACGTCAAAAATAAAGTGAAAATAATAAAAAGTGATATTGTTGTAAATAATAATAAAAAGTGATATTGTTGTAAAATATATACTAAAATAAAAAATTATTTTATTTTAATATAATATAAATGGAATACCTTAAAGATTTTGACGTAACAATCAACAAGACATTTTCACCTGCTATGAAACCTACATTTGTAAAAGCTATTGTTCATTTGTTGTTAGTGTTATATGCAGCTAGAATTGCACCAAAACTTCCAAGGGCAGTTTATGATTTATTTGAAAATCAATATTTTAAATTGTTTATATTCTCATTGATTTTATGGACTGCTCAATTTAGTCCATCGATATCTATTTTGATATCTTTAGCATTCATAATGACAGTCAATTATGCAAATCAACAACCAGTTTGGGAATTTATGGAAAATGTGGGTGATAAAACTGCACTTGATGCTGTTCAAGTACTTGCTGAGGCAGCAGCATCTCCCGTCGCATCTTCTCCAGAAACAATTGTTCCATTAGCAAATACTGCTGTTTCTGCTGTAAACACTCAAGAAGGTGTTGATGCTGTAAAAGCTTTGGCTGAACAAGCTATGACTCCAGAAGCAGGAGATACTGCAAAAATAATGTCTGCAGTAGAAACTGTTGTTGTATCAACTCAAACTCCATCTCCGGTACCAACTCCAACTCCGGTACCAACTCCAACTCAAGCAGTTGAAGGTATTAAACTTTTAGCTGAAGCAGCTGCATCTTCTACCCCAGTACCTCCTGAAACAATTATGCCTATTGCTAATGCTGTTGCATCAGCTGCAACTTCAACTGTTGGTGTCGAAGCTATAAAAGCTTTAGCTGAGCAAGCTATGACTCCAGTTGCTGGAGTCCCTGAAAAAGTTTCCGAAGCTGTTCAAGTTGCAGTAACTTCAGTTGTTCCTGTAGTTGAAACTCCAGCTCCAGTTCCAGCTCCAGCTCCAACTGCTGCTCCAGTTCAATCAAAGGAACAAGAATTACAACCAGCTCCTTGTTATCCAATTAGACGTCAAGATATGTCTAAAGTTGGTTCATACGAAGTTGGAAGTTATCAAGATTGGAAAATCTAAATATAAAAATATAGTAAATAATAACTACGCTAAATTATTATTTATTCTAGTCTCCTTATTTATTCTAGTCTCTTATTTATTCTAGTCTTCTATAACACAAATTAGTTCATTTGTTTTATCCATTTCTGTTTCGTTTTCAAATTGGTTAACACTGTGTGTTTTTGTTTGTTTTACACAAGATGTATTTATATTTTCAATTTCATACTCATCTAAATTTATTTGATTATATATAGTTAAAGCATTTTTAAAATGTGCTTTGTAAAAAGTTTTTCTTTGAGCAGATTGATTTTTGTAAACTGAAAAATTATCATGTAAATCAATTATCATAGGATTTTTTACATCGTGGTCTTTTCTAAAAATTCTACCAACGATTTGTTCTAAACGTCCACTTTCTGCTTTAATAGATGTTTTTAAATGACCTATAAACTTTTTAGGAGTAGTCAATATAAGAGTATCTAAATCTTTTTCTGATACACCTTCTCCAAAAGCACTAAATGTAGCAAGAATGACTTTACTGGATCTACTTCTTTGTAAATCTGCTTGTTTCATTTGACCCAAAAATAATCCATATGTAAAAGTAATTGAAAGATCCTCATCTAATATCCTTTTAAATTCTTTTAAATGTTCTCTTCTATCACTTAATACTAATATTTTTCTATCATCTTTGTAAACTAAATCTTTTATAAATTCTATAACTAGTTTATTTCTTTTAGGCATCATTGTTAATTCTGATAACATTGATGTAAATTGAATTTGATTTTGACCAGAAATTTTATTTACAGTAGAAATTTCTTTATATTCAGAACTGTCTATACGTATAAATTTTAATATAGGAGGTAAACCATTTCTCGTAGAATTAGATTCGTAAACGATATCCCCAATATGATATTTAAATACATATTCGCACCCGTCACTTCTTTTTGGTGTTGCAGAAAGTCCAATTGTATATTTACAACATAATTTACTAAGAACTTGTGAAAACACACGACTACTCGTATTATGGACTTCATCGACTGTTAAAAGACTAAAATCGTCAAATAAACTATCAGGATAATCTACTCTTGCTAAACTTTGTAACATTGCTATAACAACATCTGCACCTTCAACTGATACGTTTTTCTGACCTTGTATAAACCCTATTGTTATACCTGGGATAAAACGTCGTAATTCAGATTCCCATTGGCGCATTAGAGGAATTTTATTTACCACAATAATTGTTTTTACTTTAAGTTCTGATATAACTTTTATACAAATCACCGTCTTTCCTAAACCTGTGGCAGCCTTTAAAATCCCACCACCATTTTCACGACAAGATAACAATAAAGCATTTGCTGGTTCTATCTGGTTATCATTCAATTTTGCAGAAAAATTCAAATCTGTCGCTTCCCACTTTTTACCTATATAATTTTGTAAAAATTTATTAGGATTACCATATCTTTTTATACCATACATCTTAGGAATATACAATTTATTTTTAGTTTCTGTATAAATTGGATAAGTCGGATCTATCTTATTAAATGTATTGTATTTCTCATCTTGTAAAGGTCGTGCTAGTAAATTATTTTTTAAATATACTATTTCATCTATTGATAAAGATTCTTTTTTAATTACATAACCTCTTTTTGATAAATAAGCAATTACGTCACGATCTTGCATATACCTCTAATAAATTTATAATAACTTTTTTAAAATCAATTTATTATAAAAAATTTTAATTAGAATATGAAATGTACCTATTAATTATCAGTAATACCACGCCTACTAGATATCTGGAAACCATCTGTTATATCAACAACTTCTGTGATTTCAAGAGTAAAAGAATAATCTAAATCAAAAAATTCATATTGTGTACCATCAAAATTTATTATAGAAAATTCTAATTCGTTTAATTGATTTAATGGTACATTATCAAATATTTTTGGGTTACTTAAATATGAAAATACCATACTACCAGGTGACTGATCTAGACTTATTCTTGCAAAAACGTTTTTCACATCACCTGTATTCATCATAGTTGCTAATTGAGGACAACATAAAAATGCATAATTTTCCCCTTGTAAATTAATCGAACGATTAAGAACGTTTATTTTCGTATTACTTTGATTACCGTTAAAACCATGTAATAAACTACTTATATAAACAGTATTTCCACCACCTTGTTCGTCAACACTTGCTTGATCGAATTGATTATAAAAAGTAAATGTATTTTCATCTATTATATCTCTTACCGTAAATAATTTGTTGTTAATATTATTTGGACTCAGACCTCCTATTGATTTGACACCATACAAATAAAAATCTTGATTAAAACTCGTTATACCACTATTTCCAGACGATGTTATTGGATAACTATATGGGATAGTGAATGTATCTGATGTGTTCACAGTTATATTATATCCTCCATCTATAGGCTTTGGTGTTGTATTTGTGTTTGCTAAACGTACCATTTCGTTGTTTTCATAATTGTGAGGCAATTGAGTTTGTACTAATATTAGATTACCATATGTTTGTCCAGTAGGAAACCCATCTGTATTTTGTATACTTATAATCTTATTAAATCCGTGATAAGGAAAAGATATAGTTGCTAAACCTGTTTTTATAAAAGAATTACCTAATTCAATATCTTCATTAATATAAGAATTTAATGCAACGTTTAAAACAATAGTATCGTTATTAGGAATAGCAAATACAGTTTGATTATTTAATGATATATTAGGTATAGACTTGAAATTTTTAAACCTTATTGTATCACCCACTTTTAAATCGTGATTAGGACAAGTAAACATAGTTGTAGATGCGCCTATAGTTACACCAGTTATTAATATTGTATGTGTAGTTATAGGATTATTTCTAGATATATATCCATCTAAACCAGCATCTCTTATCGAACCACCTGGTGGACTAGAACCACCACTTGGCAAAGACCCTGGAATGACGAAACTAGTATCTTCAAATACATTAAATATGGTATAAGTATCATCTAATGTCGGAGTAGTTGTTGTATTGTATAATGTAACACTACTTCCTATATTACTTGTTGTATAATTATGTTTTCCAAATGTAGACACTAAAATTGTATTGCTAATACTCTTGGATATAGAAAAAATATCATAAGTAGAGGATGAAGTAGTTATTTGTCCTGTATTGACACTATCATTTAATAATACTTCATCTATTAAAATATTAAATGACGTTGAAGATAATATCTGTGTAATTCTCTTATTACCATTTACAGAAGGTGTTGTTCCACTGGAAAAGATAGTACAAATCGAACCTAAAGAACTATTTGATAAATTATGTGGAGTTTTAGTTACTATTGTAGCTTGATATAAATTCGTAATAGACTTTATATACGTTTTTATTAAATCTGAACTATTTTCTAAAGGGAAACCTATATTAGGAGCAATCGTTGTACTTTTTTCACCAAATAAAAATTTAAAAGGAGCAATTCTTCCTGTTTTAACTGTATTACCACCACCCTGTAATGTCTCTGCTGCTTTTATATTTATCTCAAATCTAAATATATTATTATTAATTTTAGTTATTTTATGAGCCGTATTTAGTGTAGTAGAAGGTATACCAGCAATAGTCTTAGCACCCTGTAAATAAATAATTTCACCATCATCGTAACCGTGATCTGTTAATGTAACCTGAATAACAGATGTATTTTCAGATGTTTGAAGAGAATTATTCGATAATTGTTTCAGAATCAAAGATATAAAAGTAACAACATCTGTATCTATATCTAATGTAACTATAAAATAATGATAATCACCTGTTTTATCTTTACGCTTTACACTTGATAATTTATTTGACATTTCAATCTGTAAACTAGTCGATATATAACTACCAGTTCTTAATTGAACATAGTATTCCGGATATGTCTCTGTAATAGCATTAATTTTATTCAAAGTAATATCTTCTTGATTTGTCCAATATATAGCATGATTTGACGTATTAATAACAGCATTCGTATTCGGGAATTCTATACTTGCTAAACGAATACTTTTAATATTATAAAAAGATTTCCCCAAAAAAATCTTAAAATCACTCGGTTTCTCATATAACACTTTATCTCTATCTCGCGAATCTATACTCACATATGTTAATATTTCTTTAGTTCGTCTTTTTTGTTCTACATTACCACCACTTTTAATACTACCACTTCCAATTTTTTTTGAAAACACATTTGTATTCGTCAAGTTACTATCATCGTTTTCTTCAGTTAAATTAATACTTCTTATAGACATCCTATCAATACTATCCCGCAATCTCCTTTCTTCATTTAAACTACGTTCTTTTTCATAATAACGTTTAAATTCATAAGAATTTTCTGATGAAACTTCACCTTTCAATTCAGGTATAGGAACAAATGTATTAGTCGCTAATAAATCATTTTCATCAATATCCATCTTAAAATGTTTTAATAAATTATTATTTATTAAAATACGTACTTGATAAATGTAGACACATAAGAACGAATGGAATGACAAAATCATTCCATTCTTTTTTTATATTATTTTTTTGTTTAAGCTAAAGCTTGTTCTTTTTTAATGAATCTATCAATAATAATATAAACATACCAAAAATAACATACGAAGCCAATTCCATCATTTCTTCATTTCTATATTTGTCACTCTCTATACTCAAATGTTTTATAGCTAACATTCTACATTGTTTACAATCTAATATATGTTTAACGTGTGTATCACAATCAAATTGTTGTGATTCTACAAATCGAGTCTGGGATATTGTGGGTGTTTTTTGTTCAGAATATTGCGATTGAAATGCAACAGTGTTATCTTGATCTACATTTGTTAAATTTTCAAGTAGCTTATCTGATGGTAAGATAAAACTCTCACCTCTATTATTTTCTTTATTATATTCTTTATTATATTCTAAAGGTTTTACTTGCTGTACATTAACTTCATTGTACAATGAACTATTTATATTCGTATATAAAGTCTCATCATATACCTTATTTGAATTTTCAAAGTTTGGGAAAACACTTTTTATATATGAATAACTCATCTTCTTATTATTATATCTGAAAATAATTTTACATATTACCTAAAATTATTTTCTACATTATTTATTAGAATAAGATGTCACAAACTTTTTTAACACAAACTTTTTTATCACATATCATTAAAGCATTAGTTTTAGCTTTTATATATTTCGAAATTACAAATGCCAATGATACAACTTCCCAAAATATCATAAAATTTTCTCTATTCTATATAACAATGGTTTATGGTGCTAATATAATAAACATAGACCCAAATGTCATAACAAGTGCATTTTTAACAAAAGCCGTCTTTACACTAGTAGATGAAAAAATAAAAAGATAAAATTGTAATAGAAAATTAAAATTACAATACATAAAATCCATTGTTTATACGTTATACGTTTATTACATCATTCGAAGACTATTATTTGATTTTTTTGGTCTACCACGACCTCTTTTTTGAGTCATAGGTATACTCTTTAATATATCATCTGTAGTTTCTGTTACTTCTTGACGTTCCTTTTCATTTTTTCTTTCCCTCATTGTTTTTAAAATGTTATTTAAATCAATATCATCTTGAATATTATCCGGATCTTTCATTTTAGATGGCAATCCATCATCTGTAGTTTCTGTTATAGCATCTCTTTTATAATTTTCTAAAACAATTTGTTGTGGGTATTGTTGCTGATATTGTTGTTGGTATTGTTGAGGAACTTGCTGTTGTTGGTATTGTTGTTGTTGGTATTGTTGTTGTTGAGGAACTTGTTGATTATTTTTACTACCAACTAAATTACCAATAAAAGAAGCAAATGCATTGCTACTATCCATTTTCGTAATCTTCTTAGATATAGTAAACATTGTAGCTGAACTGATAATCATAAATATCAATTTTACTTCAGGTGACATTTGTCCACGTCCTTTATATTTCTCATATAATTCAGCCATAACTTCATCATATTCTTGATTTTCCATAGAATAACCCATAGCTTCACTCCAACCTTCTAAATCAACACCCATAGGATCAAATTTAGTATTCATCATTTCAACACCTTGAACACCCAATAATAACATTCTTTTGAAAAATGCAACTGACCTCTCTGTTTGTATTTCGTTTTTTACCCTTTCATATTCGTTTTTAATATCGTCTAAAGTACTATTCATATCCAATTTCAAAGAACTCCATTTTCCCTTTATATTTAATTTACTAAATTTAAATAACAATTCACTCTTCTCTCTCCTAATATCATCGTTTTTATTTTCCCTTTGTATAACCTTTTCCTTTCTTATTTTCCTTTTTGTACTATCTGATGAACTAGTAGTAGAACTTGATACTGAACTACTACTCCTTATAGATTTTTTTTTAATACTCTCCATTCTAACATCTTCTACCGATTGTTTAATAGATACCTGCTCCTCGTGATTTAATTTCTTTTTATTTGCTAATAATTCTAGTTGCGACAAAGATATATCCTCTGATTCTATATCAATTTTATTAGATGTCCTTTTAGAATTTTTTCTTGACGCAGAATTCGTACTCTTAATCGAAGAAATAGATTTATTATTGTTATACTCTAAACTATTTTCTTTTATATCCATATTATTACAAATTTACAATAATATAAATGTTAATTTTAAACAAATAATTCTATTTTTTATAAAAATCTATTGTTCACTTTGATCACATTCACCACTCGTTATCCATTTATCCGTCAGTGTGAGACATAAGTAGGAATCTCAAAATACCCAAATCAGCAACAAAATATTCCAAGATTAAAGGTTTGTCATTTGTTAACAAAATATTCATATTCTCACATAGATGTGAAGCTTTTATAAAATTCATTAAATGACTCAATTTAAATTTACCTTGAACAATTTTATCGTGAGTTTTTTCAAATTTTATCGATTTAATATCTTCACCATTTTGTTGCAACAAAGCTTTCTGATCTTTATTCAATTTGTCATCAATTTCACAAATCGCCGTTTTAAATTCAGCTAACCCATCATTACACTCAAAAATCAATTGTTTACCAACACTCTTAATTTCTATAACTTTACCTTCTAACAATTGAATATCCTTTACAATTTGTTGAAACTGAGACGATGGCATATTAATTACATAATCAAATTCCATCTCTGATATATTAATTACCTTGTCATCCAATGCCAATAAAGGAATTTTATAATCTTTTACTTTTCCCATAAACGGATCAGCCAATTCAATACCCAATTTATCTTCATCATTCTTATTCATATATAAAGTAATCGTTTCTCTTCTATTTGCAGATTTAATCGTCTTGAAAAATGTATTCGTGTCTATACCAAGAACCACTGGTTTTTCACAAGTATAACTTTCAAATTTACTAGCATCCAACTTTACATATGTTAATGACACCTTTGATGTATCCAGTGTAGATATCTTTATACAATCTTTATTAATAACTATATTAGTCTCTTTTATATAAGGTTTGATAACTTCAAACAAATTTTTCACAATTACACTTTTTAATGTCTTTATCTCAAAAATTCTTTCAGTCATTATTATATAATTAAAACTTTAATTTTAAATTAAAAATACGCGTTTATATTCATTTTTTTACATAAAATATACACATTAAACAAATTATACAATGTACGTTTTTTTAAACAATACATTGGTAATTAAATGATTGTTTATTCATTTTTTAACAAACTTTTTATATGATAATTTTTTACAACATAGTTTATACTATTTGTATTCCTATTATGTATATCACTTACAAAATTCATATATTTCTCTAAATAATATTGTAAGGTTTCTACCTCAGGATAATGAGCATTAATAATTTGGGTATCACAATGTATAATAGGTATAGAATATCTAGATATATACATTGTACCTTTGTATAAATTAAAAATATACGTATTAAAACCGAGAATATCCATGTATTTCGATGTTTTTCGAATTATATGCAATATAGAACTAAACATATATAATATATCATAATCTATTAAACCCAAATCACGAATTATATTTTTTATAATCAAATAAAAAGAATTGTTTCCATTACAATAGTCTATTATTTTATTATCTATCGTATTATAATATTTCAAATTAGGTCTTATATTCAATACCTTTGAAAAATTTAATATATCAAATGCATCTAAAAAATCCATTATATTATAATTTATCTCCAATGGTAATGACAATATATTCATTTATAATATACATTGAAAAAAATAGTATAAAAATACATCTCGATTTAACTAATTTTACATACACAAGCGTAAAGCCGCATTTAAAGAACCAATCCAGGCGAGATACGAGTCTGAAGGACATCCATATTTTGCTTTAATTTTATTTATATATATAATTTTATTTATATATTTTATTTATATATTTTATTTATATATAAATGAACACAAATGTAATTCTTGGGATAATCGCGATATTTGTATTATTTGTCTATGTTACGATAAATACAAATTACAATAAAAGAGATTCTTTTATAATAAAAACATTAATAAGAGGATGTTCAAGATGGGCTATTGCAAGTAAACAGGATAAAAGTCCATTAATAGCTTTACTTCACGCAAATTATGCTTCTGGTTATTTATGGGCTATAAAAGATGTTTTTACAAACGAAGATATACATAAATGGACTGGTATAAATATTATAGATTATCAAAATAAAATTACAAGTATTCAAGACGACGCCACACAAAAAGTAAGTGAAATATGTCCAACGTTTGCAAAAGAAATACTTTTTGATAAACAACTTGCGATTTTAGCAGGAGATATAGCCCCTATATTATTTAAATAAAAGTAAACATTATACATTATACATTGATTTCTTTACAAATTATCTCTTTGCAACATCAGGACCTAATGTAAATCCTGTACAATCAATTTTTCTATTAGCTCCAGATCCCCAATTTGGATCCCACGAACTTGCTATACTAGGATTAGGATAATGTCTCATAGCCTTATTACCATCGTATCTATATATGGCACCTGCACCTTTAGGATTATATCCAATACAAGAAATAGCATCTCCAGGGTTAGCATTTATAGGTGGTGCTATCATTGCTGGCATAGCTTTCATTGCTGGCATATTACCACAAGGCGATCTATTCTCACGGATACCATAATCATAATAATGCTTTTTTAACTTAGCTTCATCATAACCAAAAGCATTTTTTAAGTCTGGGTATGCATCTGCATATTTTCTAGGATCAAAATCACATGCTGCTTTCATTGCTGGTATTGGTGTCATTGCTGGTATTGGTGTCATTGCTGGCATTACTGTCGGATTTGAGCACTTACCATCACTATCCCAACCTCCATCTGCTCTACATGTCGCTGTTTGAAAACCACCTGTTGGACATGCTCTTGTAATAACTGTACCAAGTGTTACAGGTGAGTTATTACTCCAAGTACCATCTGCTTTACACATTATCATTGCTGGCATAGCTTTCATTGCTGGCATTGGTGCTGGCATAGCTGTCATTGCTGGCATTGGTGTCATTGCTGGTATTGGTGTCATAGCTGGCATTGCTGGCATTGGTGTCATTGCTGGCTCTCTCATCTGTTTCATTTCTCTCTCTACTGTTTCTCTCATCTGTGCTTGTTCTTTCATGTGGTACTCTCTCAACTGTCTCTCTCTCATATCTCTCTCTCTTGGATCACTTATTTTTTTCAACTCATCTACTTCTCTCATCTGTCTCTCTCTCATTTGCATCTCGCTCATTTGTACCCCTTTCCTGTACTTCTCCTCGCCCATCTGTCTAATTTCTCTCTCTACTGTTTCTCTCATCTGTACTTGTTCTTTCATGTGGTACTCTCTCAACTGTCTCTCTTTCATATCTCTCTCTCTTGGATCACTTATTTTTTTCAACTCATCTACTTCTCTCATCTGTCTCTCTCTCATTCGCATGTCGTTCATTTGTATCTCTTTCCTGTACTTCTCCTCGTTCATCTGTATATCTTTCATCTGCATTTCTATCATTCGTATCATCGGCCCTAATGGTCCTTTTGGTATCATTGCTGCTTCTTTCTTCTCTCTCAACTCTCTCTCAATATCCTTTCTGATTTGTCTAGTAGCTTCGGTTTGCTTTTCAGGTGGTATGAGAAACCCAAAATCATTTAACATCTTTGTATATTTTTCATTTAAGTATCCAAATTTGGGTAAAAGTTTTTCAACTTCTTTTTTTCTTTCACCAAATGTTGCATAGTGTAGAAGAAACTCTTTGGCTATATTTCTTTCTTCTACTGGAATGTCTTGACGTTGATCTAATATAAAAGTTGCATAGAAATATATTTCATCTGGTGTCTGTCCTGGGGACTCGTCAATGTTAATTAAACCTTCTTTTTGTTTTAAAAACAAAAAGTAAAAAGCTACAACTACTACAACTATAAACATTATTGTCAAATTTCTATTTTTATTATTCATTTTATGTAATATAAAAATATTTTTTTTTTATATTAATTAATTCTATTTTTCTATCACGTTTCTTACCGTGTTTTTTATATATTTCTTTTTTCCCAAACAAAATATATTATTTATTTTATATATCGATTACTTACATTTATTAGAAAGTCTTATCTAATTCTATCTTTGAACACGTTTCCATATCATTAAAACATTCGTTACACATATCGTCCTCGTATATTTCATCATAATAACAGTCTTCACAGTATTTTTTATAACATATTGTGCAGTAATGTTTAGGATTAATGGTGCATTTTGTTTCGCAACCTACACAATAATATAATTTTGTCAAACTGGTTTTAATCATCATAAGTGATCAAATTGTAATTAAAAAAAAATTCAATTTTTGAAAAAGTAGTATGAATTCGTATTTTTTTAGTTTATTGACGAAACTTTTTTTACAAGTTTATTGTAATAATGTCATCATCATATAATTTTAAGGACAACCTAACTATAGATAACAACAAATATTTAAAATGGTTAGATAGTACAGGCACATCTCGTGCAAATATTATAGCATTTAATGAAAATAATGATTTAGTTGTAAATTCAGATGTTACAAATAATAGTAATACATTTTTTAATAAAGACATTTCAGCAGGTAATGTTTTCATAGGTACAAAATTAGGAATAGGATTCAATTCTACATCAAATATGTCATCAAATTTAACAATGAATAACAATAGTTTTATTGGTGTCAATACTACAATTGGTACTAGTAATGGGTTTTTAGGATTTTCAGGGTCTTTTGGGAATGATGGAAATGGTAGTAAAGTTATATTATATGGGAATGATAATGTTGCTAACCATGGAAATTTGCATTTGTATGCTGGGAATGTGTTAAATGGAAATATAAATATGTATGTTGGTAACAATTCGTTAACAATGCAAATTTTACAAGACGGTACTTTAAATTATATTCCTAATGGAATAACACCTAGATTAACAATAGATGATTCAAAAGCAACATTTACAAACGATGTTATTATAACTAGTACTACACAAAGTTTTAATGCATCATCTGGTGCTTTACAAATACGAGGTGGAATTGGTATTACAGGGAATTTATATGTAGATGGTACTATCAGTTTAAATGAACCATCTGGGAATATTAACTTTGATAGTACACAAGCTAGTTTAAGTTACACAACAGGTGCAATTTTTATAACTGGAGGTCTTGGTATATCAACTACAGTGAATTCTTCTAGTATTACAGCAGGTGGTGCCTTAAGTATAGCAGGTGGTGGTGCTTTTGCAAAGGATGTTTATATAGGTGGTCAGACATTTATAGTAAATACTTCTCCAACAACAAGTTCTCAAACAGCAAGTTTAGTTGTTTATGGAGGTATGGGTATAAATGACAAAATTTTATCAAGAAGTGATTCGTCACAGATTCAAATTGCTCCAAAAACAAATGGTTTATCAACTGAAATTGTATTTTACTCGTTAAATAACTTTGCATCTAATACTGATTCGGATACATCATGGAAAATTGGTCAAAGTATAGATACTATAGGATCTGGTAATTTTGGAATATCTAATTCAAATATTGGTTTGGTATTATCAATTTCGTACAATGGAACTACTAATTTTAAAAATCCATTAAATATATTAGATTCAACAAATTCATCGGATGTTAATAATGGAGGATCTTTTACTATTAGTGGAGGTGCATCTATTAAAAAAGATGTTTATATAGGCGCAAAGTGTCAAATAGATAACTTATCAATCGTTTCTACAAAAGATTCACTTAACACAACAACTGGAGCTATCGTTTCATCTGGAGGTATTACAATTAATAATACTACAGAATCATTATCTTCTACGTTAGGTGGTAGTATTTTAACAGCAGGTGGTGTAAGCATCGGTAAAAGTTTATTTGTAGGAGGTCCAATAATGAAAATACCAGATGGAGATATTGGTTCGAGACCAAACCCTGCGAAACAAGGTTATATTCGTTATAATACTGAAACACAGCAATTCGAAGGTTATGGTCCGGGTGATGCTTGGGGATCTTTAGGTGGTGTTATTGACATTGCACAAACAACTAAAGTACTAGCATCAGAAACACCTAATGTAACAGATGGTAACCTTTACTTTTATACAATTGGATCCGAACGTATGAGAATCAATAGTTCTGGTAATATAGGAATAGGAACTTCTGCACCAAATTATAATTTAGATGTAAATGGAACAATTGGAGTATCTGATATGTATGTTACAGGAGATTCACAATTCGTAGGTTCTGTTACAATTGGTGAACTTTTAATCTCTTCAGGTATAATATCAGAATCGATAACGGGTAATCTTTCTACATTCGGATCCATTTTTGTCACAGGAAAATCTATTTTAAATACATTAAATGTTAGTGAATTAACAACTGGTACGATCTTATCTACCACAAGTTTAATGGCTATTGGAAATTCCAACACCATTGGTAATATTTACACATCTGGAGGAAATGTTGGTATAAACACAACTGATCCTAATTATCAAGTTGATGTTAATGGATCTATGCGTGTCGTAACAGATCTTTATGTAAATGGAAATATGTCAGGAACTAGTAGTACATTTGCAACCTTGACTCTTACTTCAACCAATCCATCAATTGATATTAGTAATGGTTCATTATTAGCATATGGTGGTATTACAATCAGATCTACAGTTGATGCATTTTCTATTACAAATGGTGGTAGTTTGTTAACAAATGGTGGAGCTGCAGTAGGGAAAATGTTGTTCGTAGGAGATTCTATAAATGTAAGAAATAATATTCGATCAAATACATTAGCAATATTATCTACTGAAAATGGTTTAGGTATAGGAAGTGGAGGATCATTAACTGTGTTAGGCGGAGGTAGTATTTCAAGAGATTTATATGTAGGGGGTACCGTTACGAGTTCATCTGATATACGTCTAAAAACCAATATAACAAATTTCAAAAACGCGAATGACTCGATTTTAAATAAAATTGACAATCTAAGAACTATTAAATATATATATAAAGATGACGAATCAAATACACCATATGTTGGTTTTGTTGCACAAGATTTTGTTTCTGATTTCCCAGAATTTACAAGATGTCCAAAAGGAGGTTTTTATTCTTTAGATTATCAAAAAATTTCTGTTATTCTATTAGAATGTGTTAAAGAATTAAAAACACAAGTTCATTTACTTAAACAAGAAATACAATCTAATAAAACCCAGTGAAGTTGAATTCAAGTAAAAATATATAAAAATTTAATTTATTTATATATTGTATAAAATGGATAATACAGATAGATCCTTTACAGTAGAGGCATTTTATATGTCTGGAAAACGTCTAAGAACTTCTGGAGGAAGGTATATTAGTAAAAAACCAGCAGATGCTGCTAAAAAAGCATTTTCTCAATACTATAGAAATCATAAAAAATCTGGACGATTTTCGTTGCAAGTACATTTGAGGGAAACAACAAGTGGGTCATCTCATAAGATTTACAAATATAAAGTTTCTAAAGTAAATGACTCTAAAGAAGTTATGAGAGATGGAGAACTTGTAGTTTACAAATATTCTACAAAAATTAAATCATTGTAATTTTATCGCGCTGATTAATACATTTAGCTAACAGTAATAATCCTCCAACTAATGTCATATTAGCCCAAAAACCTAATGATTTTTTATATAAAAATTTTGGAGGATGATATAGTATCGTTGCTAATATAGTAAAAATACATAAGCTTATAACACTGTAATAAGCGTATTTTTTATAATTACCTGTTATAAAATAATATATAACAAGTAGTGGTGCTATTATTTCAAGTAATATAACTAACACTAATGCCAAAGTATTAACTAAAGTACTAAATGGTACTTTGTTTGTTAAGCTATCTACTGTTTCTTGAAAACTAAAAATTTTATTAATACCTGAAACAAAAAACATCGATAACAAAAATACAGAAATGAATATAGGATTTTCAATTAGTTCAACCAACATTTATTATATATATTATTATAAGTATATAATAAATTTTTAAAATAAAATTCAAAAGGTGTTTGTTAACGTAACTTTTGTTTCCTATAATTCCTCATATACTCTTTTCTTTTTTCGATATCTTCAAGTGTCATTTCTTTTTTCTTACGTTCACGATAATTTTTCATATATATTCGTCTTTCTTCTATTTCTGTATCACTTAATGTTTTAGTTTTATTTTTTTCCAATAACTTGGTCTTGTTTATTTCATAATATTGTTTGTTATACTCTTTTAATCTCTTTTTATTGTCTTCATTACCTAATTTGGATAAAATGATATCCTTATTTTCTTTATAATACTCTTTAGAACGTTGATTATTACGTTCTTTTAAAACTTCTTTGTTTTTTTCATAATATTCCCTCGCACGTTTATTTCTATTTTCACGTTGGTCAGGAGTCATTATATTTTAATTTATAAATAAAATGTTCAATTTTTTATTGAACATTTTAATCTATTCGATTACAAATCGCTGCCAGTTAATACTTGTGTTATACTTCTATATTGTTTTTGTCCTTTTATACTTACGTTTTTGGGTTTGTCCATATAATAAGGTTGTTCACTTGCATCTCTAAGATAATCTACATATTGTTGTAATTGTGATACAATGTTTGGTACAACTTGATTTATAACAATTGTATTTAATCTACTTACTTCCATTTTATATTTCATTAATAAAATGTCCTTTTCATTTTGTCGCATATCTGGTGTAATCAATTTTGGATGTCTACTGTATTCTAAAAATACTGCTCGCATAATAATCATCAATTCGTTCATTGATTGTTTATCTATTATATAATTTGTTTCCTTATGAACATTAAATTTGATTACGTTTTGAATATTTAGAATATTCAATTTAGAAAAAAACAAAGATGTCAATAATGTTTCCCCATATAAATTCTTAAATAGATATCTTGTATTACTATCACTTAAATCATCGTCGTCTGTTGTTAAAATATGAGATCCTGGTGATTCCATATTATCAACTTTTTCTGAAGTTAATCTTTGACCTCTTTGTTTTCGAATCATTTGCAAGGTTCTAGTTTCTAATGGTATATCAGGAGTAGTTGTTTCAAATATTTCATTATGAAATACAGGTAAATCCGGTAAATCTTGTTGATTCATTATTAAAATACATATATAAAAAAAAATTACAATAATTACATCTTAAACAGTAAACTATAATAATTTTTTATCATACTGCTGTTTTTCCTTTTTTCTGGATGTACATTTAATAACATTAATAATAATTTTTTTATAATCGTTTCATTGATTCTATCATTTTTAATTGGGAATATATATTCTATTAATATTCCATTTTTTATACTATTAAAATGATTTTTATAATGTATATTATCTAATTTTGCAAAATTCCAAGGCATTCTATTGTAATATAAATTATATAATACAATTCCACAACACCACAAATCAGCTCGTTTAGGATCGAAATCATATAAGCGTAATATTTCAGGAGCCATATATTGTTCAGTTCCTTTTAACCCATAAACGAGTTGATTTTCTTCAACTAACATTGCTTCACCCAAATCAATCAATTTTATTATCTTATTTTTTGGATTTATCATTATATTTTCTAATTTGATATCCAAATGAACAATATTGTTCGTATGCAAATAATCAACAGCGTCTATTAATTGACCAAATAATTTTATTAAACTCCTAAATGGAGTTTCGGGATGATCAGAATGATTATATTCGTTTAAATAATCTAACAAATCAATACCTTCGCAATTTTCTAAAATAATAGTTTCAAAATTAACATCTATATCTAAAGTTCTTCTTATATTTGGATGATGTAACATCATTCCTATTTCGTATTCTTTGTAAAAACGATCAATTTCTTTTTCTTTAGGTTTTATTTTCAAACCGAGAAAATCTGTCTCGTATTTTATTCGTTTAACTACAAATAATTTGTCACAAAACCCTTTGTTGGAAATTTGTTTACATTGATACAATTCAATTGTTCCGTGAGTTCCTTCGCCCAAGAAATTAACTAAAAAAGATTCCCTTAAATGATTAATACTCTTAGGTTTTATTGTTGTAACATACATTTATATTATTTTGTTAAATAAATATTTTATAATCAATATTTTATAATCAATATTTTATAATCTAATCAATATTTTATAATCTAATCAATATTTTATAATCTAATCAATATTTTATAATCTAATCAATATTTTATAATCTAATCAATATTTTATAGATTTATACATTTAAATCAAATCTACAAATAGGACACGTTGTTGCATTTGATAACCAAGTTTCTATACAATTTATATGAAATGAATGATTACAAATCAACTTTCTTGTAATCGTTTTCTTTTCGTAATTATCTAAACAAATAATACAAGACGTATCATTATTTCCTAAACATACTATTGAATTTTCTAATAGTTTACATAAACTTAATTGTACTTTAATTTCTTCAAAATTTTCATTTAGTGGTTCATAATATTCTTGAGGTATTAGAGCATTCCTACGCGTGTAAATATTACCGGTATTGTTACCAATTAAATTTCTTCGTCGATTTCTATAATAGACACAACGACCATATGCTAATCTTCTTAATAATCCTGGTTCACTTGGTAATGTCATTTAATAGTTAAATAATATATACATACATTATTTTTATTTTGATTTTTTATTTTGGTTTTTTTATATATTTTTATTATTGTATATAATACAATAATGGAAATCAAGGATTTACCAGAAGATATAATTTTGACGTTATTTTCGCATATGGAAAGTCGGCAAATTGTAAATACTTGTTTGAGTCATCCAAGAATTCTAGGTATATGTGAAAGCAATCAAAATTTTATAAACAAAAACATATTAAAACGAGATTATGGTTTTACTCAATTTCAAAAAAACTATAATTATACTAGTATAATGGTATATATGTTGAATAGATTTCGTATTGTGTCTCCTCAATTAAATAATCCCGAAAAGTTAATGTATACAGTAATAGATAGTCATCTTCATGAATTTAACAATTATAAGGAAATGTTAATGTATGCTGTAGAACCGATTATCAGTTTTGATAATATTATCGTGTTTAGTAAATTTAATAATTATAATGAAATGCTAACGTATGCAGTGCAAGATAATCGTATTGACGTTTCACGTTTTTTGATTGAGAATGGTGCAAATATTACAGACGGTGGTGTTGCATCGGCGATTATACATAATCGTTTTGATATTTTGAATTTTTTTATTGAAAACCCACAATTTGATATAAAAGAAGCTATAAAATTAGCTATTATACATAAAAACATTAATTTTTTAAGATATTTTATTGAAGAACTACAATTTGATATAACAAACACAGACGATATTTTTCGTACAGAAATGTGGTTTTATGCATTTGTTGATCCATATCTTATTCAAGATGTGAGGATTTTTGATTATTTAATTACAAGATATCCACAATTATTAACACGTAATTTACTTGAATCAATATCCTCGATGCTTCAATCTATAAACCCAGATAATGTAGTTGTAGATTATATAAACTTATTGATGAGTTCAGGTACCGTTGAAAGTCTAAGTAATTTTTTACAACGTCCCATTCAAAACCTTGACCAACAATATAGAGAAATACAGAGTGTCTTCTCTGAAATCTCTGAAGAAGAAGATGCTTTTTAAAATAATGTCTTGTTTATTAAGAAGAATATGAAAATTAATTTTTATATGAAAATTAATTTCTATATAAATAATAAGTAGAATGAATGCAATGTCGTACGATAAGTTTATAAGACAATTACCTTTTTTATTAATGGCAATCGTAATCATTTATATAGTAAAACCAAATATACTATTTAAACCAAATGGTAAACCTAGAGATTATGGAATTGGTAAAGACTCGGAAGGTTATAAAAAAACATTATATACATTTCAATTCGCAATTATTATATTAGCCTTGATTATAAATTACGTATTTTAGTATTAATGAAACATATAATACATAAAATCAGCCAAAGCGTGTTGTTTGGATTTCATCCAATCTGACATTATAGTTAGAGCTTTATGAACTATATCAATGTCACAATTAATTAATAATATTTCTCCTACATAAGTGTTCTTTATTTTTACATTTTCTTCTACTTGAGAGATATGTTGAATATTAACAAAATGTTTATAATCTATTATATGACATCCATTTATATTAATATAGTATATTCCATTTAACTTGAAAAATGAAAATTCTAATCTTTTACCATTGTACTTTTTTATTATAAAATTATCAGTGTTTATACCAGCAAATTGTTTTACTAACATTTTTCCATCACATTCTTTAAATTCGGCAACATCTCCATTTTTACCAGTGTGATTATCTATTATCAAATACTCTCTATCCATTAAAATACACAATGAAAAAAAAAACAATAAATATATATTACAACTGTATAATATATATTTATTATTATATTTATTATTATATTTATTATTATATTTATTATTATATTTATTATTATAATGCTGTTAAACCATTTTTACAAGGTTTTGTTTTAATGTCAAATTGTTCACAATAATAATAACAATCAAGATGAAACCTTGATAACTTATATATTTTGTATCCAGTAATGTCAACGAAATTATCTAGAATAATCATATCGCAAAGATTATTATTGTAACAATATTCTGAAATATATTCTAATATATACGACAAATAACTTAATGATAAATTTTCTAAAACGATACTATAAACAATAGCGTTTTTACACTTTGTATCATAGTATATGTCACAAGAATACAAGCAAATAAAATTATTAATAACATTATTCTGATCTCTAATAATAAATTTATAAAAATTGGGATTTGATAACATTTCTTCTATATCTTGTTTAGTATCGCTTTTGTAAATAGTATAACTACTGGATTTATAATTGTTTACTAAATTAAAAATTGTATTTACAAATGATGTCTTTTCATCGTGACTGAGGTCCTTTAAATCTAAAAAAAATTCTAAATGAAAATCATTTACAAAATATGTAGGATAACTAAATGTATTATATAGTTTTTTTATTAATGGTAAATTACTATCAATAATGTTATTAAAATTAAAACTACTATTCTGATTCGTAATCGTATGATCTATATTAATAGGTCTGCAATAATAACTTTTTTTACAAAAATAAGATAATGATATAGGACGTCTTAATTTATAAATTATATATTTTATCGTTTCGTTGTTTTTCATAGTGTATATTTTACCAATGCATTTTATCATAAATTTTAGAATATGAATATTGTAAAAATCAGTAGATAAACATAATAATTTTACATTTATATACGGTATTTGATTTGTTATTTCAGAATTTCCTTTTGAATAAAAATAGTCCTTATGAAAAAATGCTAAACCTATTATCGTATCATTTAATTGTTCGTTATCTTTTGGGAGAAATATTACACATACACTGTTTTTTAACAAACAATCAAGTAGTTCATTTGAATATACGTTAACTGTATTACTATTACCTACAAGTATATAATGTTTGTTTATAAATCCATAAATCACGTTTTTAATATCTGTATCTGGATTTTCTATAATCTTATAAATTAAACTCCCAAAGGGAGTTTCGGGTTCTGAATCAGAAACAAGATCTGAATCCGGGTCTATATAAATATATTCTTGTAAATCTTTTTTTTTACTATTGTACTTTTTATATAAATTTTTAATAATACTTGAGCGTTTACTCCATAACTTACTCATCTCATAAGATATTCATTGTAAACTGTAAAAATTTTTTATTTTTTTTTATTTTTTTTTAAACGGCGTTTTGCAACTTGGTCTTCGTATATAAATTCTATTTCTGGAAAACGTTCTAATAATTTACGAGTTTGAGATTGCAATTTGTCTTTATGTTTTAATGATAATGTATTTTGTGTAGTATTATTCATTTGTTTTGTTTTAGAAGTACTTCCCCAGTCAATATACAAGTAAAATGGATCAACAAAATCAACCATATATCCATTTTCATTTAATTTATTCATAATGTATAATATACATGATTTCATATCGTATTGAGGATATCCTATTAAAATTTGAGGAATTTCAAATATAATATATGTTTGTTCGGTATGCCTATTTGTATAAATAATCTTTTGAATTATCTTATTTAAAACTATTTTAAAAATGTCATTTTTGGAAGATTCTTTTAATGTCTTTTCTTCGTGTAAAGACGTAATAGAAGGTAATGTGTCATTGCCATTGCCAAAAGATTTATTTGACATTTTCTAATTTAATGTTTATATTATAAATTTTTTTAATTTATTTTATATAAACTTAAATTAATTAAGACTAATGATATTACCCCATTGTAAAATAATGTATGGTTATACCCCAAATTGTCTAAATAACTCTGACGACTCGCCAATTCTATTAATAGAACCTAGAAACGAATTTATAGATATTATTAAAAATTTACGTAAACAAAATGTTATATTGATATCTAAAGCTTTAGTAAAATCAAAAATATCAAGTGAAACATTATTGTTATATGATAAATCAAATCATAATTATTGGATACCTGAAGATGATTTAAATATCAAAGGGAATAATTGTTTTAATATAAAAAAATACGTGATTTTTACAACTACTATTGAACAACTTATATCACAATACAAGATTCAAAATATACAAGACTTTATAGTAAATTTAAACATCCTAAATATATTCAATGTTTTAGATAGTATTTTACAATACAATCATATCTTATCACAAATATCAATAAGTACTGGGATACATATAGATAAACAATCAAAAATATTATTATATTACAATTCAAAAATAGATGATGAAGCAAAGCTTACCATATATCAACATAAAAACTTAAACCTGACTTTACCTAATATAGGAATTTATTTCTTAAATGAAAATAACATAAAAAATACAAATGATGATTTGTCTTTATTCGTAAAACAATATAAAATGAATATAATAATAAACAATGATACGGAGAAAACTTTAATAACATACCCAGATTCTATACAATTTATAGAATCAGATCATAAATTAAATAATAATTTATCAAAAGTATTTCACGAAAATGTTATAACTATTTTAGATAAAGTTTTTTCAAACGAATCAAATGGTGTCAAGATATCAGAAAACTTAGATATTATTATACAATTTAATCAGAAATACTTTACCTCGAAACGCACTTTACAAATTATGTATCCGTTAAAAGACGATACTATTTATATTCATCGCCCATATGATATAATCTATGCTAACAAAAATTGTATGTTTATGATATATCAAATACTAAAATCAAAATATTTTACAGATTACATGGAAACAAAACAAAAAGAAAAACCAGTTATGTTTAAATTTTTATGTAAAAAATATTTTTACGACTATTTATCCACTATATTTGTCTTTAAAGATTTTTAAAATTTCACTTTAATAAAATGTAAAATGTGTGTCTGCATTGTATTAAAGTTGTAATTTTATAAAATGTTATCAAGGTCTCTTTTTGGGATAGTACATCTCGTGTATTTTTGTAATAATATATCATTACTTATAGTGTCTGTGATATTTATTTTAAGAATTGTTTTATCTAACGAATTACTTTTTCTATTATAATTAACGACTCTTATAAAAATATCAAAATTGAATAATTTTACATAATCTTTTTTGTCTCTATATTTATCATTTGAAATCAAAATACAATTATTGGTTTTGTGTAAAATATAGAAAAAATACTGACATAAAAAATCATCTTTGTTTTTATCCAAAATATCATTATTGTACTTGTCCTCTATAATAATAAACTTTATATTGAAATTTTTATGTATTTTGATAATACTATCTAATGTAGTATCGTAATTGTTCAACTTTTTCATTACAAAATAAAATTGACTTGATTTATCAATCTTAACATAATCTATATATTTTGTAAAAAACAAGTTAAAAAAATCAAATGTATCCTGTTCCTTATTACAATGTTTTACAGAATGAAAATCAATATCGTACTTTTTATACTTTATCTCACGGAAATCAGAAAAAATATTCAAAAAATCAACTATATACACCTTTTGCTTCAATATCATTTCGTTATAATTATACTTTACTTTATTTGCAGAATTAGCGAACAATCTATTCATTGTAATCATCATATTGGTTTTTTTAAATTCACTTTTTTCTTAGATTAATTAATACTATCTATATTATTAACATATTCCAAACACTTGTGTATAACAATTTTAATACTAGGCAAGTTTTGATATTCTTGACCCATATAAACTCCAAACATTACTATAAATAATTCATAAAACATTATTTTTATTAAAAAAGATCTTGTTTTTAAATAAAAAATTATTAAGTTTTAATTGTTATTTTAATTGTTATTTTAATTGTTATTTTAATTGTTGTTTTAATTGTTGTTTACTTTTGAATTATTTTCAAGATGTTTTGGAGGTCATCTCGCCAAAGGTCTCTTTCAGTTTTCTTTTGTAAAGTATCTAATTCAAATTGTTTTGTATCACGATGTTTTTCTAACTCTTGTATTTTTTCAAGTGAAAGGGAAATCAAAGGCATTCTTACTAAATAATCAAATGACTTTGTACATCCGGTACCGTCTTCTCGATCAGAATCGTCATTTATATCCGATGTTAGTTTTGGATAATTGTTTTTTTCTAATAAACTTAAAATGTATTCCTTATTACGTCTATTAATGTCCAATTCTCCATTAATGTATTCGTTAATGAAACGTATTTTTGAGTTTAATAATGTTAGTTCATTTTGTAATTGTTTGACAATGTATACTTTTCTCCTTTCATAAAAATCAATACGAAGATCATAAAAATCAAGTAAGATATCAGTTGCAGATCCGTATTTTGTAAGAATGAGGTCATCACTAAATAGGTACATATTGTTTGTGGTAAAACTTCGAGTCAATCGTAAAGTTTTTTCTAAAGTATTATTCTTAATTAACTTGTCTAAATCTTCTGTCTTACAAAATTCGACGATAAAACAAATGTCACTGTTTTCATCACGTGTCTTATTCTGTACGTCTTTCAATTGAACTGATGGTTTTTTAGATTTTGTTGTGCCTCCGGTACCAGCTGATTTTGTAGTTTTTGGTTTAGTAGTGTTTGAGTCGACTAAAGCTTCTAAAAATTCTTTATAAGTAGTAACCCAAGATCCAACGGGAAGTTCTGTAATTTTGATTTGTGTATCGGATACACGTTGCCATTTACCGTATGTACTGTAACTACCAGGTTCTGTTTCTTTTAAATCACCGTTGAAATGTTTGAAATATGGTGTCATTGGTAAAGGTTCTTTGTCATCTAATACCCTTAATAAATTTGCAACGATATCTGTTGGGTTATAAGGTGGAATATATGTAGAATAACCTGTACCAATACCTTCGCAACCATTGACTAAAACCATTGGTAGAACTGGCATAAACCATTCTGGTTCAATTTGCATACCATCATCATTTAAGTACTTGAGTAAGGGTGAATCTCGTTTGTCAAAAATCGAATTAGTGGCATCTGATAATCTTGTAAAGATATATCTCGGACTAGCTGCATCTTTTCCACCAAGTAATCTAGATCCGTGATTACCATCAGGATACAACAAATTCAAGTTATTAGACCCAACAAAGTCTTGAGCCATACTTACAATAGCTCCTTGTAAACTTGCTTCTCCGTGATGATAACCTGTTTCTGCTGATACATAACCTGACAATTGTGCAACTTTAATTACCTTGTTGATATTATTTTTCAACATATAATACAAAATCTTCCTTTGACTTGGTTTTAATCCATCGCATAAACTTGGAATACTTCGCAAATTATCATAGATGGAAAAGTGAATAAGTTCTTTATGAATAAGATCTTGATAACTAACTCTATTTGTTTTTGCATCGATATAACTATTTCTATCATATTGTGCCAACCAACGTTTACGTTTATCTGAACATTTCATATCAGATGACATATAATTAGAGGATGTTTCATTGTTGTCATTTGTTTCTTGTTCATTTGACTCTGTTTCATCAGCTCCGCTTATTTTGGTTTTGATGTTTTTATCCTTTTCAAAAGCAAGGACTATAGATTCATCGCAAAGATTATCCTTGTGATAGTAATCAATACGTAAACGATCCATTCTACGAAAAGTTTCTTGAGCATCTTCTTTTTTAGAAGTACCCAATCCTTTAAAATATCTGATTTGATATCCTTTGGTATTTGTACTCGATCGCCATTTATGATAATCTTGCTCTGTGTAAAATTCCAAAACTTTTGGACCACGAATAGCCTTGACAATAGGTGTTCTAAGTGTTTGAATAAAATCAAGTTTAAGAAGTGATGGCCACCAATGATGAAATAAATTAACTAAAAGTCCTTTAATATGAGACCCATCTACATCGGCATCTGTTAAAATCATTACTTTTCCATAACGTAAATCCTTTGTGTCTTTGTAATCTTTGCCTTGTTTTAATCCAATGATTTGTTTCAAGTTATTAATTTCTTCATTGTTCATCAATTGTGATACAGTTGCATCTCGAATATTAAGCACCTTACCTTTTAAGGGGAAAATAGCTAGACGTTCTGGACCTATGATACTTCTACCCCAAAGTGCAAATGTCATAGCTGACAAACCTTCTGTAAGAATTAAAGTACACTGATCTGATTTTGCAGTTCCACCCCAAAGTGCATCTTCTAATTTGGGAACATAAATTTTGTTCTTTTTCTTGCCATCCGTAGTTTTTGCAAGATCCATTGTTTCTTTCATTTTACAAAATTCTATAATTTCTTCAACAATAGGACTCTTCCATAATTTATCAATAAATTTATCAGATACTTCAACACGACATCCAAAATCCTTAACTTGAGTTGTTAACATTTCTTTTGTTTGACTACTAAATTGAGGATTTACAACTGTAGATCTTAAAAATAAAAAGAATCTTTCCTTAATAATCGCAGGTTTTACATCTTTTAATCGCTTTTTTGTTTCCAAAAGCGTCTTTAGTTTAGAAGTTATTTGATACACAATGTGATCAACGTGTTTACCACCTTGATAAGTAGAATTACCATTCACAAAAGATACTTGTTCAAAATGATCACTTGGTACCACAATCCATTCCCAAACCAAATCGTTTTTACCAACACGTTGTGTAAAACTATCATAAAAAGTCTTTGTTTTTATATTTTCAAAAAAGTAATTACTGTAATCAACAAGACCTTTCCCAGAAAGTTTTTTATCATTTAGAAAAATAGAAACATTCTTATTTGTACACGCAATACAATCATACACTCTCTTGTTAATTAACGCAATGGTATCATCTTCTAAACCTCGCATAAAAAATTTATCATAATCTGGAATGAATGAAATTTTTGTATAACTTTTACCTGAATTTTTTGTAACTTTAGGTTTAGATCTTTTCATCATATTATCATTAAATTCTTGTATAAATTTTAAACCTTGTTCTGAATCTATTGTTTCTACAATAAAACTCTTTGAAAAAATATTTACCAATTTAATACCCAAACCATTTACACCTGCACCAATTCTTTGTTGTGAATCATCATAATTACTACCAGCTAACAAATGACCAAAAATCAATTCTGGAACATAAATATTATGTTCTTTATGTACAACAACAGGTACACCTACTCCATTGTTAAAAACAGTTATTTCACCATTTTCTTTGTTGTAATCAATACGAATTTTATCAACTGTTGAATCTCTATTACTATGATCTAAAGCATTAGTCAAAACTTCATCAAATACTTTTAAAAACCCAGGACTATGTTCAACCATACGTTTAGTCATCTTATCATTATCGCAAACCCACATTTCTTCCAATGTTTTTTTAATTTCTCCAATGTACATATTGGGACGGTGCAAAACGTGTTCACGTTGACTTAATTTTTTATACGTTTCTTCAATCGTTTTTTTCGACATATTACTTTTCTATTAATATCAAAATTATTTCAATTTTTAAACACTGTGGGGGTAATCACGTGTCCTGAGTAAATTGTCTTGGGTATCAAATTCAATATGATTTTTACGTCAATAATTAATATTTTATTTTTTTATTAAATATAAGTAATAGATAATGTCAAAAGCCGTTGTTAACAATAAAATTATTTATCAAAATGTTTACGGATTAGCGGCTAAACACGAGTCTTTTTTAAGTCAAGGTGTCCGTGAAGGTGATTCTCCTATATTTAATAGTTTAACTTTGAATGGTGACGCGACAGTTAGAGGTAATTTATTCGTTGAAGGTAATACAACATTACTTAACACAAATGTAATTGAATTCGAAGATAATATTATATTGTTAAATCGTTTAGAATCTGGATCAGGAGTTACTCTTAATCAATCTGGTATAGAAATATCAAGAGGAATTTCTGAGAATTATAGAATGATATTTAACGAATCAGATGACACGTTTCGAATTGGGTTTATAAGTAATTTAAATCCAGTTGTAACTCGTGAAGAATCCCCTTTGGCAAATGGAATAATGATGTGGAATGATACAACGAAAAGGATAGATTCAAGAAAGGATATATCAATTGATATTTCATATACTTCTACAAAAAATGCTTCTAGTACAACATCTGCATCTATAATTTTATCTGGTGGTTTAGGTATTGAAAAAGATATATGGTCTAATGGGAAACTATATCTTAGAGGATCAAGTATCATATGGACAGATACTTCAAATTCTTTGAATTTAACAAGTAATAATGATATTTACATTTCACCAACAAACAATGTTATCCTTCCTTATAATAAAGGTGTTGTATTTGGTGAAACTACACAAAAATTATACTCGGATTCAGCTACTAAAAATATCATAGTTGAAAGTTCTGGACACTTTGATTTTAATTTAATAGCTGGGAAAAAAATAAGAATACCTAATCAAATACCTATAACATTTTCAACACCATCAGAGCAAATATATGCTGATAGTTCAAACAATATGATGATTGAAAGTAGCGAAGATATTAATCTTGTTCCAGGTGTAAATAGAAAAGTAAATATACCATTGAATACAGGTTTAACTTTTTCGAATGATAATCAACAGATATCTGCAAACTTGAACAATGATTTAACTTTAATTGCTAGTAACAATATAATTATAAATCCAGGACCGACATTAGATGTAAGATTACCTACTGATAATGGTATTAAATTTGGTAATAGTGGTAATCAAAGAATTGTTGCAGATAGTAGTGATGATTTGTATATATCATCTGCTAGTAATATTTATCTAAATGCTAGTAGTAATGTAAATCTACCAAACAATGTTAAAATTGCATTTGGTAATGGATCAAAATATATAAGGAGCACAGTTGATGGTTTAGAAATGAATAGTGACAATGGAAATTTAAATATAATGAATTCAACTATGTCAGTTAATAACACCTCGAATTCTACAAATGCAAGTACTGGATGTGTAACTTTATCTGGTGGTATAGGTGTTGCCAAAACAATTTACACAGAACAAAGTGTAAAAGTGTATTCTGACGACAGTTATAGTTTACTTGTAAAAAGAAATACAGATGACCAGGATATATTTAAAGTAGATTCGAGTGCTAATAGTAATATTAAAATTTTTGGTGGTAATGGATCAAATGTGAGTACAGTAGAAATTACTCCTGATTCTCCTATTGATGCTAAAAGTTTAATTGAATTAAAATCACAGTTTGATAACACTGATGGGTATAAAATTGGTAGGGGATACAATGGTTTAAATAATGGTAGATCTTTTACGATAAATATACCATCGTATACTGATTATGGTAGTTCTGGTAATAAACCTAAATTTTCTATAATGTCGAATAATTGTACAGAAGAATTATTTAGTATAGAAACAGATACTGGTAATATTTTTTCAAAAGGTGGTTTCGGATTAACAGGTACACAAGATGCTGAAAATGCATCTACTGCATCATTTGTTGTATCAGGAGGTCTAGGTGTAATAAAATCATTATTTATAGGTGGAGACTACAAGAGCAAAACAGATTCTACAACTGCCGTGGATATAAAAAATTCTGCTGATGTTTCTGTATTTAGAGTTGATACACAAAATAGAATAACTAAATTGTCTGGTGATTTTAATATAAATGATACAGCATTTGTCGTAAATCAAGATGGTAAAAATGTATCCAATACAATGATAAATAATTTTACAAATACAACAGATACAACTGATATATCAAATGGTGCTGTTGTTGTTACAGGTGGTGTGGCTATAGGAAAAAGTTTACGAGTAGCTGAAATATCGTATTTCAATACAATTGATATGTCAAATACACGAATAACAAATGTACAAACACCAGTTGATTTAAAAGATTGTGCAACAAAAGAATATGTTGATTTAATAAAGCAAGGTTTACTTGTAAAAGATTCAGTTCAAATTGCCACAGTTGCCAATGAAAATTTAAACATTGGGTATAATACAGGTAGTGTTGTAGATGGATATACTTTACAAACAGGTGATCGTATTTTAATTAAAAATCAAGACGATTCCAAGGAAAATGGTATTTATCAAGTTCAAGATAGTGGTTTACCTACTAGAAGTTTAGATTTTAGCGATGGTGGTAATGCATCAGGTGCTTTTGTATTTGTTATAAATGGTAATACAAATGGAGGTCTGGGTTGGATTTGTAATAGTCCAAATAATATGGATACAATCGGAACTGATAATATAACATTTACTCAATTTACTGCGTTGGGAAAAGTAGAAGCTGGTGATGGGTTAACTAAAACGTTTAATCGTTTAGATGTAAATGTAGATGATATAAGTTTGGAAATATCAAGTGATCAGTTGCGTATTAAAAATACAGGTTTAGGCATTGGTATGACTGGTGGTAGTGGATCACCTATAGAAACTTCATCTAACCAATCACACGTTACTAAATTGGGGACTATTAATACGGGTATCTGGCAAGCTTCTTCAATTCAAGTGCCTTATGGTGGTACAGGTGTGAATAGATTTACACAGGGAAATATTTTGTTTGGAAATGGTTTAAATCCTGTAGGAACAAATTCAAAGTTTTATTATGATAACACAAACACTCGGTTAGGTCTTGGTACAAATTCACCTAGTTCAAATTTACATATAGCTCATTTGTCAAATGTTTCAATCTTATTAAATGCAGACTCTGAGGGAATTACGTCAACAGCGAAACCAGAAATAATTTTCTCGTATATAAACGATATAAAATCCTATATTGGATTATCTAGGGGTCCAAATGAATATGCAAGTAATATTTATCAAGAATCACTTGTAATAAGTCATGACAAATTGAATACAACATCTGTGATACAATTTGCTACACAAAGACAAAATAGAATGACTATTTTATCAAATGGAAATGTAGGTATTAATACATCAAACCCTTCAGCTAGATTACACGTTGTGGGTACATGTATTACAACTGGTGTCAATGAATTTAGATCAACTATTGATTCCACGAATGTTTCAAATGGTTCAGTTGTCATTTCTGGAGGTATAGGTATATCAAAGTCAGCAAATATAGGAGGTCCATTGCGTATTTATAATACAACTCCAACAACAAGTCTTAATGAAGGTGCTGTTATTATAGATGGTGGTTTGTCTATTAAATCAAATCAAAATTCTATAAATGTAGGAAATGGAGGTGCTTTAAATGTGGCTGGTGGTGCTTCTATTAATGGTGACTTGTATGTAGGTGGATCAATCAATGGTAGTGGAAGTAGTTCTAGTACATATGCATATTTGACATTAACTGCAACTGATGAATCTGTAAACTTTTCAACTGGTTCATTAATAACATTTGGTGGTGTTACTATTCAATGTGCAACAAATGCAACTAGTTTAACATCTGGAGGAGCTATTTTGTCAGAAGGAGGTGCAAGTTTTGGTGCAGACATTTACATAGGAGGTGACAATTACTTTTACGGTACTACAAATTATTATGGTGAAGGTGATATCTTGGTCTTTTATGACACAAATGCCAAGAGACGTTATGACATTAATAGAGATAGTACAAATAACTTTAGTTTAAATAGATATGATCCTGATGAGACGTTTATTGAACGAACATTTGAAATCGATAACGCTACTGGTTTTATAAAGTTTTATAATAAAGAGGCTAGTCTATCATCTACTTATGCATCTATGATTTTAACAGGGGGATTATCAATAAATGTAACATCAAATGCTACAAATATATCAAGTGGTGGTGCGTTGAGTATAAGAGGTGGATTAAGTGTAATCAAAAATGTTTTTATAGGTGGAGATACTCGTATTACTTCAACAACAAACAGTGCATTGATAGTGGAAGGTGGTGTGAATATTTACAAGGACACTAATATAAATGGATCTCTTACGACAGATTCGACATTCTATTATGATGGCAATGGTTCTTTATTATATCTAGAAAATACGTCAGGAAGTACTCTATGGCATTATTTTGGACAAATAAACGATTCAAGTAGTGTTTCTTATTGCGAAATTGATTTTTGTAATGGGTCTAATGTTTATGGGTTAAAAGTAAATGTTTCAGTAAACGATGCTACTTGTAATGTATCACATAATTATTATGGAACGAGTACATTTGATAATATAAATAATATACAAGTTTTTATATACAAGGACAATACAACAGGATTCCATTTGTTCACAAAAACACCATCATCTAGTTCTACAAATATTAATATTATTGGGAAAACTGGTAATCGTTTTTACGTAGTATCAGAAGGTTCTGGAACTGATCCTGATGGAAGTGTGAGTTCATACAGTGGTAGTTGGTCTTTTATTTACAAAACATCACAAGAAAGTAATATGAATTATACATTTGGAGATGTTGTTATTGAAGGATTAAATTTCAATGTAGCAGACAACTTTCCAGTAATAGGTTATAATAATAAAAATGCTACGGGTTCAAGAGATTTAGGGGTAGCTTTCCAAAGATATCAATCATCAAATGATGTTGGTACAGGAGAATTGGTTACAGATGATTATATTTTATTTGATTCTATTCCGAATCAATCAACTGTTACATCAACTCAAATTAAATTTAGTAATTCATTAGAAGCAATCGACGAATATTATACAGGTTGGTGGATAAAAGTAGGTTCTGGTGCAAATATAAATCAAGTAAGAAAAGTTGTTTCTTATAATGGTTCACAACGTATTGCAACAGTAAATTCACCTTGGACATCACAAAATCCATCTAACGGTGATACTATTTACTTTTATAATTCACAATATGTATCATTTTATTACAATGATACGTCAAAAAGTTTTCAAACAGTTTACAATACACGTGATCCTATTACTAAAGCGATTACAAGTTATGATTACGTTGACTTGACTACAAATAGAATTATTTTGTCTAGTACAGAATCGAGTATAAATGTATCAAATGGTAGTTTAATAACACGTGGAGGTTTAAGTATACGAAATACAGTAAATTCATCTAGTTCTACATCAGGTGGTTCAATTACTACATTGGGAGGAGTTGGTATTCGTAAATGTTTAACTGTAGGAGATAATATAGCTATAGGTACTGATGGATTTACACCTACAGAATCATTGCATATAAAACAAAATAAATCGAGTATCGTTTTAGAAAATTCTGGTTCTGTTTCTTATATAGATTTTGTAAGATCAGGAGATCAAACACATTATGGAATTTTATCGGATAATAACTCATTTTCTTTGACACTATCAACATCTGGATCAACACCTGATTTGTCAAATAAAATAGTTAGTTTAAACGATACAGGATATGTTGGTATAAATACGACAACTAATATCAACAGTCCTTTGACCTTGCGATCAGGAAATTTCATTTCTGTTGATCGAAATGATTCTTATATTGGATTTTTAGGTGGGTCTGGTAATCTAAATGATACATCAAGTTCAGGAAGAATGGTTTTATATGGTAATAGTGCAACTGGTAGTATAGGAAACGTAGTTATATCATCTGGGACATCTGGGTCAGTGTCCATTTGTACAAATGATGATACTGCGCGTCTTAATATTGATAAAACAGGCACAGTTCATATTCTTGCAACTACTACATCAAAAAGTAGAACGAGTGGTGCATTGGTTTTATCTGGTGGTGTATCAGTAGGATGTACAGAAAATTCAAATAGTTTTACATCAGGAGGTGCTTTAACAGTTGCTGGAGGTGCATCTTTTATGAAAGATATTTTCGTTGGTGGTAATATTTACGTTACTGGTAATTTAGTGGCAACTGGGTCTACTGTTGCTCCAGATATCACATTCATAAACGAATTGAATTGTAATTTAACTGGATATGGTACTAATAAATTAATAACAATTGGACAAGAAGCAATTTTTTCATTTGCCGTATGGGTCACACCAAACAATGCAAGTGAAAGTTGTCAAATAGAGTTTAATTTACCTGGAAAAGAGAATGGTTTTGCAAATAGATACGAGTTAATAGGTAGTTGTACAGGTTACACAGATGATGATGAAATGATACCATTATTTAATGTACTTTGTGTAGGTGTTAAAAATGAATCAAGAGGACTAGTAAAATTCCAAAGTGTATCAACTGGTATACATTATTTTACCGTTATTTGTAGATATACATTCTAAAATACATTCTAAAAGAAATTTTAATTTAATTAAACATATCAATATTTAATTAAAGTAAATTTTAACGCATCTCGTCGCGTAGTTTGTGCATAACAGTTGATCGTTTTCTTGAACTTAATACTATTTCTACAAATCGTTTCCATTTTTGAGATTTTTGTAACTTGAGAGCAAATGAAATCATAGCATCCAATTTAGGTTTTCCTAAATTCTTAAAGTCATGTTTTTTGGCAACGTTTTTTATGTCAGAATGCATTCTTAATTTGAATTTTTCTAAACCACAAGATGTAGTTACTTTTCTTATAAAATCTTGTCCTAAAGCAACAGCTAAATTTTTAGCGAAATTTGCTTTCCATGGCATAATTTGATAATATATATTGAAATCCTTACAACAACTAATAATATCTGTAACACTTTGATCTCCTGTTATTAAGACATCTGGTAAACAATATTTAAATAATCCAGTGTATTGATCATATGGTAAAGGTGTAATGTCAGCTCTCAATGTTAATGTACTTGGCAATGTTTTAATAGGTTCCTTTGTTGTTTTTATAACTACATTTTTATAATAACCTTCACTTTTAATATAAGCGAACAACTTTTCTAATTCTTCTTTGTCTTCTAATAAATGAGGAGGAATCACGACATCTAATTTATTATGTTTTTTATGATATTTTTTACACATTAATTTGATGAAATTACTAAAACATTTAGCCACGTTTACTCTATAATCTCTTGTTAAATGTACCATCAAATATGGATTTTTTAAACGAAGTGTTTTTGCAAATTTAAAATCTGTTATCAATAATCCACTTAAACCCTTACCAATACCAGTTGGGAAATCATACTTTTTTGGTTCTGGTGCATTATATTCGGAAAACAAAACTGTATTAAAAGGATTTGCATACGGTAAAAAGTTTTTAACTATATTTTTATTTGGTTCATAATCAGTTCCTATCCAAGGAGTAACCATTATCAAATCGAATTTATATGGCATTTTTGCACGTTTTTTAGGTTTACCTGATTCATCTATGTCATAGATCTTCATAGTTTTTAAATTTTCACATTCTACATAAGTACGACTTCCAGGGGTTTTCAAACAATATACGTTTTTTAAACCATTTTTAATAAATGGTGCAGGTTTTGTTGTTATCATTGTACAATCAATACCATACCATTCTTTTATAAATTTATGCATTTTTAATGCGAATACAATATCACCATAACCATAACAAGGATGACATATTAATGCTATACGCAATTTATCATTAATTCTCGAGGAAGCTTTTAATCGTTTATCCATCATTATCCTCCACGGAACTTCATACAATTGTTTGTATTGTCTTACTTTGCTAACAGTAGTTAAAATGTCTTCCATTATATATATATACAATATTTTTTTATTCAGTATAATTGTTAATGTTAATTATATAATTGTTAATGTTAATTATATAATTGTTAATGTTAATTATATAATTGTTAATGTTAATTATATAATTGTTAATGTTAAATGTATTATTCAATTTGATTGATGAAATGTAATAATTTTTCATTTACAGTTATTTTTACTGGATTAAATGACTTTAAATGCAATCCAGATAAAGAACGAACTCGACTTAAAGCAACATAAACCATATGATTACAAAAACAATCAGACAAATCTAAAACTGCACTATCTAATGATAAACTCTGAGATTTATGAATTGTTATACTATAAGATAACATTAAAGGTATTTGTTTACAAATTATTTTTGCGTTATCCATTTCTAATTCCCATTCTACACGATTTATAATTTCTGTAACACCATTATCGAAACTTACACGAACTGTATCTGTAAATAAGTCAACAACTGTACCAATTGAACCATTTACCAGACCAGATTCTACATCCAAATTTTTAATTAACAAAACACGACATCCCTTTCTTAAGACTAATGATTCTATTCCCTTTTGAATAAATTGACTTTTTAATTCCTTACATAACATTTCACAAGTATCTTTGTCACCGATTTTACTATAAATTGTATCATAATGATGATCTTTTTCATTTATCATATCTAGATAACGATTGTTAATTTGTTGAGCTTTCCAATTACTACTAACAAGATGTACGTGTTTTGTAACATCATCGCAGGTTTTGTTTTTTAATAAACGTGTTTTTAATACATCAATATCATTTTGATTGTAATTTCCCTTTCTTATTCTCATTAAGATATCTATATACTCTTTATCACTACTTTGACGAAAATTTTCTTTTAAAATAACTATAGACTTTTCAAATAATTTTTTAAATACATCACTTTCAATAATTAATCTATTATCACCATTCGTGTTTGAAAAAACAGTTTCTAATTGTAAAAAATCACCTGTTAAAATTATTTGAACTCCACCAAAAGGTTTTTTTGATCTCTTTAAAATCTGAAAAATACTATCAATCTTTTCAAATATAGCAGCAGACAACATACTTATCTCGTCAATAATAAGAATATCAGTTCTACGAATACGATCTTTAATAGCTATCTTGTATCGTAAACGTTTAACTAACAATTCTAATGAATCCTCACCTGTACCAATACCCATAAAACTATTAATTGTTATACCACCAATATTATAAGCTGAAATTCCAGTTGTTGAAGTAATGTACATCATTTTGTTGGGATTATTATTTTTTACGTGTTTGTAAAATTCTTTTACTAATCTAGATTTCCCAGTACCTCCACTACCTAATATTAACATTGATTCTCCACGTTTAAATTTATCAAATGCATCTTTTTGTGTAGTTGATAAATCTAAATCATATTCAATAGGAATATTACTACCTGTTTTACTATTATGATCAACGAGTAAATCTTTTATCTTACTCAACATATCATCAGCAAAATTAGCATCTGTTTGTTCTTTTGTTTGTTTGTAAAACGACATATCTTTTTTTAATAATTATATATTATTCAGTTTTTTACAATAACGCTATTAAAAAACTGGACTAAAATAAAAAATAAAATTCAATCAACTAACGTATATACCATTAGACAATAAAATCCACGACCCCTGGTTATTATCACTTTGAGCATCAAATAACAATTGTGCACTTTGACCTTGTCTTTTAAATGTTAATCTTGTTGCTTGTGAAGCTTGATTTAAAGGATTAGGTGTAATCAATTTATTATTTCCGAAAACAACAGTATGTGAAGATCCAATTCCCATAGAACTACATACTAATATTTTTAATGTACCATCTGGTATATTTGCACTATTAGATGGCATTGTACCACAAGAACTTGTGTAATTTGGACCAGTTACTGAAAATAAAGAAACTATAAAAGATGTACTTGGATTTCTTGTTTGTAAACCAGCAGATGATAAAGTGTATCTTTCAAATGTATATGCCAAGGAACTTGATAACGTTACATTTGCAAAATTTGCTGACACCGTATTACTTAAATTTGTAAATCTACCAGATTGAGCAGTATTAACACCTATAGGTGTTCCGTTAATTGTCCCACCTGATATTTGGAAATTACTTCCAACTACAGCATTTGAACCAGCAGTTACACTTCCATCCAATATAAAACCGTTTAATCTATTCGTAAATACCTTGTTTACCTCTATATCACTCAAATCACCCGTTACAATATTATTATTTATAGTAGCATTCTTATAATAAGTCCATCTCTCTGTACTATTTTTAAAACCAAAAAACCCAGTTTTATAACCCAATGTTCCAGATGTTAAACTCACATTACCAACTGTACTCCAATAATTTACTTGAATACCAACATCTTTACCTTGGTACGTTGTTAGTTTACTTTTTACAGTTCCACCTACTCCACCACTTTTTGTCAAGATTCCACTGTAAACAATTACAAAAGATTTATTATCTAATATCTGAGAAATGACATATGTCCCATCAACACTAGGTGTACTTAATGTGTTTCTTAACGTAACAAAATCACCTAGTACTAAATTATGATTTTGATCTACTGTAATTTTAATATTTCCTATTGTACTAATATTATCTATAGATTGAATATTCCGATATTGTGATGTACCTAATGGTAAGATGTAATTATTTATATCAAAGTCTGAACCTACTGCTGCATTTAAAGATCCCAATATATTAATATTACCAGTAACCGTGAAATTAGTAGTGTTAATACTAATACCAGAATACCCATTTAGTAATAACTGTTCACCGTCACTTATTATACTATTTCTCGTTGATCCAAAACCTAAAAATGTATAAGTAGGAATCATTACATTACCAGATGAATATTTAGGATACATTTCTATATTACCAGCAGAATTCACCATTTGCAAATTATTACTTGTATTCTTTACAAGATAAGTTTCATTACCTAAATACAAAGGAGTATTTGTAGGAAATTTAACTGAACTATTTCCATCTGTTGGTGTTAAAAATGTTATATCTTTACTTGAAGTTATTTGTAAATTACCTACAGTAGTTGCACTTATAGAATTTAATGTAGAACCAAAATTAAGATTGCTATTGTAAGGTAAAGATACATTACCACTACTTAAATTCATATTACCTCCAGTTACAATAATATTTAAACGCCCTCCAGAAATAGTATTCACGTTTGATATAGTACCGTTTGCTAGATCAAGATTTGTTAGATATCCATTCCCAAATTGAACATCGCCATAATTACCAGAATATACTTCATCAAGATTGGTACCATTCCTTATAAATACAAATCTACCCAAACTATTTTTATATCCGAAAAACCCAGTCCTTGATCCATCTATGGTAGCCCCATTATTCCATTTAAATTCAATACCTCTATCTTTAAAGTCATCAATAAGTGGTCCTGTTACTCCACCTAATGAAAAGATAGGATCTTGTATATTCGTTATAGTACTGTAAATAGTAGATGTAGTACCATTAATCTGAACATTCGAGTTTAATATAATAGTACCAGAACCACCCAAAGCAGTCAATGACATATTACCATTAGAATCAGCTGATATAGAATTTGATGTAGAACCAAATGACAATGGTACATTATATGGTATTTGAACTTTTCCATTACTCTCTAACATTATACTACTACTACTAATATGAACTCCACTAGTCCCTATAATATTAACAAAACCAGAACATCCAATAATCGTCCTAACATTTGCTATTGTACCACAATTCATATCTAATTGACCAGAGCCAGCAAATGAAATTGTATTCTTTAAATATAAACTATCAAACTCTGCGTTGCCAATTGTTCCAGTAATCACTTCACTAGTATTAATTGCATCAGAATAATATGTAAATCTTTTTGAATCGTTTTTCCAACCAAACCACCCCTTTTTCAATGAACCAATTGTTGATAGTAAATAATTATATTCAACACCTCTATCTTTATTATCGTAAGAATTATAGTCTGCTAATGATATGATAGGATCAGTTAATCTCACATTTTCCGTTTTTATACTTAATAAACTACCAGATGTACCATTTATTATCATTGTTCCAGTTGATATATTCGCATTCGTATTTATTATATTAAGAGAACCAGATTCGATAAATGTAGATGCTGAAGTTATTGTAATAGAACCTGAAACTGTTTTATTTACAATATGTAAATTTGAAGAAGTATCAGAAACTATATACCTAGTTAGGTCATTAGAGAAATTAAGAAAAGTTCCAGTTGTGATGTTTATATTATTTGTTGCACCTAAATTTATTGTATTGGCATTTTTCACATCTATATTATTAACAATTCCGCCATTAATAACTAAATTATTAGAATCATCATATCTAATACTATTAGACGTTCCTGACATTCCAAATACTAACCATCTTGTAGGCAAAACTCTTACATTTCCATTTGTAGAATATAAATTAATATCGCCATTGTATGATTGTAATAATATGTTTCCATTTGAACTAGATATGTTTACATTACTTGTGGCAATTTCATTTAAAGAACCAGAATTTGTCAATAAAGTTATACCATTTGTACTTCCGTATAATATTTCTGTATTATTTCCAAACTGAATATTTGACGAGATATTATTACCATTTGTATTTGGATTTATTATAATATTACCAGATGTTGTAGTCAAGTATAAATCTTTGTTTGATGTTACAATTAAGTTTCCTATTGTATTTGAAGATATTCTTTGTGACCCAACTGATGTACCATCAAATGAAATATAACTTTGGACAGGTATACTTATAGAACCATTTGATTGTGTTAATAATCTAATGTTTTTTGAACCTGTTAAAAGTAAATTTGCAGAAGTACCTTCACTTATTTTACTTCCAGATGACCCAAAAGATAATGGGATATTATTGGGTATATATATATCATTATTAGAAATTAAAGAAATCCTTGATCCACCTGTAATATTTAAAAAATTTGTTGCGTTAACGTTTATTGTTCCAGAACACCCAGTTATAGTCTTAACATTTAAAATAGAACCACAATTTAAATTTAAACTACCACCAGAATTGATAATAAGATTTGTTGTAGAAATATCACCAATATCAAATGTACCTACATTTCCTGTAATATTTTCATTTGTATTTATAGCATCAGTAATCAGAGTGAATTTATTACTATCAACTTTGTAACCAAACCAACCTAATTTCATTGAACCACTAGTTGCATCGTAATAACGAAACTCTATACCTCTATCTTTTGAATCAGGACTAGTTATAGTATAATCTGCAATTGTCAAAATTGGATCTGTAAATTTTGTATTTGTTGAGTCTATTCTAGTTAACGATCCAGATATATTTACATTTGAAACTATATTTATTGATGAATTATCATAGTTTATATAACTGCCATTGGTTATATAACTTCCATTTGTACTCTGTGCAAATTGAATACGAGTTTTTTCTGGTATCATAATGGATTTTGACGTAGGGATTGAGAAAATGGTATCACCCTGACTTGTTATTAATAAACTACTAGTATTACCAGAAATCGAATTTGTTGTACTACCAAATATTAGTTCTGTATTGGTTGGTATTTTAACAAATGACTCTGTGTTTAAAATAATATTTGTATTTGGAGTTTTATTATAATTACCAGTTGTTATTGTAGTACCAGTTGTTATATTAGGAATTATTCCAAATTTTTGATTTGTATATAATGTACCAATAGTATATGAACCATTTAAACTACCAGCGCTCGTAATTGCAATAACATCACCCGATTTTAAATTATGGGTATTATATGTAGAAATTATGGTATTACCTGTAGTTGTAAGTATACTAGAGATGTTTACATTAATTGGTGTTTGTGTTATTAATTCAATGTCTCCATTTGTTGTAGTAAATGTTTGTTTGTCGTAACTGGATACATTATATGAACCTCTACTTGAAAAAAGTACAATATTATCATTTGTTATTAAAGTAGAACCGCCACTTGTAAATTCACTATAATAACTACCAGTTGAAGTACTAATATACATTGGACCATATACATAAACTGCACCATAGCCATTTGGGTGTAAATTTATACTACCATCTAAATTAGTTGCTCGAATATAATTTTTACAAATTTCTAAATTACCTAAATATGAACATTGATTTACACGTAAATCCGCATTGACTATATTAAAATCTGTCTCTGTAGGATCCCACTCTACATATGAAATAAAATTTTGACTAATAAACTTTACCTTATTATTTGTGTATAAATCACTAAAATATCCAACATTAGGTCCTTCTGCACCAATGACAGTGTTAAAAATTTGAGAATCTTTTATAACAACGTTTTGAAAAACGCCATCTTCAAATAAACCTGCTATATTAATAGATTCTAGTTGTAAATTTGTAGCAGTCAATGTTTCAAATGAACCAAAATTTGAAGACACCGTCATACCTTTTAAAGGTTTTGTTGATCCCTTCATCGATAATTGATTACTCATTTTATTTACTCTATTATTTGTAAATAAAAATAAATTGTAATTTCACCGTTAATTATACTCGTTACGTAAAGATTAATTACGTAAAGATTAATTACGCAAACATTAATAATGTAAATCCTAAAGTTGTAAATACATCTATTGTTTGACCTATTGTATACAATAAGATCATCTTCCAATTTTTAATTATTAAACGTTTTAAAATATATAAATCTATATCTAAACCTATTAATATAAATGATATATTTGAAAACCATTCTGATACTATAAAACAATCTTGAGTTATCATTTCTCGTAAATTGTTTTGTAATAAAGATACTATAATACAAATACTTAAAAATCCAATAACAAATTTAGGAAAACGTTCCCATAAAATACTTGGTTTTATAGATTTGTACCAAAAACTTGTTACTACCAATAAAATAGGTCCTATGATAATATTTTGTAACATTTTTAATACAACAGCACTATTCAATGCAGTTTTATCCAATAAACTTGCAGAGGCTATCACTGCCCCAGTAGAATCAACTGTACCACCTATCCATATACCAGACACTACTGAACTTAAACCATAAATGCGTGATATAGCAGGAATTCCATTTATAAATGGAATAGTAAACAATGAACTTATGGTAATAGATGCATTTGTATGTTCCTGTTCTGATTCTATAATATCTGATATAGCCATTATTGCAGAACTACCACATATAGATAATCCAAAACTTATAAGCAATGTTCTCGTTTTATCTAGACGAACAATGTAAATTCCAATACAATATACCAACGATAATAACAGTATAGTTTCAACCCACGCTACAACAATACCACGAGATCCGAGTTTTAAAATTTCTTGAATATCAATTGCAAATAATACAATACCTGTTTTTATAAAAAATTCCATAGACATCAATCTTTTTATATAATGTTCTGCGTCTCTCCATATAATTCTAATAAAACATCCTAATATAATACACCAAAAAGATGTACCTAATCCTAATTTTTTTAATATTGTAAAAGATCCAATAATCTTTGAACAAAATAATATAACGAATACAAATATATAAAAAGGGTAGTTTATCTTTTGTTTTAAACAAAAATGAGATACACTTACTGTTATCAATGTAAACACTATTAAACAACATAAAGTCACACTATATGGTACTAATTGTAACCGTAAATCATCAAATGTATACCACGATTTTAAATCAATCGGACCTATTTCTCCAAATACTCTTAGTGTAATCAAGAGACAAAACCAGATATAACCTATCCATACAGGCCAAAATTCTTTGTTATTAAAATTAAACTCCCAAAGGGAGTTACATTGCATTATATTATTAGGTATCGTTATAATAATCAATTTTATTCAAAATTGTGTTTGAATTTTGAATAATTTTTTTATTCGACAATATTTCTGATATATGTCTCATAAGATTCTGATTTAGTTGTAGGAAATCTTGGAATACCAGAATCAGTGAGTTCAAAGTATTTGACTTGAATTCGTTGTCCAATAAATTCTTTTCCACGTTGGTAAAGTTTATTACGTTCTTCTCTTGTACCCTTTGGCCTAACATTGAATTTGTCACCGTTTTCATTTATACAAATCCATATAATCAAGTCTTTGTTAGAAGCAGTGTCTTGTTCGTGAGTAAAACCAACAATTTTGTATTCGGAATCTATAAAATCTTTGAACTTTAAAAGGTCTTGTGATCTAGCTTTGCAACGATATTTACCAGATACAGTTCTTACAATACTTCCTTCATAAGAGTCCTTAATAAAAACCAAGTGTTGATCTTTGACTTCATTTTCTGATGATGCAGTACAAGTTTCTACTAAACGAATGTGTTGAAATGAATTCTTGCTAAAAAAGTTTTTAAGAAAATCCAAACGTTCAGTGTAAGTCTTTGTTTTATCGACATAATCATAAACGTGATATTCAATCTGTTCAAGTTTTTTGTAGTCTGATTCATTGAGTTTCTTTTTTCGGAGCATCCCAAGATGTTCAAATACTCCTCCGTGTTGATACAATTCACCATCGAGAATAACAGTTTCCTTGATAGAACATAGTTCCTTGTATAAACCATTATGTTTAATAGCATCAAATGGTTTACCCTGTCTTGAGTTACAAGACTTGTTTTGGCTATTAAATATCATTCTGTAACCATCAAGTTTTGGTTGAATGTATACAGGATACTTTATCTTGTGTTTGAATTTTTGAAAATCAGAGGCTAACATTGGGAAGACTACGACTGATTCACTTTCTGAATCAGATTCACTTTGAGAAAATTTATCCAATTCGCCAGAATTATTTTTAGAAAATTCTTGTTCAGTCTTTTTCTTCCATTTAGATTGAGCTTCAAGAACAGCTTGTTCAAAATGAGTTGTTTGATTTCGTTTGCCAATATTTTTTCCAAGTGTGATTTTTTTTGTACCTTTAGTCATTTTTCCTGACACGTATCCGTATTCGATTTCAATAACGGAATGATCACCATTATTAATTACAAGAATATTCCATTCTTTTGTTTTTCCTTTAACATCACTACCGAAAAGTTTTGGGAAGGCGCGAATTTGATTAGTATTCATATTACTATTAATAATCTCACAAAAAAAATCACTTTTTTATACGCTAGTAAATGGTCTAGATGTAAGGACGTTTACTTGTTCTTCTTCGGATAATTTAGTGTTTCCAGTATATGCATATGCTAATTTATTATCAAGAAGGTGCTTTGATAAAGAATGGATATACCCATTATTGTTAAAATAAATATCAGCAAGTAATCTGCCATATTTGTCAAAATCATAACATTGTAAATCTACTATGATCAAATTTGTATCTAATATTTTTCGTATTTCATTTTTTGGTATGCTACTAATATAACTAGGGTCATTTGTTATCAAACGTAATAATTCACAACGCGCTTCTAAAGCCAATCGTTTATTTTCTTCATTCTTACTTTTTATTTCACATGTATCTATTCCCATAATTCTAACATTATATTTGTAATAACTTCCAAATAAGGGTAGTATAATAATTAAACTATCTCCATCTATAATATCAACTAATCTTCCTGTTAATGAAGTACCGTTTAATGTAAATTGATTTGTATTATTAAAATTGTATTTTGAAAATTCGTTCAGGTTGTTAGTGTTAGTGTTTTCTTCCATAAGCGTTGCTATTATATTTTGTATATATATTATTTTTTGTATAGCGTTGCTATTATTTTTTGTATAATGTTGTTACCGGTGGTATTATTTTTTGTATAGCGTTGCTATTATTTTTTGTATAACCTATTGTGATTTAATAAACGATATTTAAAGTTATTTTACTATAATCTATTATTAACATAACTATGAATGGGTCTGGTTTGGATACAAAAGAGCATATTAAAAAAAACTATAAACAAATGTTAAAAAAGGCCAATGATTATATATCATTATCAATTGATACAAATGATGTTCGTAAGATGCAGGAACATAGGATGAATGCTATGAATATTCTTGAGAAAGTTGTTTCTATTTTTGTTGTGACGGATTATTTATTAATTGATAGTAAACCAGATATTCCTGAAAGTATTTACTATGATTCTTATTTTACACTAGGTACTTTATATAAGTCGTATGTAGAAATAGAAATCCAAAATGAATTAGCATTACTGAAAAAGAATGAGATTAATCGTGTACATAATGATAAAAAAGATTTATCACATTTGGAACAAATGTTTCAAAAGGCTTTGGGTTTTTTTATAATGATTCTTAGAGTTCGTTTTGAAGATTCGAATGCGTTAAAACAGATTATTAGTATATATACTCAATTGTGTGCAATGAATCAAGATCTTAGTAAATGTTTAAATTATCTTCAAGAGGCTTTATTATTTGTATCGAATAATCCAACCATTCATTATAATTTAGGTTATATTTATCAAAGATTTAACCGTGTAGAATTGAGTATTATTCATTATAAGATTAGTTTAGGATTATTAGAGAATGCTCGTCCAGAAAATGAGCAAGTGGAAATGGAGAATAAATCTTTAATTGTAAATAACTATAATGGAATTTCTTGTATCTATCGTTCTTTAAAACAATGGCCAGAAGCATTACATTATTTAATACAAGCTGAACGAGTGGATCGATTGGATCCAGATATTCAAAATCAATTGGGTGTTGTATATACAGAGATGAGGCGTACTGATTTAGCAGAAATAGCATATAATCGTGCAATTAAAAATCATCAAAGGGCGATAATATCTACTGATAAAACATTTTTGTTATCTGAATTGCATTTAAATTTAGGTCATATGCATTCATATAATGGTGACAATCATAAATCAGTTGACAACTATAATAAATCTTTAAAGATATGTCCCAAGTTTAATTTACCTTTTCAAAACAAGATTATGAACTTGACTTATCTGTTTGATCAATTAGATGATAAAATGTATATAACAAATCAACATAAATTGGTAAATAAATTATACAAAAAAAATGATATTGGTTACGATTTTACGAATCTTGTAAAGATTGGTGGCAAAATTAATGTAGGTATTATTTCTGGTGATTTTGTAGATCACCCTGTTAGTTTTTTTATTAGTACATTTTTAAGAAATTTTGATAGTGATCGGTTTAATTTGACGTGTTATTCTGAATGTATTATCAATACAAGTGTGTATAATAAAAAACTACATTTTAAGACTATTAAAAATTTATCTTCACAACAGGCGGCTGATATGATATACGGTGACAAGATTCATATTTTGTTTGATTTAGCTGGACATACTGCATTTAATCGTTTAGATATATTTTCTTTAAAACCAAGTCCTATCCAAATTACGTATATTGGTTATCCGTTTACAACTGGGTTAAATGAAATGGATTATAGGATTACAGACAGTATATGTGATGGTGATTTTAGTGTTTCACAAGAGTTTTATACTGAAAAATTAGTAGCTTTAAAAAATTGCTTTTTGTGTTATGATCCAACTGTTATCAAGAATACTGGAGAATGTATTTTACCAAAAAACGATGTACCTGCAAGAAAAAGAGATTCTTTTATTAACATTGGTTGTTTTAATCGTTTAAACAAAATTACAGATGACCTTGTCAAATTACTTAATACTGTACTTTTACAAAACGATAAAACACGTATATTTTTTAAAACAAAAGCGTTAATAAACAAACGAGTATCTTCTGATTTTCTTGGGAAATTTGACAAACGAGTTAGAAATAGAATAGTTGTGATAGATTGTACTATATCTCACGAAGATCACGTTTTAACGTACACTAATATTGATATAGCTATAGATACATTTCCTTATTCTGGTACAACGACGACATGTGAAGCTTTATATATGGGAGTACCAGTATTTTCATTTTATGATTCAAAATATTATTTCCATCCTCAAAATGTTTCTTGTAGTATTCTTAAAAATAGTAATTTGGATGAATACATTGTATATGATCAATCAGAAATTCATGATAAAATAAAAAGATTAGTTGAAAAATCAGATGATGTTGATTATTGGAGAGATTTAAGAAACGATGTCAAATCAAAATTTTCAAATGGTCTAGTTTGTAATAAAACAGAGTATATGAATAATTTACAAAATGTGTTAGAGAATTTGTATAATGAAAATAAAAAGTAAAAACGGGGGGTTAAACTCCCAAATGGAGTTTTAATTTTATATACAATATGTAAACTCCCAAATGGAGTTTTAATTTTATATAAGTTGTTTTTCGTATATAAAAAATATTATATAATATTATATAATATAATGTCAAAACAAGAACACGCAAAAGATATACGTAAGATTTTTGGAAGTGTAAAAATATATAAGAGTGCTGTAGATGATTGGGTTACTCTACATTCACCTGAAATAGGTGATATTAAACATTCAGTGCGTTCAGATGATCACGTAGGGTGGTTGAAATGCGATGGTAGAGCGCTTAATCGTGGTACTTATGGAGATTTATATGCTGTAATCGGAACTAGTTTCGGAGTTGGTGATGGAACAGTAACATTTAATTTACCAGATTCAAAAGGACGTGTACTAGGTGGTGTAGGTTCAGGTGCAGGTCTTACTGCTAGAACAACAGGTGCAAAGGTTGGTACTGAAACTCATACTTTAACCATCTCAGAAATGCCATCCCATAGTCACGATGTTACGGACCCTGGGCATTCGCACGGTTATGTAAATAATGCTACTAACCTAAATGTACATACTTTAACTACACAAAGTAGTGCAGCAGATAGTACAGATGTAACTGCAACTACTGGTAGTTCTATTACTAATATTACTATAAATGCTACTGGTGGAGGCCTTGCTCACAACAATATGCAACCAACTTTATTTATTGGTAACGTTTTCATTTTTGGTTCTCATCAAATCTAAACTAACTTACTAAAATAATAGATTAAATTATATAATAGATTAAATTATATAATAGATTAAATTATATAACAGATTAAATTAAACTCCCAAATGGAGTTTAATTTTAAAAGAACCTTTAAAGATGGAGATGGTTAGAAAATTTATATTTAATTTGTTTTATAAATTGTATTTAAATATATAATATATATTCTTATTATTCTTATATTGTGTTTGTTTTTGACAATATTAATATTAGCAGATTTTAATGGATGATATTAAAAATTTAATAGGGACAACAATAAATAAATATACTATAACAAGATATATTAATTCAGGGTCTTTTGGAAATGTCTTTGAAGCTGTTCATAAAATATCAGGGGATAAAGTTGCTTTAAAAATACCAATAAAGACAAGTGAAAGAGATGGTTTACCATCGATATTATCAGAAGCGAGAATATATAAACATATAGCGAATCCTGAACGTGGTATTGCAAATATGAAAATAATAAAAAATAAGGAGCAAAAGATTATAGTTATGGATTTGTTAGGATCTAGTTTAGAATCTTTATTACATACACATAAGAAATTTGGTATGAAAACGATTATTTTGCTAGCAATGTCAATGATAGATATTATGAAACATATTCATAGTTGCGGGTATATACATAGAGATATTAAACCTGACAATTTTGCAATAGGATATGAATCTTCTTCTAAATTATATTGTATTGATTTTGGATTATCTAAAAAATTTTTAAAGAAAAATGGTAACCACGTAGACTTTTCTGATAAAAAACGGTTCTGTGGAACTGCTAGATATGCAAGTATAGCAGCTCATACGAATAAAGAACAATCTAGAAAAGATGATTTAGAATCGATTGCGTATATATTGATTTACATGTATAAAGGAAAGTTACCGTGGCAAGGAATAAAACATAAGGAAAAGAAGGAAAGATATAGACTAATAGGTGAAAAAAAACAAGAGGTAACCGTTGAAGAATTATGTGAGGGAATGTCAAAAGAATTCGTCGTATTTTTAAAGTACGTTAGAAACCTTGATTTTGATGAAAAACCTCATTATTCTGCTTTGAAAAAGATGTTTTTAAAATTGTATAAATCTAGGAATTATAAAAATGATAAATTAGAATGGGAAAGCGTATAAAATAATCGTTCAAAATAGTATTTAAAAATAATTATATTTAGTATAATATAAATATTAAGATGAATATTTTAATTAAAAAGAACCCAAATGAACTTATTACACCTGAATCAATTAACTTTACTGAATTAGTTAAAAATAGTAATACAACACTTAATTTAAGTGACGACTATCAATCTAATATGATAAAAATTCTTAATGAAGAATTTACTGAAAGTCAACAACAATGGTATATAGCGAATTTATATATTTATATGAATTATCACCCAACAAATGATTATCCAATAAATTTAGAAAATGTTTTTCATCTGATTGGGTTTGCGAATAAGGGAAATGCGATGAAGACAATTAAAAATAATTTTACTAAGGATGAAGACTATAAAACTTTGCTTTTCCCTACGGAAAAGCAAAAAGATACTGAAGAAACACGTGGTGGTCATAATCGTGAAGACGTAATGTTAAATGTAGATACATTTAAAAGTCTATGTATGTTAGCAAAAACAGATAAAGGTAAAGAAATTAGAAAATACTATGTAAAGTTAGAGAATATACATAATAAAATAATAAAACAAGAAATAGAACAACAAAAACAATTATTACTAGAAAAAGACACTCAATTAGAAAAGGAAAAAGAAAATAAAGATAAATTAATTGAAGAAAGTAAAAAACATTCAGAAGAATTACAAAAAAAAATAGAAATATTAGAAACTAAGCCAGAAACAGAAGGATTTTTTAGAGAATCTGGATATATTTATATTATAAAAGAAACTGCTAAATTAGGTAGATATAAAATTGGTAAATCTAAAAACCCAATAGATAGAATTAGTGGTTTAAATGTAAGTTCAAGCGAAACAACCTTATTATTAGATAAACAATTTGAAACAATTGATATGGATTCTGCTGAAAAAACTATACATTTAATGTTAAAGCCATATAGAATTAAAAAACGTAACGAATGGTTCTTTTTTAAAGATCAAACTGAACTAGATAATGCTATAAATACTATTATTAAATGTTTAGAATTTATAAAACAATATAGAGAAATTGATACATTCGTTGATATAAATAATGAAAACAATAATGATATAGTAGATCAAGAAATCGAGAATAAAATTTCAGAAAAAGAAAAACTTGGAATTTATAAAGGAGTTTTTTGGGATAAAGGCAGGAAAAAATGGAGAAGTGAGCTTGTAAAAGATTATAAATCTTATTTTTTAGGGTATTACAATGCAGAATTAGATGGAGCTAAGGCTTATAATGATTATGCAAGTTATCTAAATCTAAACGAAAAAACAAATTACATTTTAAATGAAATTAGTGATTATATTCCAAATCCAAGAAATATTCCAGATGATAATAAAAATTTAGTATTCGAAAAAAAATCTTCAAAATATATTGGTGTATCTTATGATAATACTAGACAACATTTTGTAACATCTATGCGATTTAAAAAAAAGCATATTAATTTGGGTCATCACGTTGATGAAATTGAATGTGCTAAAATGTATAATCAACAAGCTTTGTATTTTAATAATAATTATGATACGAATTATACTTTAAACGAGATTGAAAATTATGTAACTATTGAGAGAAATATATATAATGAATTGAAATATACTTGCTTAGATAATAAATCAAGTATATATATAGGTGTTGTAAAACGAAAAAATGGAAAATTTAATTCACAAATTATATTAAACAAAAAAGTTATACGATTAGGGATTTTTGAAAATGAAATTGATGCAGCTAAAGCTTACAACGAAAAAGCTAAAGAATTTAATATAAAACATAACAAAAGTTACAAGGTAAATGTGTTTTAAACCGCAGCGCTCTAAATACTTTTTAACTGCTTTAACAAAAGTTCTTTGTATTGGTCTAAATTGTGGCCTATTTCATTTTGTATAACTATATCGAATGAATTATCTGGTACATTATCTAAATCGCATTCTGAAGGGTGTTTTTGTAACATACTCATAATATTTTTGTCACCGTTAGATTCGAATTCGAGTCTTTGTAAATTTCTTGTTTTAGATATTATTCTTATTATTATTCCGCCTTTTTGTTTTATATATTCTATTTCATTTAAAAATCTTACATCTGTACATATAAAATTCTCTATACCACGAAATTTGTATAAAGAAATCCAATTGTCTAAATATTTTATCCAAATATCCTTTCCATAAACATTTCTACCAAGTTCTGTGCCTTCTCTTTGTAATAATTTTCTAGAATGCGTTGTTTTATTTACATATACGTCATCGAATGACATATTTGATTTTGTCATGGCATTTATCTTAAGTTGATCTGCAAATGAAACTTGTAAATAGCATTTGTCAAGTTTTTTTAATAATGGAATTATTAAATTATTACAAACATAATCTTTTCCACAGCCCATTTTACCAGATATACCAATAATCATATTATAATTAACTCGATATCGATTATAAATTCATTTTTTGTTTTGTAGAATGTGAGTTGTGAGTTGTAAATAAGAAAAGTAATTTTTTTTTATTCGTATATAATATATAAGAATACATATGAGAAGTTGGTTCATATTCGCACACGTTGTAGACGAGGATGAAAAAAAAGAATTCGATAGGATTTTTAAAAAATGTAGAAAAAATTTAGATAACAATACGAGTGTATACATTTTAAGAATTTACAGTAAAAAGTTGGCAAATGTGTATTATATAACATCGGAAAAACAAACTATTATATTAAAAAGTCAACAAAAGGATTTAACTAGAAGGAGATGGATATCTAGTTTAGTTAATTTTGTAAAACGAGAGGCTGAAAAAAACAAAGATGACATTAAAGCTTTATCGTATTATGGTCACGGTGGTTCAGTTGTCATAGGAAAGTGGGAAGATCCTTTTTTAGGAGTTTCACAGTTTACAAATTATGTTATAAAACCATTCGATGATATTAAATTAATTACAATGGATTCTTGTTATATGGGAGGATTGACATCAATGTATGAAGTATCTGCTTATTGTAAATTTGCAGCAGCTAGTCCAAGTTGGCATCCGGATTTAAGTGTTTCTTCTTTAAAAACATTTGGAAAATTACCAAAAAATGACGATGATGAAACGTGGAAAAATTATACTAAATCATTGTCATGTGAATTTAAAGTAACAGGTAGAAAACCTAAATATAGTTGTTTTATGCCTATTGATTTACGAAATTTACGTAAAATTGTAAATAAAATAAAAGTATTAAATTTAACAAAGGATAGTGTGCTGAAATTAAATGATCCCCAACAATTTGATTTATATTTAAGTATACCTGACTCTAAAATTCGAAGCCAATTAAAAGATGTTATCATTAGTAAAACTTGTATGAGCGAATGTCCTAAAAGAGTCAATGGAATTAGTATAAGAGAACCAGATCCTAGCGATGCTTGGCACGAATATTTCGTTAAAACAGAATGGTCTAGAATATTAAAAAATATAAAAATTATAAATGATGAAACTATAGAAAAGGAACAAGAAAAAAAGAAAATGTTGAAGCGTTTGAATAAAATGAAAAGGGGAGATTGTTAATCTGTGTATTTTACAAGTTCTATATTATTTTGATAACATATTTGTTTACTTTGTATATCTAAATCTGGATTATAATCATCAATATAAACAATCCTGGATATTTTACATTGGATAATTTTTTTTACACAACTTATACATGGTATTAATGTAACATACATTGTTGAGTTTTCTAAATCTTCTCTTTTATTGAATAAAATTGCATTTTCTTCTGCGTGTAAACACATACATAAATCTAATGATTTTGCAGCAGAATCTATATTGTTATTAAACCATTGATCACAACATCTTTTACATCCTCCTTCGTAACAATTTACAGTTCCACTAGGTGTTCCGTTATAACCTAATGATAAAATTCTTTTATTTTTAACTAAAATACATCCAACACGACGTTTTATACAATTACTTCTTTTACTTGTCAACTTTGCAATATTTATAAAGTAAGTATCCCACGATGGTCTATCCATTTATACTAACCAATGTTTTTTTCAAAAAATTTAAACAAAGATTTTTTATATTTGAGGATTATATTCTTTTAAACAAATATTTTTTATTAAATTAATATAAAATGATGTTATGCTCGTTAAGCCCAAATGCTACGTATTGTAACATTTGGGCTTAACGAGGAGGTAAACGAGCATAACATTTACATCTTTATTTTTTACAATGGTCACAAATCCATTCTTCTAAATTATCTCCACAACCACATGCTTCTCCATTACACCTTTTTTCGAGTTCTTCTTCTGTCAAATCGTTTGAACATAATTGCATATACTTACCACATACCTCACATTCGCCATGAATAACAACTCCAGAATCTCCATTAATACAACAGCGATGTTGGCAATTATTACAACTTCCACCCATTTACAAAATTTTTTGTTTTTCTTTAATTATTCAGTTTTTAATTTAAATGACGTTAAGCCCAAGTAGCTGTTTCCAGATACTTGGGCTTTTTCACGAATTCTTTGAAGAATATACACCAAATGTTTTATTCTTCAAGCGAATATGATTCGTAATTTTAAAGATTTATTAAAATTAGAATGAAAAAAATTTAATATATTTTGATTTTTATAGAATTTTTATAAAAATCAAGAAAAGTTGTGTAAAAGTTAAATTAAAAAATATCATTTCTTTTTCTATATTAAATGTTAGAAAACCAAATAAATAATAATCAAGATAATCAAGATGAATCAGAGTCTAATTTGGAACGTGTTCAATTAAGATTAGATTTAGATAAATTGAAGTCAGAGTATGGACAATTAAAATCTGAATATGAAATTTTAAAATTAGAATACAGTGAAAATCATATTATTCAAAGTATGAATGATATGAAAGAAAGATACGAGAGACTTGTTTCTACATCGGTACCGAATCACAAATATCAATTGATATTAGAAAAATTTTCCAAATTATGTAAACATACAACGTCTTCGATTGTGTTATTAGATCATATTGGTAAAAATATAAGATCTATAGAAAAAATGTCTTTTATTCACGAAATAAAAAACTTGTTAGCAAAGGTTGACTTACAATTGACAACTACAAAAGATATATTACAAGAAGGGGTTGATTTTTAATTACATCAAGTGTTGAGTTTCATTAAAAATTGAAAAACAACTCGTTTATGAAAGATTTAAATGTCAGAAGCTAAAATGTCAAATTCGATTAGAGAATCAAGTTATATAAAACAACATTTATTACAACAAATTGATAATTTAAAAACAGACATACAGAATTTGATAGACGATAGGAAAAATTTAGATAAAAAAGAAGATATAGAATCGTACAATGTTTTGAAACAAAAACATATGGGACAATTAAAATCTTTAAATGATAAATTAAAGGAAATTGTTAGAAATGAAAGATACGAGTCACAAAAACAAAATGAAATATCAATGTTATCAAAAGCGATAGATAATATGGAATTTGGTAGTGCGAAAAAGAGAAATAATGGTTTAGCAATGGATAAGGCAAAGCAAGATAAACAGCAACGTGACAATATTAAAATAAAATACTTGGAATATCAAGAAGCTGAAAAGATGTATTTACAATATGATTCTAAAAAATACCCAGGGTCTTTATTTTTATCAAAAAATATTTTAAAATCATATGGTCTCTGTCCATATTTAGACTTGGATCTAAATAATTTAGAATCAATTGACTCCGACTCTTTAGATAAAAATAGATTGTCGTGGTTACAAGAGCAATCTGATAACGGTAGTCTTTTTTTTGATTTATACGATGATTTAATTGCTAAAAAAAATTTAATAGAATTACAAAACACAAAATTACAATATCAAAAAGATATAAATAATTTATTAAAAGAATCATTGACAGATTCACAGAATGAATATTTACAAAAATCGATAGTTTTTTTAGAAGAATATGTTAATTGTATGATTAAAACAAAACGTATAAAAGAACAATTTAAGATTATGATAAATAATATTTCTATACTTTTTTCGGAAACAAATTTAGAAATACATTCTTATTTGTCAATAAGATTTAATTTAACATTGGTTGCAAATATAATTGATTCAGAAAAGAAAATATCAAATTTTGATAAATTACAATCATCTATTATGATAGAATATTTTAATAACTATCTTGAAAAATATAAAACGATTATTGAATCAGAGGTTAAAAAAGAAAAATACGTGACAAATACGTTAAACAACTTAAAATTGGATTTGTATAATTATTTAACTGACAAACAAAATTTTATTAAAAATGAAAATATCTTATCTAAAAAATCATCGGTTATACAAGTTGGAAAATATTTTGACAAATGGTCAAGTTTATCTAAAGAACAAAAATTAGAACGTTTTGAATCTTTTTCTAACTATTATATAGATAAACATTTAATTGAAACAAGATTATTGGATGTTTCATTTCGAGATGATTTTGTAAATACATTATATAATTTATTAAAAGATGCTTTTGAGTCAAAGCAATTGTTTTATAAAAATATTTCTTGGAATATTAAAAGAGGAGTAATTGATTATGTAAAAATATTACAATATGAAGATAAGATTTTCAAGTTAAATGTAGAAAAATTATCTGGTGATTCTAAAAATAAAGACACAGACAAAGCAACAGACAAAGCAACAGATCAAGTTAACGAACAAGTTAACGAACAAGTTAACGAACAAGTTAACGAACAAGTTAAAATTAAAACGATTAAAAAAGTGTCAACGAAACAAATCATTACAAAAGACGTTGAAAAGATTATTAATGAAGATTTATTACATTTTATTTTAAAACGGATTCAAAATGGTATTAATGAAATATCAGAACAAGACTTTCAAATTTTTTTAGAGCGTATTAAGATTAGATTAAGAGTTAAAAAATTATCAACGAAAGATATTAGTTATATTTCTGACAAGTACAAAGAAATATTTGAAGTTGTTAACAATAATGTGTAATTTAATGTCCAAGTTTAATGTCCAAGTTTATTTTTTCCATTATAAATAATAACTTATAATGGGTGCTATTTCGTTAGTTTTTTACAATATGAAAAATCCTCCTGTGAATATAGATTTGTCAAAGGCATTTTTACGTATGAAGACCAGAGGAGAAGATGATACGCAAATAGGTGTTGAATCGACACCTACAATTACGACTTTTAATACAAATCAGATTTCAAATTATTTAAGTAGAAGAGAAATTGCTGAATATAGACCAATAACGTTTCATTATGGATATCATAGATTAAGTATCAATGACACATCATTAGATGGTTCTCAACCATTTGACGATCCAATTGCTCATAAATTAATCAAATATTCTGAATTGAGATTGAGATTAAAAAGAAAATTATTATGTAATGGTGAAATATATAATTACAATGATTTAGTAAACACTTATAAATTTTCAGACAGAGATTTGCAGTCACAAAATGATGTTGAAGTTATATTACCTTTATATATAAGAAATTTTGAACAATCAAAAGGTGATTCTACAACTGCATTTATAAATACATTAAAACAATTAGATGGTGATTATAGTTTTGTATTAATGGAAAACGCAAATAGTTTTTCTTTGAAAGATATTAACTTGTTCGTTGCAAGAGATCCTTTTGGTGTAAAGCCGTTATATATGGTTAAATATATACCCAGTAAAAATGAAAGTAATATAAATGATATGTTTTATATGTTTGTAAGTGAATTAAAAGGTATACCTTTGAATATTTTAAACGATCCTGAATATGTTATATCAGAAGTTCCTCCTGGAACTTTTTGGTCATATAATAATTCAATCGTTAATAAAAATACAGATGATTTTATTAGATATTATGATTTTAGTCCTTATAAATCATTAGAATACTGTACTATAAAAACAGCTAAACCAGAAACTATTAATGAATTATATGATAGCACTAAGAGATTATTGACAGAGAGTATTATAAAAAGATATGAATTATCACATCAATCAGTTGGTATTTTATTATCTGGTGGGTTTGATAGTTGTATTATTCTAAGTATATTAGTAAATTATTTGGTTAAACAATATAATTACCAGTATCCATTACACGTTTTTACTATTGGTGATTCAGATAATATCGATGTTAACAATGCTATTTTACACGTACAAAATTTAGAAAAATCTTATGGAATAGATATTCATCACCATGTCATTCGAATAGATAATGTTAATTTGATGTTAAATGAAATTCCATCTTTAGTTGTTCAATTAGAAACATATGATTCTATTACGATAAAAAAATCTTTACCAATGTCATTTTTGTTAAAATATATAAAAACATCTACTGATATAAAAGTATTATTAACAGGGGATGGTTTAGATGAACTTTGTGGTTATGACGAATTATTTTCATTAGAAGATGAATTATTTCAGAAGAAAAGCGTTGAATTATTAGAAAACATATCAAAATATGATTTATTAAGATGTGATAAAATAGCTGGATTATATGGTTTAGAATTACGTTATCCGTTTTTAGATAAAGCATTTGTAGAATACTTTTTAAAAATACATCCAATGTTAAAGAGACCACAAATGTCAGGTTATTCTTCTAAGATTATTGAAAAATATATAATTAGAAAAGCTTTCGATATAGATACATCTATAATTATTGCTAAAGAAATTTTATGGAATCAACGTCAAGATATAATTGATAGTTTCGATACTTTTAAAAATACTTTAAACGATTATTTTAATGACTTATATACAGATGTAGACTTTAGTAGTTACATAGATTCATTATATTTAACTGAAAATTTAACACATTTAATTCCACAAGACAAAGAAGAAATGCATTATAAAAAAATTTTTGACAAATATTATCCATACACTTCAAATATATTACAAAAATATTGGAATCTTATATGGAAAGAAAGTGTCGTTTAAATCACTGCGTTTTTATATTTTACTAATTTATATAATATGGATAAATTAGCAGATATACTTAGTACCTTTTTTGTCACATCGCAAAATTATAAACCAAATAAAAAGGACCCTGCTAATTCTATAAAAAAAGATAAAACGTCATCTAAGTTAAGCAAATCTGACAAAATTGCAGAACATCATCACTCTATTCATTCAGAGCATCACTCTATTCCTTCAGAACATCACTCTATTCATTCAGAGCATCACTCTATTCCTTCAGAACATCACTCTATTCCTTCAGAACATCACTCTATTCATTCAGAACATCACTCTATTCCTTTAAAACATCACTCTATTCCTTCAGAACATCACTCTATTCCTTTAGAACAACATTCTTCTAAAAATAATCTTCCTGATACATCTTCTTTAAGTAACTCTTTAGATCATTCATCTTCAAGTGAATCTTCAAAAAAATCTTCAAGTGAATCTTCAAAAAAATCTTCAAGTGAATCAAGTAAATCTTCAAGTGAATCTTCAAGTGAATCAAGTAAATCTTCAAGTAAATCATCAAGTGAATCGTCAAGTGAATCGTCAAGTGAATCTTCAATAAAAGATGAGTCGAGGAATAATACAAAGTCTAAAAAGAGTATTGAAGAAATTACACAAGAAATTAAAGAAAAATTTAATGAAGAATCATTGGTTAAAAATTCAGATGTAGATAAAGAAAAAGTTAGTGAAGAATCATTGGTTAAAAATGTAGATGATGTTATGAAAAAATATGTTTTAAAACCTAGTGAATTTTATAAAAAAAATATGTTTATAATATCGGATAATGTTAAGACGAGTATAGATATATTGAGTGATTTTCTTCATAAGATAAGTATGATGAAAAATGCTGATTCGATTTATAACAATTCTATTAATATTATTTCAAATGTTCAAAATAAAAAATTATATAAGCAAATGTTGTTAGAAAATCCTTATTTGTATTTTACAAATTTCGATGTTAAAAATTCATTAACAAAGCGTAAAATTGATAGTTTAGATAATGATTTGAGAACGATTTTCATATTTGACAATGAAATGGCTCATCAATATGTTGAATATATAGATATATTGTTTTCAAAAAATGCTCACGTGTTTGTTTTATTAGATGAAGAGGATAAAAATATATATGACTTATATAATCATTTTGAATCTAAACTTTTAATTTATAAACCGAGTAAAAATAAAATGTTACAAAAAAGATTTTATAAAAATTTTATTAAAAAACATTTTAAAGATTTATTGTTTGATCAATATTATAATAAAGTAAATAATGAGAATATTGATATAAAATATGTTGTTTTGAAAAACGATGAACTTAGATATAATTAAAGATCTGCCCAAGATTTGCCTTGAATATCATTGAAATTTATAAAACTATCATCGTTTACCGTTACCCTTTTTTGAATATCTAATATTAGTACTCCTTGGTTCAAATCAAGTGTATAGTTTTCTTTTTCTACTAAGCCCGGTAACTTGATTCTTCTATTAAAATCATTATATTTAGTTTCTCTGTAAATGATTTTATCCGTATCTAAAATAAGCTTAGGCTCTTGTGATTTTGATCCAGAAACAAATAGGATTTGGTCATCTTTGAATGTAATTTTCAAAGAATTTCTATCTAGACCAGGTAGTTCTATTTTAACAAAATAACTAGAATCCCTTTCAAATAAATCAACTTTAGGACTATGTAATCTTTTTTGAAGATTTTTAAATTCTTCTTCGTAATTGATCTTCTTGTTTTTTCTGTACTCGACTACTTTGAAAGTATTATCATTAGACATCTTTATAAATAAATAATTATACGTTTTTAAATCATTTTTTTATTAATTAAAATTTCCATCGATTATTACAATTCACACAAGTTACAAAAGCAAATATGTAATTATTTTAAATTTTCAATCATACTAATCGATGTTCTAGCATCTTTTTATCTACGAATTTTTACAACTTCTACAAATATTACAATTCATTGATTATAATATTTTTAAATTTTAACATTTCCATCTCACTCCGCAATTTACGCAAGTAACAAACGTTGTCATTGGTTCATCCTTAAACACCCTTCCTTTCGGAATATTTACCAGGGAATAGACTATATCTTAAGGGATAATATTTCCCCCATCACCATTTAGTCGTTGAACCTTCTTCCATTTCTATAGAAATTAGGAAGCTTGGCTGCGGATTACCCAATCTTTTATATTTTTACTATTGGGTACGGCTATTAACCGTGTTCCTTTTATATGTTACCATATAAAAGTAGTAATAAAAGCTCTAAGGGACTTCCCGCAATTTGATGATGTCGCTAATCAAATTTGATTAACTAGCACTTGAGTATCAAATAACTTGGACTACAACTATTTTTCCAATAACAGAGCCAAGATGTTATTAGTAGAGTACTTTTCCAGCCAATGATTTTAGCTGATCGTGTTTGGATTTGGTAATATGTAGTCTTGTATGATTTACATTTACCACATTTAAATACACCATCTGGTTGATCAATATTTGATGGTGTTATAGCTTCATTATCAAAATCCTTATTAGAATATTGTTTCAAAAGATTATTGTAACGTTCTGGAAATAACTTATCTGGTCCAAAATTACATATTTCAAATTCATTGCATTCTTTATTTAACAGTCTTGTTAATAAAGTAGTGTTTCCTATTTTCCCTTTTGGATTTATATTATCATATATAATCATTGTTCGATTTATATAAATGTTTTTAAATAAATCATTCCAAGTTTGACTAACAACTTTATTATTGTATAAAACCAAAGTACTGTTAAAGATACCTCTTTCTAAATTTAATGACATTTTTAATATATCATCATCGGATAAACTAAATAAATTAGTATCAATGTTTTCTTTCAATAGATCGTAAAATTTCTTATACACTCTTATTCTCTGAGGATGATTTGGAATATATTTTTCTAAACCTTGATTAGATTGGTGTTGCATTAATATATTTTTATTTTTTTTAATATGTTTTAATTTTTTTAATATTTTTTTTTATAAAAATTCAACTTTTTTTATTTGTATAATATATAATGTCTAAACTTCCCTTACCTAAATTTATTATGCCGGATATTCCAAGTTTTCCTAGTTCCTTAAATATAAAATTATCTGATGATTTGAAACAATACGTTGCAGATAATATACAAGACGTATCTATTAATGATTTACAATCTGAAAGTGTTTTATTACCAGCGTCAGATACATCATCTTTTTGATCAAGAATCTATTGAAATCTAAAAGTTTTTAAGTGAATATAAAAATCATTTATTTCACGGGTATTACACAAAAAGTTTGTTATAATCATTTTGTATAATAGTATAATATAATAGATAGTTTACTTCTTATATTTACGTTTTGGTGACTTGGCCTTTTTACTCTTCTTGCTTTTGCGTTTTAGAGTGCTTTTGGATTTTTTGGCACCACCTTTCAAGGATCGCTTTTTAGATTTGCGTTTTGGGGACTTGCTCTTCTTGCTTTTCTTGCTTTTGCGTTTTAGCGTGCTTTTGGATTTTTTAGCACCACCTTTCAAGGATCGCTTTTTAGATTTGCGTTTTGGGGACTTGACCTTTTTGCTCTTCTTGCTTTTGCGTTTTAGCGTGCTTTTGGATTTTTTAGCACCACCTTTCAAGGATCGCTTTTTAGATTTGCGTTTTGGGGACTTGACCTTTTTGCTTTTCTTGCTTTTGCGTTTTAGCGTGCTTTTGGATTTTTTAGCACCACCTTTCAAGGATCGCTTTTTAGATTTGCGTTTTGGCGACTTGGCCTTTTTGCTTTTCTTGCTTTTGCGTTTTAGCGTGCTTTTGGATTTTTTGGCACCACCTTTCAAGGATCGCTTTTTAGATTTGCGTTTTGGCGACTTGCTTTTCTTAGATTTGCGTTTGAGCGACTTACTCTTCTTAGATTTGCGTTTGAGCGACTTACTCTTCTTAGATTTGCGTGTTCTAGAAATACAACGTTTGTTTTTAGTAAGTTTTTTACCAGGTGGGCAAACTTTACCTTTAATAATGTTGTATACTTCACCAGATCGTTTAAGACTACGTTTTCCTTCGACTAATGCCATACGAACAGGAGAACGTTTTAATTGAGATCTAGCAGCTTGTAAAGCTTCTGGAGTTAATGATCCACCTAATAAATTAGAAACAAATTTTTCAATCATTATACTATTTTATACTATAAGTAAATAAATTAATTTTCGCTAATTATTTGTAAAAAATAAATTTAGTGTACAAATAATTTATATGATATATATATTATGGAGTATAATATAAAACATCGCAAAAATTTATACAAAAAATTTGTTCAAAGTTTAAATAAAACTGGCCGACGCAAGGTTACATTGGATTTGAAAAAGAAAGATTTATTAGGTAAAGGTTATCAAGGTATAGTGTATAATTATTGCGATAAAAAGAATTGTGTTGCTGTTAAAAAAGTATTTTTAGAGAATAAGCAGGCTAGATATTTAAAAAATCCTTTTTCAATACCAGCTTTGAAATATGAAAACTTTATAGAACTAGCTTCTATGAAATTAACAAATCCTATCGTATTACAAAAAATATGTCCTCATTTCATATTGCATTATAAATCTACAATAAAAAAACGTGAAGCCCCTTGTGAAGATGAATATCCATATTCAAGTAAATATTACAATGAATATATAGATGGTGGTATTACTTATACAAAATGGGTAAAACAAATGCATACTAAAAACGAATGGTACAATGCATATTTTCAAATAACAGTTGCGATTTATTGTTTACAAAAATATTTAAATATGATTCATTTAGATTTGCATTCGGACAATATTTTAGTTAAACGTGTTAAACGTGGTGGGTATTGGAAGTATATAATAAATGGTAAGGAATATTATGTACCAAATTATGGATTCGTATTTTTCATAAATGATTTTGGGCACGCTTGGATTCCTGAAAATTTTCAAAGTTGGATTGTAAGAAAAAAATACAAGACAAAGGTTATTCATAAAAATTTCGATATTATGAAATTATTTAATTCGACATTGAATTTTTCTACTTCTTCACCAAGTTTTAAAAACGAAATAAAACAAATTATAAATGATTTAGAAAGTAAGAACTTTAATGATATAATAGAAAGTATGTGGGATAATTATCTAAAAAACCCAACAATTGGAAATCTAATAGAATCTTATAACATGGATAAACCTGTTTCGTTACACGATGTTCCAAAAGAATTGCATCATTTAATATTACATAAAAGTAAAAATTGAATTTATTTTACATTTTATATTATTTTTGTAATATGAATAATACGAATACTAATTTTACGAATTTGAATATGGGTTATTGCTGTATAAATACAGAATTACGTGAGCTTGGTATTTTTACATCGAGAACTTGTCGATTGGAAACAGTTAAAGATCGTGGTATTGAATACATTTACGATTTGGCAAGTAAAAACATTGATGATTTATCAAGTATATTTCGCTGGAACTTTCGTCATAATATATTTTTATATAGAATGTCAAGTGAGATGTTTCCTTTTGCAAGTCATCCTGATTTTTACGATAAGTATGACTTTGAACAATTTAGAACTAGATTGAATAATTTAGGTGTTTTAGCTCGGCATTATAAACAAACTTTGACATTTCATCCAGGTCAATACAATCTATTGACATCGCATAAAGAATCTGTTGTTGAAAAAAGTGTTATTGAGATTGATATACACGCAAAAATATTGGATATGATGGGTTGTGGAAATGATAGTATTATAATAATACACGGTGGTTCAAAGCAAGATGGAAAAGAATGTGCATTAGCTAGATTTTGTAATAATTTTAAACTATTGTCTAAAAGTTCACAATCAAGATTAGTTTTAGAAAATTGTGAGATGGCATATTCTATTGAAGATTTATTACCTGTATCGCTAAAATTGTCAATTCCTATTGTAATTGATTATCATCATCATAATATTAATCCTGGAACGATTAAAGATGATAATGAATTAATAGAAATAACAAATGAAGTTTTACAAGTATGGAAAACTAGAGATATAACACCACTTTTTCATTTATCAGAATCCAGATGTGGTATTAAAATAACAGATTCTATAACAGCTAGACGTGCACATTCTGATTACGTTGAAAATTTACCAAATGCATTACTTGAAACACTAAGGTATACAAAAATCAATTTGGATATTGAAGCCAAAATGAAGGAAAGAGCTGTTATTCGCCTTTTTAAAAAATATAATATATATTAATAAAATAATGGGGAATCTTATATACGATTTAAGTTTAAATGAACAAATTATACAACAATATTTAAAAATAGGTATATATATTAATAAAATAATGGGGAATCTTATATATGATTTAAGTTTAAATGAACAAATTATACAACAATATTTAAAAATAGGTATTTTATTCTTGTCTAAAAAACAGATAGATTTTAAACCATTGTATTGTCTATTTATGAATAATATTACTATACAATATATGCTTTGGATACAAGATAACGATAACGATGGCGATTGTGTCATTCCTATAGGATCTCAATTTGTATCAGGATATATTACAGAATTTGGTAAACACTACTGTAATGCTATAAGAAATGGATATACTTTAGAAGAATATTATAATAAATACGATTAAAGAATTATAATAAATCTTCTACTGGCATTCCTATTTGTACTTTTAAATATGCTATTTAAAGGTTAAAATTTATGGTTTTTTATGAGGTCTGAATGCCAAAAGCATATGAAATTAAGGGCGTTAAATTTTGGCGAAATGTATTTCATTTTAAATAAACGGTATGACATTGGTATAAATTTTGCGTTTTGTGAAGTTGATAAACGATATTTGAACATACCTAGGTATATTTTTGAAAACAAAACAAAAAATCATTACATAATAGTACCTTTGTGTTTATTTAACAAAACCTATTGTCATTACAATGTATTATTATTAAATACTTATACAAGAACTATGGAACGTTTTGATCCTGTTGATATGACAAAATACAAATATCTAGATACTTTATTACATAATTTTTGTAATAATAATGGATATAAATATTTATATAATAAATATCGTGGTCCACAATGGATGGAAATGATGGAAGTTGATGAAACGATGAATTGTGGTTTTTGGGTTTTGATGTATTTAGAAGACAGAATAAGATATATTGACAAAACACAAAAGGTGTTTATGAATAATTGGATGAAAAATATTGGAGAAATTGGTTTTCATAAAAAGATGTGTCATTACAAATCTACAGTTTTAAATGAAATTGATTTAGATTATTGTAGGGGTTTATGTGATAACGTTTGTGATGGTATGAGAAAAAATTTAGATTACTATATTTACAATTAGATAGATTACGAAAAATTATTATATATAAACATTTATTATATATAAAAATTTTATTATATATAACTTATATATGAGTTTTACTAATAAAAAATACGATTCTTGTTTTATGAAAGACTATCAAAAAAATAACAAAAGTATATTTGATCACGTTGTTGACACATCAAGGTTTCAAAACAAGAATGAATGTAATAATTATACGGCACCGTTTTTAACATACATTCCATCAGGTATTCCAAATATGAGTGTTGATATTGAAAATGAGTTAAAAGGTATAAACAAACCTATTACCAAATGTTCTGAATGTAAATATCACCCTGATGATACTGAATTAGTTCAAAAACGAGACTTTACATATGATTTAGTTAATGTATATCCTCATAACAAAAAGGAATGTGAAAGGGCCTTTAACATTTTACCAAATGGATATTTACAAAGGAAATAAAAATTTATTAAATCGCAAATTGATAAATCCAGGGAAAACAAATTCTAAATCGCAAAAATAATTAATAAATCGCAATAAAAAAATACCCGAAAAAACATAGAAAATACCCGAAAACATAGCTAAAATCGTGTTAAAAACGAGCTATTTAACGATAAATTTACCCAAAAGCAAATAAGTAAAAATCGAAAATAAAAAGAAAACTAGTTTTCAATAAAAAATGTACGGGTTATATTGTAAAGACAAAATTTGTAACATTATACCATCAGTAGAATCTATAGATATAATAAATATATTATCTTCGTGTAATAGCCCATATAATAAATTATACATAGAAGAAAATATCCATTTTGATCAGTGTACGTGTTCGATTTGTTCTGAAAATTATTTAAAAGATTCTAATACTGTTATAGAAAATTTGATTATTGTATTAGAATGTGGACACGTTTTCCATCTGAATTGCTTTATAAAATATATGAAATGGAAATATATCGAGATACAAGAAAATAATACTATAGGTAAAGATAAAAATAAAAGTAGTATATCTTGTAGTTTATGTAGATCAGAACTACCTGATTTTTTATTAGTTTTTTCTATATATGTAAAGTTATTAAAACAGATAAAACGAATAAAGAATGATTTTCATTCTATTTTAAGTTAATCTTAATGATTTTTTATTAATTTTTCTATAACAGTTAACAGTTTTTAAAAAATAAAAAAAATGACTTAAACAAAAATTTTTATTTAAAGATACACGTGTATTATTTTTAATGGGTAATGAAAAAGAATGTATTTTTTGTTTTGAGAATTTAAACGATGATTTAAAAATATGTGAAAGTTTTTATGAAAACATTTATGTTTATCAAGAAGATATTGTTAATAGTTTTAATAAAACACTTACACTAAATTGTAAACATACTTTTCATACGAATTGTTTTATAAAATACATTACTGTAAAATATAAAAACAATAAATATAATGACACGATAAATTGTCCGTTCTGTAGACATTTTATAAATAATAGTGAATTGAAAAATATTTGTATAATAAATATAAAAAGATTAGAAAAAATCAAACAAGATATCCATATAAAAATTATAAAATACAAAACGAAGATATCATTTGACAAAATTAAATTATATATTTGTTTTGTTAATTTACCACGTGATGTATTTCAATACCAAAAAACACTAGAAAATTATGAAGAATTAACTTTTTTATACGAGAAGATAAAATATTTAATAAGAGAAACCTATTATGTATACGAAAAGATTATTAATGAATTAGGATCGTAGTTAATTAGTTATATTTTTTTTACTATATAAAAATATAATAGTAATATGTCTAAGGATAATTTGACATTTAAAGACTATATTTACAATTACGTTACAAGTAATACATTAGCATTTGGTAATATTTTTTCAGAACGTTTAGATAAAATAAAAACTACATCATCTAAAAGTATAATACGAGATTTATCTATAGATAGCAATTTTGAAATGGATATATTTAAGAATACATACATGGACTATTTTAGAAAGAAATTTGATAGATGTTTACAAATTTAATAGACATTTACAAATTTAATAGACATTTACAAATTTAATAGACATTTACAAATTTAATAGACATTTACAAATTTGATAGATATTTACAAATTTAATAGACATTTACAAATTTACATCATATAAATTTATATCATATAAATCTGTATTTATTTTAAAATAATTTGAAAACGTTCTTTTTAATAAATCTTCATCGTTTGTAGTTATTTCACATATTTCAGTGAATTTATCATTCTCTAAACATAAATTGAGTACCGCTAAAACATTTCCTGATTGTATAGATCTATTTGGAAGATCGTATTTTCTCGCTATTTAGTGAATGATTAATTTTTATTAATATTAAAAAATTACAAGAAAAAAAAATGTTTATATATATTATAAAATGATTGAAAACTTTATCTCTAATTTATTGGGTGGGGCAAAGAGATCTCTCAAAAGATCTCCCGCAAAATCTCAGAAAAAACGATCTCCAAAAAAATTTACACCTAAACAATCAGCATATTCTCTTGAATTAGGAACCAAGAGAAAAGGACGAGATGGAAAAATGTACCAAGTTAACTACAAGGGAACTAAACTTGTCTGGGAACGATGTATCAAAAGTAAGTGTTCAGGAAGAGGTAGAGCACAACTCGGACCATCTCCTCTAAAAGGTGGAGCTAAACGCAAGAGCTCCAAGAGAAAGTCAATGAAGCGTAAATCTAGAAAGGCCAAGTCTCCAAAACGTAAGTCGTCCAAGAGAAAGTCTATGAAGGCCAAGTCTCCAAAACGTAAAAGCTCCAAGAGAAAGTCAATGAAACGTAAATCTAGAAAGGCCAAGTCTCCAAAACGTAAGAGTTCCAAGAGAAAGTCAATGAAGGCCAAGTCTCCAAAACGTAAAAGCTCCAAGAGAAAGTCAATGAAACGTAAATCTAGAAAGGCCAAGTCTCCAAAACGTAAGAGTTCCAAGAGAAAGTCTATGAAGGCCAAGTCTCCAAAACGTAAAAGCTCCAAGAGAAAGTCTATGAAGCGTAAATCTAGAAAGGCCAAGTCTCCAAAACGTAAGAGTTCCAAGAGAAAGTCTATGAAGGCCAAGTCTCCAAAACGTAAGAGCTCCAAGAGAAAGTCTATGAAGGCCAAGTCTCCAAAGCGTAAAAGCTCCAAGAGAAAGTCTAGAAAGGCCAAGTCTCCAAAGCGTAAAAGCTCCAAGAGAAAGTCAATGAAGGCCAAGTCTCCAAAGCGTAAAAGCTCCAAGAGAAAGTCAATGAAACGTAAATCTAGAAAGGCCAAGTCTCCAAAACGTAAAAGCTCCAAGAGAAAGTCAATGAAGGCCAAGTCTCCAAAACGTAAAAGCTCCAAGAGAAAGTCAATGAAGAGAAAGTCTATGAAGGCCAAGTCTCCAAAGCGTAAGATCTCTAAGAGAAAGTCTCTCTAAATACAAATATCTAATGATAAAGTAATCAAATGATAAGGTAACTAACTTTTTATTTTTTTTTAAATAAAAAGTGTTAATTGTGTTTATTTTAAAGATAAAGTGTTAAATGTGTTTATTTTAAAGATAAAAAACTTTATAGACTATTTATATGAAAGTGTTTGCAAGAAAAAGCACCGCTTTAAAATATTTAAGAGAACATGATATATTGTGTAATAATGATATTAAAAAGTTTTTTATTTTGAAAAAATTCAATGATTTTGAAAATCTAATAAACAATGGTTGTGGTGATGGTTTTGCTCCAAGTTATTACGAGTTTATTCACGAGAATAGTGTTTTAAAATACTTTATGGATATTGAAATATATAAATCTAAAAATCCTATAGAATATAATAATCATATAGAAATAATAGATTCTATATGTAATAAACTGATCAATGTTTTGCAAAGTATAGATAATGTTATTTCAAGGAAGATTATATTAGAATCACATAATGATGAAAAAAAATCATATCATATAATTATTTGTTTGAACAAAAGTGATAAACAAGTTTATTTTAAAAATGTAAAGGGTTTTCGTAAATTTACAGAATATATGTTTCCAGATTTGGTTCAAATGAAAATAGTGGATGTTTCTGTTTATAGAGAAGGTTTATTTCGTACATATAAAAGTACAAAGAGTGGAGAGTATAGACCTTTAGTAAAATCCGAATTAAGTGATGATTTTGAGTTTTTAGATACATTTGTGTGTAATTGTAATAAAGATTCTGTAATCATTGATACAAATTCAGATATATTTAAGAATACATTTGGTAAAGACAAAGACAAAGACAAAGACAAAGACAAAGACAAAAAAAATGAAGAAGACAAAAACGTAGATGTAGAAGAGATATTAAATACGACATATTTGCCTATACAAAAAGAATTAACGGGAGCAGATTGTGATGTGATAAAACATTTTGTGAGAAAGAATTATAAATATCGTACAAAGGATATAAGGGAGATACTTATAAATCACGAACTAAATTGTATAAATGTGAATTTGTACGATACTTTTTGTTTTAATTTAGATAGAGAACACAAGACAAATCATCAATATATAATTATAGATACTTATAGTTCGAAACAGAAATGTCACGATATTGATTGTAAAGATTTTAAACATAATGAGATAAAGATAAATTCATTTCCAAAGGAATTAAATGAGATTATATTGAAATGTTTACGAGTGAATAAGATGGAACAGGAATTGATACAAAAGGCTATAAAAGAGTGTAAGGATTATATTACAGAAAATTTTGATACAACAATAGATGAAATTAAATTTGATAAAACAGAAATGGTATTTAGGGGTGATGTGAGTCAAAATTCGTTGATTCGAATGAGTGGAAAGTGTCCGGAATGTCACGTTGAACATCAGATAAGTGATAATGGGTATTGTTTAAAATGCAAGGTTTGTAAGAGTATATTTCCAAAGAATACATTAATACCAATAGCTGATAAATACAAACATTTGAATAATTTTTTTTTAAATTATAATCAATTGGTTAATACTGGTACAGTTAATATAAATATTCAGAATAATTATTATAGCGGAGAACAAGAATTTAGTTGTGATGTTCAATTAGATAATAGTATTTTTAAGAATAAAGAGTTAACGAAATTGTATAATCAAGTATTAGATGGTCACAAAGTGATAAAGTTAAGTGAACTTTTACACAAGTTAGAAATAGACTTTGTGTATACAAATGGTATGTGGTATTATTTTAACGGGTGTATATGGAGATCGGACAGAGAATCTTTAGAACTACGTAAGCGTATAGTCAAGTTGTCTAATAATTTTAATATGATTAGATCACATTATGAAAAACAAGGTGGTGATACGAGTAATAATTTAGTAAAAAATATAAAGAGTTTAACAAATAAAATTTATAAGCCTGGTTTTGAAGAGGAAATTATTAAAGGTGCAAAGATGTATTACAATGACGAATCTTTTATAAAAAATTTAAATAGTAAAAAACATCTTGTTCCATTTACAAATGGTGTGTATGATTTATTAGATAACAAATTTAGAAAGACACGAAAGGAAGATTATGTTAATTTAACAGTAAACTATGATTTTGATGAAAGATGTATGAATAAAGAAGTATATTCATTTTTACAACAAGTTATACCAAATACAAGAGTTAGGGATTATGTTTTGAAAAAAATGAGTGAATGTTTGAATGGTGATATTCCGAATACGCATTTCTTAATGTTTATAGGTGATTCTGGTGCCAATGGTAAAAGTCAGTTGTTAAACTTGATGAAACTCACGATGGGTGATTTTGGTGAAAAAGTGGAAGTAACGTTATTAACGCGTAAACGTAATAATGCAAATGAAGCAAACAGTGAAAAAATCAAATTAATGTACAAGCGTTTTGCATTTTTAAGTGAACCTGAAGATGGAGAAAAGATAAATATTGGTTTACTTAAGGAACTTACAGGTAGTGAGGAAATTGTTGCGAGGGGGTTGTATCAAGAAGCAGTGAGTTTTGTAATGGAAGCCAAGTTGTTTTTAGCGTGTAATGAACTTCCAGAGATTAAAGGCGAGGATACAGCATTGTGGAGACGTATTCGTGTTATAGATTTCCCATCTAGATTTGTAGATGATCCAAAAGCGAGTGGTGAATACAAGATAGATCGTACTTTACCGTCAAGGATGCGTGAAGACATTACTTGGCGTCAGACATTTATGAAAATTTTGTTAGAATATTATTTCCGAGATATAAAAGAACCAGTAGAAGTTCAAGTAAAGACAAATGAGTATCGTCAAGAAAACAATGATTTTTACAATTGGTTAGAAGAAAATATAATATACAAAAACGGTTCAATTTTAAAATTACAAGATACTATTGAAATTTACATTGGTAAGAAAATTAGTACTAGACAACTTGGTAAATATAGAAAGGAAATAGAAAAATACATAAAAGACAAATTCAAAAATATAGAATGGGAATATAAACAATTCTGGGTAGGTGAAACAAAACACAAAGGATGGCAAAATTTAGAAATTAGTGAAAAATAGTCAAAATAGTCTAAATTATACCTCAATATACCTCAATCATTTCTCATAGTCTAAAAAGTAATTTTTTATTTTTAGAATTCTTACGATACATATGGTCTTGTGTCAAAACCTACCTCAATTACCTCAATTACCTCAATTACCTCAATCTTTTTACCTTTTATATATTTTTATTTTTATGTTTTTTTTTTATAGAAAAAAGTTAAATAATTGAGGTAATTGAGGTAGGAGACCACCAATTGAGGTAGGATTGAGGTAGGATTGAGGTATATTGAGGTAGGAGACCATAAAACTAGTGATATTTTAAGGTTTTACGCTTTGGAGCGTAAAAGAAAACAAATGATTTTTACAATAGGTTAGAAGAGTGGTTTAATGTTTAAAGATCTATAAATTTGTTATAATTATTTTATTTTTGTAATATTAAATGAAGAGGAATTTTATTCCAAAATTAAATTTGATAGAAAAACCTAGAGAACTTTCAAAAGAAGAAATTTTTCATAATAAAATGAAGAAAGATTATCAAGATATAAGTAAATTATATATTGAACAAAAACAATTAAAGAATGATGAAAGAAATGTACTTGGTCGTGGTGCTTTTAAAGAAGCTTTTATAGTTATAAAAAAAATAAATACAAGAAAATCAGTATCTAATAAATCAGAATTGTTTGTTGCATTTGATTTTAAATATCCATATGGACATAGTGATATAAAGGAAATAAGTAATTTTATAAAATTTCAAACAAAACAACTTAAATGTAGTAAATTAATATTATGTCCAATTGATATAGGAATTGTTAAAAAAAATAATGATGAATATATAAGATTAGTGGTGTCATATTTTGAGGGTATTACTTTAGAGAAATTTATTAAAAAATATAAATGTAAGAGTGATAAAAGTATAGATGAATTAAAAATTGAGGTAATGTTAAAATTAATAGATGCGTTAAAAGAGTTATCTAATAAATGGAAATATGTTCATTATGATATAAAACCTGCTAATATAATGATTAATATAAATAATGATCGTATAGAACAAGTAGCATTAATAGATTTGTTAGGTGGATGTTTTATGAATGAAGAAAATTGCATTCCAATGTCAACTGCAGCGTATTCATTAAAAGAACTGAATTTTGAAAATGATTCGGATGAGATTAATGTAAATATTAATCCGGATATTTATTCTATGGCTTTAGTAATTAGAGATATGATTGGGTTAAATCAATTCAAGTGTAATAAACAATTAACACCTTTAGAAAATGATATATATAACATTACAAAAAATATGATATCTGGAAAATTTAATTTAGATCAAGTACATGATAAATTATATATTATTTTAAATATGTTAAAAACCCCCCGTAGAAATACCTTATGATGAACTTAACCAACGGTACTTTGAATTATAAAATGGGAAATTTGTTCTAGGTTGGAAATAAGCCTCACCTCTTAGATCATAAGACATATTTCTTGTAGGGCAATTGTAACAAGTAGGATATCTATTACATTTTTGACATCCAAAACGTCCACAACCATATCCACAATTACAATTATATGTTGATTTGAAAGTCTCTTTTGTTGTTAAAAAGTAAAATGTAAATAATATTAATACTATAAAGATTAAAATGTTTAGGATCTTCATTATTTCTTTTATAAAATGTATATATAAAAAAAGTTTGATAAATAAAGAATAATTTGTGATTATGTAATATTAACTCTAAATAAAATTTTTGGTACCTAATTCTTCCAATTCAGTAATTAAATTTTGTATTTCTTCACATTGTTTTAAATTTTTAATTTCATTATATTCGAATTCAATTCCGTACTAAAATAGCATCGTTATTAATACCCATTTAAAATTACTCCTTTTTAACTTTAATTCATTTTTTAACAAAGTTAGGTGAAAAGTATGAACGAGGTAATTTTTTTTAGATTAAGTTTTATATGAATTTAAAATTTATTTATAGTTATTAATAATGAACGTATTAATAACAGGTGTTGCTGGGTTAGTAGGTGCTAATTTTGCAGAATATTTATTGGACAAGAGAGATTCTTTTGGTATTAACATTGTGTATGGTGTAGATGATTTATCTGGTGGATACATAGAGAACTTGCATATGGATGATTCTAACTTTATATTTATAAAGGCAGATTTATCTGATTCAAATGAACAAAAGTTGGTAGAAAAAGTGTTTGATGAATCTAAAATTGATTATATTTTTCATTTTGCAGCGTATGCGGCAGAGGGTTTGTCACCTTTTATTAGACAATATAATTACAAGTCGAATGTAATTCCGACAACATTTTTAATAAATATGGGTATAAAATATAACATTAGACGTTTTGTATTTACTAGTAGTATGGCGACGTATGGTAGAAATACGACACCATTTACAGAAGATATGGTACCAAAGCCAATTGATCCATATGGTATAGCTAAATATGCATGTGAAATGGATTTAGAAGTTGCATATGAACAACACGGTATGGAATATTGTATAATATTGCCTCATAATATATTTGGTAAGTATCAGAACATATGGGATCCTTATAGAAATGTGTTGGGTATTTGGATGTACAAGGCGTTATGTGATCAACCATTTACTGTTTATGGAGATGGAGAACAAACAAGAGCGTTTTCTTATATTGACGATATTCTTCCTTGTTTATGGAAGTCAGCTACACTTGAATGTGCAAAAAATGAGAGAATTAATTTAGGTGGTAAAAAACACGTTTCATTGAATGATGCTGCGAAATTAGTTTCAAAGATTACTGGTAAAAATGATTTAGTATATTTGGAACCTAGACACGAAGTAAAACACGCGTGGTCATCTTATGAGAAATCAGAAGTTTTGTTGGGATATGAAGAAAATACGAGTCTTGAACGTGGTTTAGAATTAATGTGGGAGTGGGCAAAGAGTCAGAAATCTAGAAAAAGGGTATTTTGGCCAAATTATGAGCTGGAAAAGAATATATATAGTTATTGGCAAGATAAAGATTAATTTAAAGGTAAAGATAATAAATAATAAATGACAATAACTTATTATTTGTTTATAGATAAGGAATTTTGTATACGAAATGTGTTTGAAACTTTGCGAATGAATATATTAGAACCAGGTATTATATACAAAGAAATTAAAGAACAAACCATATTACCACCTTATATAATAATAGTATCAATATATAAAGATCAATATTTATTAGAGAAAGTTAGTGAAGAATTAGATAGTATAGGATATGATAAACCTTTTAAAATATTAAAACCACTTGTTGGTGAGTCAACCGATACATCAACGTTACGCATCATTACATAAAAATGTAAAAGTCTGTGTGAAAATATATAGATGAGCAACTATTATCAAACCAATTTAAAGGCTTCTTACGGCTTTTATTAATTATTTAAACTACATTTTTATAATATATAGTTTAAATGAAATCAAATTAACGTGTATCGAAGGAATTTACACACTTGTTGTGTATCGAAGGAATTTACACACTTGTTGTGTATCGAAGGAATTTACACACTTGTTGTGTATCCACGGAATTTCATTGTGGAAGATGTCCAAGACAATTGGTTAGTGGATGTATATTGAACTTGTCCAGAAGCTGAGATACTGAATACGATACCAGTATAATCACCGACGTACGAAGTGTTGACTACCCAATTGCTTCCTTTTTGAATACCTTTGAGTTCAAAGTTGGCATACAAGTTACCACCTACTGATCTTACTACAGTGATAGATACCATTGCGTAAAATGATCTGACAACTGCGTTATCGAAAACGAGAGCTGTGACATCTGCAGCAGAAGATTGGTTGTTAGAAGCAGAGAATGAAAGTTCAGACCAAATATCACCTAAACTTGGTGTAATATTTCTGGTATTTGCATACAAAGAAGTTCCGACGTATAATTTTTTGGATACAGCAGCACCTCCCAAAACAGTAAGGGATCCTCCAGTAGCAATACCGGAAGCATCATCTGTGTTTATTGACAAAAGAGTTCCAGAAGTGACACCAGTAGTTACGTTCAAAGTACCTGAACTACAAGCAGTAGCAACAATGTTACTAATGGTAGCCAATGGAGCATAGAAGCTGGCAGAACTGACTTGTGTGTTAGCAAAGATGCTAGCAGCAGTGACGTTTGTGACGTTCAAAGTTCCAGAACTCATATCAGTAGCAACGATGTTGCTGATTGTAGCCAAAGGTGCGTAGAAGCTGGCAGAACTGACTTGTGTGTTAGCAAAGATGCTAGCAGCAGTGACGTTTGTGACGTTCAAAGTACCAGAACTGATATCGGTAGCGACGATGTTACTGATGGTGGCCAAAGGTGCGTAGAAGCTGGCAGAACTGACTTGTGTGTTAGCAAAGATGCTAGCAGCAGTGACGTTTGTGACGTTCAAAGATCCAGTGCTTGTAGCAGTAGCGACGATGTTACTGATGGTGGCCAAAGGTGCGTAGAAGCTGGCAGAACTGACTTGTGTGTTAGCAAAGATACTAGCAGCAGTGACGTTTGTGACGTTCAAAGTACCAGAACTGATATCAGTGGAGACAATGTTACTGATGGTAGCCAATGGAGCATAGAAGCTGGCAGAACTGATTTGTGTGGTGGCAAAGATGCTAGCAACAGTGACGTTAGTGGCATTTAAAGTTCCAGTGCTTGTAGCAGTAGCGACAATGTTACTGATAGTAGCCAAAGGTGCATAGAAGCTGGCAGAACTTACTTGTGTGTTAGCAAAGATGCTAGCAGCAGTGACGTTTGTGACGTTAAGAGTACCAGAACTGATATCAGTAGCGACGATGTTACTGATGGTTGCCAAAGGTGCGTATACACTAGCAGAACTGACTTGTGTGGTAGCAAAAACACTGGCAGCAGTTACGTTTGTGACGTTCAAAGTACCTGAACTGATATCGGTAGCGACGATGTTGCTGATGGTAGCCAAAGGAGCATATACACTAGCAGAGCTGACTTTGGTATTAACAAGAATGTTAGAAGCAGTAATGTTGGTTGCCAAAAGATCTGTTACAGCAAAGTTTCCAGCAGACAAGTTAGTAGAGACGATGTTGGAGATTGTAGCATTTGTGGCATTAATTTGTCCAGAACTGACACTTGTGGAAGCGAGTAAAGTAGAAGTAGTGATACTGTTACTGACACGCATTTCACCAGTGACGTCAACGGTGTAAGATGGAGCAGTGTTATTTACACCAACGTTTCCTCCAGTTGTGAAGATAGATCCAACAGTGTTACTGTTTCCGTATGCAATGAAATTTTGACTGATGCTAGCAATACCACCAGAGAAGTTAGTGTCCATGAGATTTGTTGTAGTGATGTTTACAGTTGTAATGGTACCAGCTACGAATAAATCAGAAGACAAATACATATTACCACCACTGATGGTAGAAGCAGACAACCAAGACGTTCCTAAAGTGGAGAATGATCCTAAAGTGGAATACACGCTTCCAACTGTAATAGCTGTAGCTTTAATATTTTCTATAGTACCACTTGGAGCATACAAGTTACCGGCACTAATAGAACTGGTTGCCAAAATGGTACCAACGGTCATACCAGTGGCATCAATAGATCCAGAACTCATAGCGGTAGCGACAACATTGCTGATGGTAGCCAAAGGTGCGTAGAAGCTGGCAGAACTTACTTGTGTGTTAGCAAAGACACTAGCAGCAGTGACGTTGGTGACGTTCAAAGTACCAGAACTGATATCAGTGGCAACAACATTGCTAATAGTAGCCAAAGGAGCGTACACGCTAGCAGAACTGATTTGTGTGGTAGCAAAGACACTAGCAGCAGTGACGTTTGTGACGTTCAAAGATCCAGTGCTTGTAGCAGTAGCGAAGACGTTACTGATGGTGGCCAAAGGTGCGTAAAAGCTGGCAGAACTGACTTGTGTGGTAGCAAAGACACTGGCGGCAGTGACGTTGGTGACGTTAAGAGTTCCAGAACTGATATCGGTAGCGACGACGTTGCTGATGGTTGCTAATGGTGCATACACGCTGGCAGAACTGACTTGTGTGTTAGCAAAGACGCTGGCGGCAGTGACGTTAGTGACGTTCAAAGTTCCAGAACTGATATCAGTGGCGACGACGTTGCTGATGGTGGCCAAAGGAGCGTAAAAGCTGGCAGAACTGACTTGTGTGTTAGCAAAGATGCTAGCAGCAGTGACGTTGGTGACGTTCAAAGTACCAGAGCTGATATCAGTGGCGACGATGTTACTGATAGTGGCCAAAGGTGCGTAAAAGCTGGCAGAACTGACCTTGGTGTTAACAAGGATGTTAGAAGCGGTAATGTTTGTTGCTGAGAGATCGGTTACAGCAAAGTTTCCAGAAGACAAGTTGGTTGCAACGATGTTGGAGATTGTAGCATTGGTGGCGTTGAATTGTCCAGAACTGACACTTGTGGAAGCGAGTAAAGTGGCAGTGGTGATACTGTTACTGACACGCATTTCACCAGTGACGTCGACGGTGTAAGCTGGGGACACGTTATTTATACCGACGTTTCCTGCAGTGGTGTAAAGATTACCGAGGGTGTTGGAGTTGTGTGTTGCTCTAAGTAAACCGGTGATATATGCGGATGCAGAAGTAAGACCGGTTGATAAATCGAGAGATCCTGAACTTGCGCTAACAGAGTAGATGTTTCCGGCGGAGATTTGGAGTGTTGCCAAAATGGTTCCGACAGTGATACCAGTAGCATCAATAGATCCAGAGCTGAAAGCAGTAGCGACGATGTTGCTGATGGTAGCCAAAGGAGCATAGAAACTAGCAGAACTGACTTTTGTATTAACGAGTATATTTGATGCAGTAATACTGCTAGCAATAAGGTCTTGTACAGCAAAGGATCCTGCTGTCAATGAACCAGAGATAACAGCATTTCCCTTTACGTATAAGTTATTTTTAGTTCCGATACCACCGTATACGACTAATGCAGCAGTTGTATCATTAGTAGCTTCAGTTGAGTCTGTAATGGTGGTGAGACCGGAAATGTTTGTTGTGAAAAGGTTAGAATTACCTTGTACAGTTGCTCCACCGTATAAAAATAATGATGCAGAACTTAAACTACTGGCTGTAGAATCTAAAATAGAAATAGGCTGATTAAAAAATAAATTTGAATAAATATTTGCCATGTGTTGTTTTTATACTATAGTCTAAGAAAAAAATAAACGCGATAATGCGTTTGAAAATGATGATATAATAGTATATATACGTGAAAAGTGAAATTAGTGGTTAATTATAAATTTTATTTACTATTAAAATTTACTATTAAAATTTGCTTTAAGAAGTGGCTTCATCATATGTAGGTGGAGAAACATTTGTAACAGATGTTACATCTGAAGTTTCGGATATAGATTTTTCTGTAGTTGATTGGAAATCTGATGTACCTGATGGAGTATATGTATATACGTAATATGCTATACCAAGTAAAATTCCTCCTAAAATTTGATGATATTCCTGGATTTTTTGTAATACATTATTGCTTGTATCTTTAGAGAATAGTGATTCTGGAGATAATAAAAGAACCAAACCTAAAATTGCTAATAAGATACTTCCGATTTGATAATACATTTTATAAAATACTTAAATATTTTTTTTTTTTTAAATGACTTTATTAGCATTTAGTGTTGTGTGATAATTTTTTTTATTATTATAGATTAAGGATGTTAAGAAGTAGTATTTTGGGACAAGAATTTATAAATTATAGAAAGAATAATGATACGCATACAAGAACATGTTTTAGTGAATCTGTTAGATCCAAGGGTATAGGGTATGTACCTATAGTAGTTGATTCAGTTGATCCAGAATTAAGTAAGGCCTTAGCAACTTATGATAAAGCATTTTCAAGATATATTAAATATGGTTTTGAGATAATGATACATATGGATTTAACAGTAGCAGACTTGATAAAGGAAATAAAAATAGACTTGATAAAGAAAGATTATGATTATAGATATTTATCAATTGGCTTAGAAGATGGTACAATACCAGATACGAATATAGATTTAGGTACATTGTATAAGAAAAATAGAAACAAAGACGATAAGATATTGTATGTATTATTGACACAAGAAAAGACAATGTATGGTTATGTATTGTCTATTATTAGATACTTGGGTGAAAATATAAAGACTTATATATGGAAGAGTACAGAACAACAATAATTTTATAAAATTTTATAAAGGTTACAAAATTTTATAAAGGTTACCAATAAATTGATTTAAACCAGAAAATTTTCTTAAAGCAACTTGTAAAAAAAATTTAATAATAAAATAAGTTTAATTTTAGTTAATATATATATTTTTAAAGCACGTGATCAGAATCTCCATCGTAATCATAATCGTAATAATAAGACTTGTATTTACTTTTGTATTTTTTTGATTTACACTTGTGTTTTTTTGATTTACATTTGTGTTTTTTTGATTTACATTTGTGTTTTTTTGATTTACATTTGTGTTTTTTTGATTTACACTTGTGTTTTTTTGATTTACATTTGTGTTTTTTTGATTTACTTTTACTTTTGCATTTAGATTTACATTTGCATTTGTAGTTTTTAATTCTTATATGTGGTTTATTTACACATATATCTATTTCTGGAGAAAGTTCAATATCAATCGGAACTTTTTGAGGCGAGCATTTTCTATATTCTTTATGTTTATTTATCGTAGAACTATGACTTTTTATCGTAGAACTATGACTTTTTATCGTAGAACTACCATTTTTTATCATAATTATTTATTATATTATTATACGAAATAATTAAAAAACATAAAAAAAACACATTAAACGGAAATTATTATTTTTTACAAGGTGTACAAATACATACCGCATTATTTTTTAACGTAATCTTTGGTTTATCTATACATAAAGTAATATCAGGTTGTATTTCTAAATTCATAGGAACTAATATTGGTTCACAAGGTTCAGGTGGACATTCATCTTCTGGTGGATCAACAGGTGGATCAGCAGGTGGTACAACAGGTGATGTTTTTGGTGGTACAGTTGGTACAGTTGGTGGCGCAGCAAATTGTGGCGCGGCAGATTGTGGTGCAGCAGGTGTAGTTGGTTCTAGAGTTGACATTTTTTATACATTATACAAATAAAATAAATTTTTCAAAATGATTGTAAAAAACATTTAAAATAATTTGAACGCGTTAGGTAGTTGTAAAAAAATGAAATAAAAAGAGTACCTTAAGAATTTAAATGAAGACAAAAGTTATAAATTTTGTTGCGTCACCATCTTCAGGTAAAAGTTTAATGGCAGCTTTAGTATTTTCAGAATTAAAGATGATGCATTTTAGGGCGGAATATGTTCAGGAATATGCAAAAACATTAATTTGGCAAGATCGTTTAGAAGAATTGGCTAATCAATATAATGTGTCATATGAACAATATAAGATGATTAAATCGGTTAATGGTAAAGTTGATTATATATGCTTAGATTCACCGTTGTTATTAGGTTTATATTATAATAAAAACCACGAAGATAATGTATCTGATATAACTAAGACAGAGAAGATGATTTTGTCTAAGATGAATGAATTTGAAAATATATATATTTTCTTAGATATGAATGAAGAATATCCTTATGAAAATGCTGGAAGAATTCATAATGAATCTCAATCAAAAGAGATAGCAAATGAGTTATTATGTTTATTAAATGATTTGGGTATAAAATATAAGAGATTCAAGTCGGATAGAAGAAATTTAGATGATATTTTGTGTTATATTTTAAATGAATGTGTTTAAAGAAAAGGATATAGTATATTTAAGTATATATATTTATGATAAATGTAAGATTGTTTTTTGTTATATTAATGGTATTGTTAGTAGTTGTACCTATAATATTACAATATATATATGGATGGGGTTTTTGGTTTAGATTGAATAACAAGACTTATAATATAAGTGTATATGGTTTTTATTTATTTAGTTATATTTTAATTCAGGGAGTTTTTTCTATATTGAATGATATAAGTATTAAACGTATAATATTGAACAAAGACAAAGACGAAAAGAACAAAAATGAAAAAGGCGAGGGTGTACCAAAGATAAATATAATGGTAGTGGGTTACAAGGAAGATCCTATTTATTATAAGATGTGTTTAGAATCAATAAGGATGTGTTATAAGAATGTTTTAAATTTGAATAAGATTTATATAATAGTAGATGGGAATGATACAGATGATAAATACATGGTAGATATGTGTTTTGAAGTTTTTAATGGAACAAAGTTTGTACATATTAATTTTGATGATGCAAATATGAGAGAAGAGGTATTGTTATTAGATATGTCAGATGTACATCAAAATGATATAATATGTGTTAGTCAGAAGAATAATGGTAAAAGATCAGCTATGATGACGGGGTTTAAATTTAGTTTTTTAGAGAATAATTTATATAATAATAATGTTGGGTTAATTTTTTGTACAGATAGTGATACGTTAATAAATAATGAAAGTATAATGGAAATGAGTAAATGTTTTGGAAATGATATAGGTGCGGTGGTTGGTGATTTGGGTATACATAATAAATATGATTCAATAATTTCATTTATGAGTTCTGTGAGATATTGGTATGCGTTTAATTTAGAAAGAGCATATCAATCGTTTACTGGGAATGTATTATGTGTATCTGGACCAATTGGTATGTATAAGATGGATTATTTAGAAAAAATAATTGACGATTGGTCTAATCAAAGTTTTCTGGGTAACTTATGTAGTTATGGTGATGATAGACATTTAACAAATAAGATATTAGAGTTGGGTAAAAATGTAAAATATGTTTCATCTGCGTATGCTGAGACAGAGACTCCGAGTAATTGGTATAGATTTTTTAAACAACAGAGTAGATGGAACAAGTCAGCTTTTAGGGAGTTTTTTTGGACTGTTAAGATTTTAAATAAACATTCTTTGTTTATGACGGTAGATTTAGTTTATATGATGATTTATCCTTATGTAGTAATAGGGTATTTAATGTATGTTTTATGGAACAAGACGATATTTGAGTTTAGTTTGTATTTTTCAATAATTTTATTTTTAGGTTTTGTAAAATCGATATATGGTGTAATAAGGAGTGGTAAAATAGAAAATGTGTTTTATTTCACGTATATTTTTATATATATTACTACAATTTTTCCTTGTAAATTATGGGCTATAATAAATATAAATGATAATTCTTGGGGTACTTTGCCTAGAAAAATATTAAATAATAGAACAATATCATATGATATATTAGTTCCGATTATATGGAACATTATTCTAGTGACAAGTATAGTGTATAATATTTGGAATAGTATAAAAGGTGAATATGTATTTACTGATTTTTTGTTATTTATAGTTGTAACAAGTATATCATTTATTTCTATATTGTTATCTTGGTTTTATGTTAGTATAAAAAGGAAAAATAAAAACAATATTACGGAACGTGGTTTAAAGATTGAATAAAATTAATATAAAATTGAAAAAAAATGTGTTAAGAATAATTATCAATGAGTGTTGATAACTATTTGACTTACGTTATTGAAAAATTTTTTGTATTTCATCCTTTGGCAGAATTGGATGAGTCAAATACAGTTAATGACATTGATATCTTTAAAAGACTTGATGTTAGTATTAAAAAGAAAATGAATGACAAGAATATGATAGAATTAACAAAGGAGATCTTTAAAAAATTTAAGATTTATAATATTTGTGTAAAGGATCCGGTTGTAGGATATGGTGATAATTTAAAAACAGATAGAGATGCTGAGAATATTTATATGATGTTTAAAAAGTATAAAAACACAAGTAAGCGAGTTTCCCAAGCAGATCAAGAAATGTGTCAACACACAGATCAAGAAATGGATCAAGAAATGGGTCAAGAAGCTGATCAAGAAATGGATCAAGAAATGGGTCAAGAAGCTGATCAAGAAATTTGTAAAGAAATTTGTAAAGAAATGAATGAACTCGTGTTACAAAAATACGAAGCAAAATTTTATTTAGATAATGATTTGGATAGTAATCATAGTTTTTTTGTTGCAAAAGTTCATTTGAATTTTTATCAAATGTGGACTATATTTAGGACGTTACCTTGTGTGTATGAATCTGGTAAATCTAAATATGAGTGGAAGTTTAAACACGTATCATCTGATTCAGTGATCAGTATTTACGATTGGAATAACAAAGATTCATTATTAAATACAAAATTATGGTATATAGGGTCATCTAGTAATGATAAAAAGATTGTTGGTGAATTTTTGGGTGTGTTATGTGATGCAATACAAACATATAATGTATATTATAAACAACCGATTGAGGAGAAAACTTTCACGAGTAATAATCAAGATGTAGATAAAGAGTTGAAAGTAATCAAGCGTAGTTTAGTTGAAAAAAGAGAAATTTTAAAGAAATTATAATCTAATGTCGTATATAGAAAAAATTGAATTTTTTTTAAAAATCTAGATAATTTAAATGTATATTAATAGTAAAGTATATGCTAAAAAATGTGATGATGAATTTACAAAGACAATTAACGTTTTAAATTCAGTTAAGGAAGAAATCGAATCTGAAATTGAATCTGAATATGAAATTGAATCTGAATCTGAAATTGAATCAGAATATGAAATTGAATCAGAAATTGAAACTGAAATTGAATCAGAATCACAAATTGAAACTGAAATTGAATCCGAAATTGAAATTGAATCAGAAATTGAATCAGAAATTGAAACTGAATCTGAATCCGAAATTGAAATTGAATCTGATGAAGAGTTAATGAATTATTATTTATACGACGATTCAGATGGGTATGCGTATGATGACGAAGGTTATCAAGATGAATGTTACGATTGTTTGGATTTATAATAAAATTTAAAGTTATAATAAAATTTAAAGTTATTTTACACCTTGAAGATTTAAAATAGTTTATGTGATTTTTTAAGTATATTTAAGAACGTTTACTCGTATGGTATCATTTGTGTCGAAAACGATTCCTGATCCGCCATCAACAAAGAAAGATATAGTATGTATACCGGATGATAAAAATCCTGTCCATTCGAGTGTTTGGCAAGCTATATGTAGATTTTGATGTATGGTTTGTTTTATAAAAGTAGAACCATTATTATCGAATGGTGCACCATCAATGTACATAATGAATTTTTTGAGAATGAAAAGAGAAGATGTGGTACAAGTGAATTGTGATTTTACGTTTACGGTACACGATTCTGATAATTCGAATGCCAATGGCCATTTTCCATTATTGATTGCTGAGTTGAAATTTCCATTTCCTTCTAGTGCAGAGTTATCGAGTATACCTTCAGAATATGTTGTGTTATCGTATTTGAAGAGTCTTAGCATATTTAATCCTGGGTTTACTCCGGATCCACTTGGAAATAAAAATTTATAGTATGTATAATCAATACTGTTTTCTGGTATTCTTGCTGCAAAATATCCTAAATAATTAAGAGCTGTGAATACTTTATTTTCGTATATGTTAGTAAAAGTTAAGTTATCATTGCTACCTTGTATGGTTACGAATAATGGATCTTCTGAATTAATTCTTCCTTCTAATGCTATATATCTTACTTTTTGAGTTTGTGGTAATTGTACAGTAATCCAAAAGTTTGTGGTTTCACCGAGTGTTGACCAATCAGTTGGATTTTTTATATTACTCATACATTTATAGGCAGAGTATGTGCTATCGAATTCTGAACTAGCTGTTACATAATAGTCGCCGTCATTTCCAGAAACTGGTCCATTCGAATCCATTACTGGGGTAACAAGATTCATAGGATAGACATTAACTTTTGTAGGTCCTGATCCAATGCCAGCTGAGATTGTTGTGGCAGTCCATTCTGATCCATTCCATATGAGAGCTTGTCCAGATAAAGGTGACATATTTGTATTAACGTCTTGTAATATTTTAATACTGGAGTTGATTTCGTTGGGTGTGATTGAGTTACAAGTGATGTTTTTCATAACGGCTAGACCACCAGATAAAATAAGAGATCCTGATGATGTATCAGTTGAGTCTGTGGTGGAATAAAAAGTGGATGTATCATTTGAAAATTCAACGAATGTTTTTGGTGTAAAATTGGTAGGACTAGTGATGTCAGAGAGGGTGATTTTTGTTCCAGTGTATGTATAAAGACCTACACCACCTCCGCCTGCTAAACTAGCATTAGCAATGACTATTTTATTAGTGGCGGATTCTGTAAAAATGGATCCGTACCAATTTCCATCGCCGCGTTCAAGTATAATTTGTCCAGACATATTACCGCCAGTTTCATTATCAACATATCCAATAGCTATAGCAGCAGAATTTTCTATGGTTTGATTAGTACCAGGTTCAGGATTTCCTTGAATGTATAAATTAGAAGATTTTTGTGTAATGATGTTTGTGTTATTTGCGGAAAGTGTAGGTTTTGATAGATAATTGTTTGTCCAAAAAGGTATTATTCCATTGTTTGGAGTGTTGCTATCTATAAATGTTATTGGTTGTATATGTAATGTATTTCCTGAAGTTGTAGATGGTATATATGTTGTATCAGATCCTATTGTGATGTGTTTGTCGACTATTATATTGTCTGATAATATTAGATTACTGGCTGATATATTATTTGTGGTAGTAATATTTGATATAATCAAGTTTGTGGCATCAATGTCTGTTGCAGTTACATTATTTAAGTTGGATGTACCTGTTGCAGAAAGTGATGCGGTGCTTACATTTGAGAATAATGCTGTATTAGTAATTTGTAGATTAGCAGTTGATATATTAGTACATTTTAGATGTGTTGTGACAAGATTTGTAGTTGTTTGTGTCGTATTATTTAAGATTGGTACGGTTAAAGAATTGCTTACATGTATATTACCAGTACTAAGATTATTTGAATTGACAATTCCGAGTATAGATATATTGGGTACGTTGAGGTTGGATATTGTAGATGATATAATAGTTGCACGGTTGAGTTGAGCAAGTGTGGTGGATGATAAATTACCTGTACTGAGATTAATACTTGCGACAGTACCTAATATGGTTGTGTTATTTACGTGAAGATTACTTGTGGTTAAATTGTTAGTGATTAATTGTGTTGTAGTGATATTTGTGTTAGTAAGGTTAGTGTTATTGATGTTAGATACAGTTGTATTTGTCATTATTGCATTTATGGATGTAATGTTTGTCATTGAGGTGTTTTGTAAATTTGTGGTTCCACTTACAAAAAGTGATCCAGTGCTAAGATTAGAAGAGTTAATGGTTGTTTGTATGCTTATTCCAGAAATTCTTAGTGAACTAGCTGTGATATTTTCAGTAAAGAGGTTTGTATTAGTAATGTTATTTGTGTTTATATTATTTGTGGTGATACTTGATGCTATGACATTACTGACAGTTATATTTGATGATATAACATTACCAACAGTTATGTTAGTTGATAATACGTTATTTGAAGAGATATTAGTCGAGATTAAATTATTTGATGTTATAGAAGATGTGATTATGTTAGTGTTAGTGATATTAGTTGTTGCAATATTTGTTGTTTTGATATTGGATGATGTAAGATTAATGTTGAATAAGTTAGATGTGGTTGTGTTTGTTAATGATGTATTAGTAGTTACAATTAAGTTATTTGATGATATTGATAGGAATGATCCATGTGATGAATTAATTTGTACGGATGATATATTAGTAGAGAGTATTGTTGGTGCAGTAATATTGGATGTTATGTTCAAGTTTGATAATATAGCAGATGATCCTGTGATATTTGTAACGATGATGTTATTAGTAGTTATGTTTAATGTGTTAATTTGTGATGACAGGATGTTAGTTGTTGTTATGTTAATATTTTGTGAGTTTATAGTTTTTATGGAATTTGACAAGTTCAATGAACTTGCTGATATATTCGTGGATAGTGTATTATTGTTGGTTAGATTAGTGGCGATTATGTTTGTAGATGTGACATTTGTTGTTTGTACATTGGTTAAAACGAGTGAAGATGCTGTAATATTTGTAATATAAGAGTTTGTAGCAGTTACATTTGTGTAAGATGCATTATTAGATGAAATTGAATTAAATGACGAAGATCCATTGATGGTGATATTACCGACTGTTAGATTACCTTGTATAAAGATATCATTTGATACATTTATATTTGAAGTCCAAATTTTACCAGAAATGGATGCTCCTCCCAAGACAGTCAAACTGCCACCAGATCCAATTCCTGTTGAAGTGTTTGTGTTTGATATATATATAGGTGAGGATACATTGAATATATTGGAATCGAATGTTATTTCTGACAAGGTTATTAATGGATTAGTTCCATTACCAACGACAAAACAGTTAGGTGTAAAAGTTGTTTTACCTGTGCCACCATATGGTACACTGATGGTATTTGCAGACCAAGTACCTGTATTTACATTTCCTAAAGCAGTTACGTGTGTTAAACTAGAATTTATGTTTAACGTGGTTCCAACTTTTGTAAGACCAGTTCCGGCTTCTATTTGAGATGGTGCGACTCCAGCTGTTACAGTATCATCAACGTATTTTTTTGTTGCAGCATCAGAGTTTTTTGTAGGATAACCAACATTTGAAATTCGTGCAGAATTATTATCCATAAAATGTTTAACTTTAATACCTCCAAAAGTGTAGGCAATATGTTGTGATTGATTGGACATCTCTTATAATATAATAATTAAAATAAGTTTAATAAAAACTCAATAAATAAAAAAATTGAATTTTTTTTCTAAAATCAAAATAAATATGTCTATTTGTGAAGGATTAAGTATCAAGTTTGAAAAGGAATTAACACGTTTTATCGCCTGGTTACCATCTACTGAATACAATGTATCAGATGTTGCAAGTGGTTCCAAAGTTGATTGGAAAGACGTTGTAGTTTCATCATTCCAGGAACCTGGACGTAATAAGTTGGAATGCTTCATTAAAGAATTAATGAAGGTTTATTTTTTGAACAAGAATGGAGACGAAATAACTGATATAAAATTAATTGCTAAGCAATTCCGAGAAGCTCCAAAAGAAACTAAAAAAGAAACTAAAAAAGAAAAACAAACAGAAACTAAAAAAGAAACTAAAAAACAAACAGAAACTAAAAAAGAAACTAAAAAACAAACAGAAACTAAAAAACAAACAGAAAAAGAAACTAAAAAACAAACAGAAAAAGAAACTAAAAAACAAACAGAAAAAGAAACTAAAAAACAAACAGAAAAAGAAACTAAAAAAGAAACTAAAACAGAAACTAAAAAAGAAACTAAAAAAGAAAAAGAAACTTCAAAACAAACAGAAAATATGTTGGATACATCAGAAGAAATTTTTATGAGGGCTTTACTATATTGTAGTAAAAAATTAGTAAAATGTATTGGTAACAATGTAGATGATGAATGGAAATTAACGATTGGTTCAAAAGTGTTTTCAATTGGTAATTTGATAAACGAAGATGATTTTAAAGAAAACGAGTGGTATTTAGCAGGTTTTGAAAAGAGATCACAACAAGAAAAAGATTTATTATCTTACATGGATAATTTTATAAAAAGAAAGGAAAATGGAATTGAACCTATTGAAGAAAATGGAATTGAACCTATTGAAGAAAATGGAATTGAACCTATTGAAGAAAATGAACCTATTGAAGAAAATGGAATTGAACCTATTGAAGAAAATGAACATATTGAAGGAAAGGGAGATGATTTAGATGATCTTATTGATAAGATTGGTACAATTGATATTGAAGATAAGATTGATATTGAATTGGATTTAATTGACGATGATGTAGATATTAACATTGATGATATCGACTTTGATTTTTAATAAAATTTAATATAAAAATTATAACATGAAAATACAATGGGAGTTTAATAATTAATAGTAAATTGGTAATAATTTAAAATATAATAAGATGATATTATATTTTATGTGTTTATACTGTGTAATAAGAAGTCTGGACTAACAAAGATTTCACGAATAACTTATAGAAATAAAAGAGTTATACAGATTAAACAAAATACATAGCACGAAAAGTGTAAATTTATTATTTTGTGCATTTTTAACACAATTACTAATTTTTTTTTTCTTTCTATATAGTATATAAAGTATATAAGAAATGTCGCAAGCAAATACAAACGTGAACACAAATACCCAGGATCAAGCCCAGGGTCAACTTCAAGGTCAACTTCAAGGTCAAGGTCAGGAACAGGGTTCCATTGATCAGATAGATCAAACAATTCAACCAACAAATACAAATATAATGCTTCAAATTGCTCCTCGTGAAAGATCATATTCAAGTTCAAGTTCTTCAAGTTCTAGTTCAGATTCAAGTTCTAGTTCTTCTTCAAGTTCTAGTTCAGATTCGAGTTCTAGTTCTTCTTCAAGTTCTTCTTCAAGTTCTAGTTCTAGTTCAAGTTCTAGTTCATCTAGCTCAAGTTCTTCGAGTTCTTCAAGTTCTTCAAGTTCTTCAAGTTCTTCAAGTTCTAGTTCATCTGACACAAGTTATTCTGATACAGATACAGATGATGCAGTACAGTTATATTTCGGTACTAGTATTTAATCTAAAATGGATATAATCTAGGTCTAAATGAATGGTAATGTATATTAAAAATACTATTTTTAAGTTAAATCAATTAACTTAAAAAATTAATATAGTTATTGTTTTATTATGATTAGTCTGAAGAAGATTCTTTTTGATCTTCGGTGTTATTTTGAGTCTTTTTTGGTCTTCCTCTTGGTGTTGGTATAGCTGAACTGATAAGTGGTGTTGTGTTGGGTGGTGGTAGTATATTTGGGTGTAGTTTTTTTAGATGTGTTTTGAGAATTTTTTCAGTGGATAATTGTGCAGAACAAATATGACAACTAAATTGTTTAAGTTCTACGTTGGTAGCTTTTCGTTTAAAAAAGTTATCTAATAGTGTGAAACTTAGTTGTGATAGAGAATTGACGTTAGATTTGATTATATCTAAATGGTGTCTGAATGTTTGTATATAATAATTATATTCGATTTTGATATTTTGATAAAGTCTTTGATCTAATATGATACAATCAGATTGTTTATCTTTTAGTTCTTGGTGCATATTATAGATGATATTGGTTGCTAATTTGAATATACTAGAGTCAAATTGATGTGAATGAACGAAAACGATTATATTTTTATCTACAATGTCGATTTCAAAGTGTTGTTTGTTTGCAATACCACCAAATGCATTACATAAAATACCTGAACAATTATTTTGTTGTATGTCATTATAGAATTTATCAAGGTCTCTTTTTGGTACTGTTTTGCTACCAAAATTTTTAGAATCGATGAGTATAGTGGGTTTATTTTCTCTAACGAGTTGTATGTCTCCAGAATTTGGGATATGTGATGTATCTATAACTTCAGTGTCAGAAAAAGATTCAGTGAGTATATTTAGTAATACTGTTTCAGCAACTTGACCTTTTTTAGATGAGTTATTTGAAAAGTTTTCGTTAATAGATGACAATGTGTTTTCTATAGACATAATTTTGTTATTGATTTGGTGTGAATCTAATGACTTTTCAAATGTTGACTGCATATTAGTTAAGACGTCTAAATTTTTACGATCAATGTCGTTTAGTTTTTGTGAATTTAAGATTTCGATACGTTCTCTAAAATTTTCAAAGGTTGATTTGAGTTGTTCAGTGTTGTTTTGTTTTTGTAGTTCTTTTTGTAGTTCTAGAAACATTGATTTGATTTCATTATTGGAAGTATCTTTGATGGATTCTAGTTTTGTTTGTAGTATGGTGTTTTTTGATGACAAATTATTGAGATGATTGTTTTGTTGGTTTAAAAAGTGCTTGATCTCGTCTAATTTATTGTATAAGATGTTTGAATTTGAAGTGTTACAACCTAGAATTTTATCAACTTCAATGTAAGTTTTTACAAAATGTGTAATATTCTTTTGATTGGATGTAAAATAAGAGATAATGGATGAATCAGTTAATAATTTTTCTACTTCAGAAGTATAAGTTTCAAGAGTCATAATGAAAGCTTTTGGAGTCTATTTATTAATAGAAATTATCTTTAAATAGATTTTTAATTTAATGTGAATAAGTAGAGAGTTTTGTTAAGTAGGGTTAACATTTCGTCTCGTATATTTAACAAGTCAGTATCGGATTCGGATACGTAATTATTTATATCATTTGAAAGATAATTGATGTATTCTTTGATGAGATTATCAGCGGAATCATCTGTGATTTCACGTATAGAGAGTTTGAATGAGTCTGAAAAATCTGGACGTTCATATCTTCCCATGTAAACTTCAATGAATTCGTCAATGAGTGGTTGTAATCCAGAGAAGAGATCATCAGTTGCTTTATGTCTTGCAAAGTTTGTGGTTTGCCAATGATAGAGTTTGATAGTGTTTGACATGTGGAAGAATATTTTGATAAGATTTTCACAACCCATAGTTTTTTTATACAATAGTTAAAGAAAAAAAAATTACACAATTAACACAATGTACATTTTGAACATTTAATTTTAATTTAAAAGTAAAATTAAATAATAAAGAAAAAGGTGATATGAATAATAATAATGTTGTATTAGTTGATACGGAATATGGTAGTATATATGTGATGAAAAATGACATTATTGGTTTAGAGATATTAAACAAGGGTTATCACGAAGACAATATAGTAAAAATGTTATCCAAGTATACAGATGGTGGTATGGTTATTGACATTGGTTCAAATATAGGTAGTACTTCGTTAGCATTAATGACAATGGACAAGAGTTGTAAAGTTCGTAGTTTTGAACCACAGTTATATTTGGCACAAATGCAAAAGGAGACGATGAAGAAAAACGATTATTTGGATAGAATTCGTATTTATCACAATGCAGTAGGTCATAAATGTATAAGGAGTATTACATTATCGAGTACATTTAATCATATAGATAGTTTAGAAGGACGAAATTCAGAGATTAATTATGATGATAATCACGTGAGAAATTATGGTGGTATAAATATAGGTCAAGGGGGTGAGATTGTGGATATGATAACGATTGATTCTATTTTTTGTGATATAGAAAAGGTGAGTCTTATAAAAATTGATGTGGAGGGTGCTGAAAGTTTAGCTATTTATGGTGCGAGAGAGACGATAAGAAAACATAAACCAGTGATTTTTTACGAAGATAATTGGAAAAAGATAACACAGGAAATGTCATCTGTATTGTGTTTAACAAATGACAATATAGTATTTGATATAACAGTGTTCTTGAAGGAGATTGGGTATAAACAATGTAAAAAGGTGGATGATAATTGGTTATGGATATACTAAGCAAGAATACGGTATTTTGGTGAATATGTGTGGTGTGTGATGTGGTGTGGGATGGTGGTGTGTGGTGTGTGTGGTGGTGTGTGTGGTGGTGTGAATTTTGGTGTGAATATGGGTTGGGATATGGTGTGAAGTGTGTGGCGCAGATAAATTCCTTGGCGCGGAATCCATTTGGAATCCACCCGAATCCATTTATCACATACAAAACAAAATCATTACCAACAATAACATATATTATACCTAAATACATAAATCCTAACCATAAATATAACAATAACACAAAAGCCATACGGAATCTTTATCAGTATTTAACGCCACTTTTTCTTTAACATAATTATGGTCTAAATTTACACACAAAAATACTCTTCACTACTTTTTTATCACTATTTTATTATTAATTACACTATATTTGTCATAATTTTATTTTCCTCACTATTATTATATCTAATAATTTATTTATATTAGATATAATAATAGTG